AGATATTGGGTTGGTAATGGTGGATATTGGGATGATACATCTCATTGGTCTACATCTTCTGGTGGATCATCTGGAGCATCTGCTCCATCTTCTTCGCAGGATGCTATTTTTGACCAAAATTCATTTAGTTCAACGGGACAAACGGTTTATATATCTTCTGGATCAACAGCAGCTACATGTTTAAGTGTTAGGTGGACATATGTAACCAATAGTCCAACATGGAATTTTAATTATAACATTACTATTTCTGGATCAATGATTCTATCTTCTGGGATGAGCGTAGCTCAGGCTGGTTATCAGTTGGGAATGAATTATAGTGGTGGTGGAACTGTATTTGTTTTATGTGCTGGTAATTATATTCCAATCAATTTCAATATAAGTCTTGGTTCTACCTCGACACTTAAATTTGTAGACGATTTTAAATTTATTAAAACTGGAATTAATTTCATTTATTTTAATTCTGGAATTTGGGATACAAATGGATTCGATGTAGATTGTAATGCCATTTCTAGTACTGGTTCTTCAACTAGAACATTAAACATGAATGATTCTACTTTCTCGCTTAGTGGAAAGTGGGAATTCAATGGAGCTACTAACTGTACTATTAATCCTGGAACATCAACTATTGTAATGCAAACTGGTGGATATGGATCAGGTGAATTTAAAGGTAATGCATATACATATAATAATTTAACAATCAGTACAGTAGATACTACTGTTACATACGCTAATACATTTAATGTAATAACAATAGAAGCTGGAAGAACACTTACGTTGCCAGCTTCTACAACCACAACTATTCAAAGTATAGTTTCAAATGGAACTTCTGGTAGTAATGCATATTTATATAGTTCTTCATCTGGAACACAAGCTACTATTTCAGATTCTGCTGGAACAAATTCAGTTAGTTATCTTCAGATTAGAGATTCAGCAGCAACTGGTGGAGCATTATTTATACCAGATTCAACATGTACTGATTTAAGTAATAATACTGGTTGGATATGGACAAAAACAAAAGTTAATTATGTAGTGGGCTGTATGGCTGGTCCTCCAGCAACAACACAAGTTAATTCTGCTAAAGGATATATCAAAGGATTGCTTTCGTGGTGGAAAATGGATGATGGAAGCGGTTCTACAATTAATGATTATGCCAATGGTTCAAAGTATGATCTTACAAACAATAACACAACATACTTACAGTGGGATGCAACAGATAGTCCAGTTTTGCCTGGACATGTAACATATTCTTCTGTTCTTAAAAATGAATCAAGTACATATGCTTCTGGAAGAGCATATAACAATTCATTTCCAAATTACATTAAAGATTTTACTGTTCAATTCAGAATTAAACCTCTTGGATATGATGATAATCAGGGCATCATTGGTAAATCAGTAGAGAATACGTTTGGTGTTACTGATGGTTGGAGAATACGTCACGAAGGAACATCATCACAGTTTGGTCGTCTTTCATTTATTGCGTCTGAAACAGGAGAGGTTGGGGAAGAACTTTCTGTTCTAACAGATAATATTTTACCAAAAAACATATGGAATGATGTTGCAGTTATATGGGAAGGTGGAACAAGTCATAGAGTTAGAATTTATATAAATGGTCACAAGGTGATAGATGACAATACAACATTTAGTGGCGATTTTGTTCCAAATACAAATGCACCATTAATTGTTAGCGCAGAAATAAATGTAAATACTTATGTTCGTGCTATTTATTCAAAGATAAGTGATATTAAATTTTACAATTATGCGCTTGATGATACGACAATCATGGATAACGCTGGACCTGAATACAGCTTATTCCAATACGCCAAAGGTCATATACAGACTACATATTCCAAAGTAAATCTTGTTAAATCTAATGTTTTACAAGCTGGACAATCTCCAAATAGCGCTAAGGGAAATATTTTATATGCGAACAATACGAAACTTAATATTACTAAGGCTAATATCTTTACTTCTTATCTTAATACAAGCAAAGCTAATATTATTGTTAAAAACGGTCCATATTATGAGATTAACTTAGTTCCAGACCCTTCATTTGAAAATTCTACTTCATTATGGACAAATGTGTATGGTTCTGGTGGAACTGGATCACGTGTTAATTATTGGGCTTCTGAAGGTACATGGCAATGGATTATCCAATCTTCTGGATATAACTGGTATGAATATATTCTAAGAGCTGATGGGTTAGTGCTTAAAGCTGGTAAGACCTACACAATTTCAGCAACTGTCATGACAGACTGGAGCGGTCAATATGATCGTGTGTTTAGATTTCAAGAGGTTGGTGGAGCTGGGATGTGGACAGTTGGTTACACTTTAAACTCATATACATATTACAGGGTTACTACAGAATTTACTCCAACAGTTGATTGTTATCTTTACTTTAATCCTCTTCCTCAAACGTGGGGAACTCAAGCAATGTGGTATGACGCAGTGCTTGTAGAAGAAGGAACTGGTACGACATATTTTGATGGAGATTATATTCCAGCTGCATGGCTTGGAACTCAAGATGCTTCACCATCAGCTAAAGGTGGACAAAGAAACTACACAAAAGCAAACATAATCTTAACTACAACCAAAATTAATTATGCTAAAGCTAGTATATATGTCAGTAATGCAAATGTTAATTCTGTAAAGGCAGATATTTTAGTCACGGATAATGTAAAAGTTGTTTATGCTAAAGCAAGTATTTTTATTACTTATACAAATGTTAATTCAGCTAAAGCTAATCTTTACACAATTGTATCTTCTGTAAATACGGTTAAAGCCAATATTTTCGTAATTGGTAATACTAAAGTTAATGTTTCAAAGGCAAATATTGTTGTATCTAATTCATTTAATTCAGTTTTAAAAGCTAATCTTAAAAATACATATACAGCTGATAATTATGTAAAAGCAGATATACGAACTACATATACAAAAGTTAATTTTGCTAAAGCATCTATTTATACAACTGGAACTCAACTTAATTATGCTAAAGGAAATATATTGCGCATTGATAACACGAAGCTTAATTGTGCTAAAGCAAGCTTGGTAGTTACACAGAATAATACAAATAATGTCAAAAGTAATATAAAAGCTTCTATTTATTATGATACATACGTAAAAGCAAATATTAGGGTTAACAATAATACTAAAGAGAATTATATTAAGGCTAATTTATCTTATACATTTTCTGATGTTAATTATGTTAAAGCTAATATATTAGTTAATAACAACACGATTATTAATTATGCTAAAGGTTACATATTAATTACAACGACCACTAAAGTTAATCATGTTAAAGCAAATATAGTGTGGGTTGGAATAACTAATTTAAATACAACAAAAGCAAATGTTAAACAAGTATTTAGCAACGTTAATTATGCTAAGGGTAATATTTTAAACGTTGGTTCTTCAATTAACTATTCTAAAGCTAATATTAAACAAACATATAGTGTTTTAAATTACGTTAAAGCAAATATTCCAGCTCAAATCATATGTATTTTTAAAGCTAATATTATTGGAACATACAGCAAAATTAATTTTGTAACTGGAAATATTAATACAACTGGACAACAAGTTAATTCTTCCAAAGCTAATATTTTAGTTGAAAATAGTACAAAAGATTGTTATGTAATAGCAGCTATTGATTGGCCTGTAATTTCTTCTAATCAGGTAATAGATGGTAATCTATATTGGAGTAAGCACATGATGGCAATTGCTCCAGATGGAACAATTTATTATACAGAGAGACTTAATGAAGGAATTGGAGAGAGAATATATGTTAGATATTCAACCAATGGTGGATATGATTGGCAAACACTTGGTGGACCCGCTGACAACAATGCTGGATATTTAGTCAATCATCCAACTGTAGCCATAGATTCAACAGGAAAACCACATGTTGTATTTGAAGGCTATGATGCTACACATTCAGTTAATTATGCAGTTTTCTATTCCAAATGGAATGGTGCAAGTTGGGATCATGAAACCATAGAATACGATACTAATTATGATATGGATAATCCTGTCATTGCGATAGACAGCAATGATATTCCGCATGTAATTGCTTCTGGATTTAGTGCAAGTTATACACAAGCGAAGGCTTATTATTCTAATAGAATTGGTGGAACATGGTCTGCTTGGTCTTTAGTTGCTGCCGATCAAGGTGATCATATGGAGGATATGATAGATATCGTTATTGATGGTAACGATACTATACACGCAGTTTGGTGGTTTGATTTAGGTTCTCCAAGCAATGATGAACAGATAGTCTATTCATATAAAACCAGTGGCGGTTCGTGGCAGCCAAGTGAAATCATATTCAATGAGAGTATTCTGGATATGTATCCTTGGTATCCAACAATTACACGTGATGCTTCAAATAATATTTATGTAGCTCTATGTAGTTATCCAGAAAATGGTGGCGATTGGTATGTAGACATGTATTATCTGAAGAAAACTTCTTCTGGATGGAGCGCTCCAATAACTGTTTATGATGGTAACGCAACAAATGGAGATGTTGGAACAAATGTTACCGCAACCACAAATGGAATAGACGTTTGGTTTTTTTGGGATATTTATACAAATAATAATGATTCTAAAATTATGTATAAAAAGTTGTCTGGAGGTACAACTTTAGATACTAATCCAACTACATTTGTTGTTCATAAGCACCAGTCTCCAAACGCTCCACAATATATACCATATGGAACAAGTAGGGTTGGAGTTGCAGCAGATAAGATTAGACAACCAAGAAGAAATTTCTGGATGTTCTTTGATGTTGAAACTATTCAAGTTCAATTTGTCAAAGCCAACATTTTAGTATCTGAAAATACGAAGGTTAATCTTTCTAAAGCAAATATTATTACTTTAGAAACCAAATTAAACTATGCAAAAGCAAGCATTAACACGTCTGGTCAAAGTCTAAATTATGCTAAAGGCAATATCAAAAATACATATACGAACAGTAATAGCGCAAAAGGTCAAGTGGTTTGGAAACAATCACAAATAAATATTGCTAAAGCAAATTTACTTCAGACATATACAAATATTAATACAGCGAAAGGAAATCTTAAACAAACACGTGAAAATATTAACACTGTTAAAGCTAATATACTTTATCTTGCATATACAGCTGTAAACATATCTAAAGCAAACATTAAAACGTCATATACGTCAACACAGTCAGTTAAAGCTAGTATTTTACAATTGTGTACACAAATAAACTTAACCAAAGCAAATATTCCAGCTGAAAGAATTAATAGTGCTAAAGGAAATATTGGAACGACATATACAAAAATAAATTATGTAAAAGGATTTATATTCAGCACTGGTTTTCAAGTCCATTATGTTAAAGCTAATCTTAAACAATCATATGATCAAATTTCATATGCTAAAGGTCAAGTTGTATATCATCAAGCTACTTCTTGTGTAGTTAAAGCTAACATATTACAAGGTAGCAGTGCTTCACAATCTACTAAGGCGAATATACTTAGAACTCCAACAGATGTTAATTATACTAAAGCAAATATAGTTGTCACAGTTATTCAACCAAGAGATAGTGGTGTAGATTATGCATTATATTTTGATGGCGATGATGATGTAGCACAAAACACGGATGGACATAATTTTATATCACGCAACACAGATTTTACTGTTGATTTTCTTTACACACATCAATATAACGGCAATCCAACTGACGATGTTAGTTTAATGACTTCAGATAGTGAGGGGTCTGCTGCTAGTAATTTTTATCTTAGACTTCGAACAAACGGATTATTCCAAGCTTATATGCGATATGGTGGAACATGTGCATTTGTCAATGATCCAGAATCTTCAAGAACTTGGGTGCAAAATCAAACATATCACATTTCTATCATGCGTAGAGCTAGTGACAACATGTATTGGTTTTCTGTAGATGGAACTTTATCGTCTGGAGTGAATATGCCAGACGGAAATCCAGATGGATATTATAATAATTTCTTTTTAGGATCAACATATTTTGGTAAAGGTAAATTTATTATTGATGAACTTAGAATATCTAAAGTTTTAAGATGGACAGATAATTTTGATCCACCAACAGCTCCATATGAGTCTGATATTAATACGGTTGCACTTTATCATTTTGGACAAGGCTCTGGAAGTGTGATAGAAGACTCTTCTTCTAATGGTTGGGATTTAACATTTAAATCTGGAACATATCCAACGTGGGTTACTGGATTATTTGATGGTCTAGGTTATTTTACCAAAGCAAACATATTAGTAAATGGAAATACTAATAACAATTCTGTAAAAGCAAGTATCAAATCTACAGAATCTAAACTCAATTCAACAAAAGCCAATTTTAAAAATACATACGATGAAACACAATCGGTTAAAGCCAACATATTAGCTTCTTCTTCATATATAAATGAAGTTAAAGCTTTTATTTCTTTAATTGCTGAACAGGATAATAGTTCGCTTGGAAATATATTGCGGGCGTATGAAAAAATCAACTATGTAAAAGCGTTTATATTCTCTACTGGCTATAACATCAATTCAGCTAAAGCAAACATCACACATTATTATGATGCAATTTGTTATGCAAAAGCAAACATAGTTATAACCCCAACAAGTGTAGTTTATTCTAAAGCGAATATTACAACAGTTTATTCTGTTTTTAATTATGTGAAAGCAAGCATAATTACTGTCGGCAATACGTCAACATGCTTTGCAAAGGCTAATATTACAAGATCATATGAAAATACTAATGTTGTTAAGGGAAATATAAAACAATCCATATCAGATATTAATTCTGTTAAGGCTAATATTCTATTTACTGGAAACACTGATACACAATTTGTAAAAGCAAATATCTGGAATTCTGTATCTAATATTAACTATGTAAGAGCTAATTTATGGATTGCTCCAATATATGTTAATTACGCAAAAGCATATATTTTCAGCGCAAATATTAACTGGATTAATTACTCTAAGGCTAATATTTCATCTGCTGGCAATGTTGTTAGTAATTACGCAAAAGCTGATATATGGAAATCGGTAGATTTTGAAAATGATATCAAAGCTAATATTTTAGTTATAGAAGGTAAGATTAATTCAGTAAGGGCTAACATTTTAGAAAGTTATGAATATGTTGAATACATAAAAGCAAGCATAGTACAAACCGTATCTTATATTAATTTTTCACGTGGAGATATTATACGGTCATATGATTATGTTAATTCAAGTAAAGCATATTTAATTCCAATCGCAATTAACTATTCTAAGGGTAATATTCTTGGAATTATTACTCAAATTAATGATGTTAAAGGTAATATCGTTATATCAGCAATTAACTATGTAAATTATGTTAGAGCGCATCTAAAAAAACGTGGAAAAATTTATAGAGGTAGACCATATGAAACAAAAGAAACACCGTTTTATGATTATAAAGTGGGAATCTATACGCCCAAAAAGAGCGAACTCGTATGAGCGTATGGACACCGAAATAAACTATGGCGATAGTACATGCAAACAATACAGCATCCAGTGGTGCAACCACATTTGGTTCACCATACACATTTACAGTTTCCTCATTTAACGTTGGAACAGGTGAACAACGTTATCTCATAGTTGGTGTTGCATATTACGCTTCTTCAGCTACTTTAACTGGCGTTACTTATGCTGGTAATGCCATGACCCAAGTTGATGTTAATGCAAATGGTTCAGTTAGAGTTGCAATGTATTATCAAGCTAATCCGACAAGCGGTTCAAATAATATCGTTGCTACATTTAGTTCATCAAATTCGTATGTTGTGGTTGGAGCTGAAGCTGTAACTGGAGCATATCAAGGCGCACCACCAACGACATCAAAAACAACTGGATCAAGTGCTACAACCATTACTCGTGATATTACAACTTCTTATGCTAATTCATGGGTAATAGATGCTGTTGACATAGCTGAAACATGGACTCCAGTTATCGTTGCTGGATCAGGACAAACAGAAAGAGCTGACGATGTTGAAACACAAGTTCATCTTGGAATGTCTACCGAACCTACAACAACAGCTGGTTCTGTAACAATGAGCTGGTCATATAATGTATCTCCATTTACATCTGAATGGGCAACCATATTAGCAGAAATACGAGAAGGTGCTATTACAGCTGAAAATGTTAATACTGTCAAAGCTAATATAGTTTCTCCAGTAAGTGTAGTTCAGTATTCAAAAGCACATTCTGGAAGTAAATTTTACAGCAGAGAAGATAAAACATCCTTACCAGCAGACGTGAATCCAATGGCTACTTTTTATTCTAACACTGAAGTATCTGATGTTGATAGCGATAATGCGACACGTGTTTCTCTTTCTGGAGTTAATTATCCAATTCATATGTATCAATATCGCCACACAAATAATACAGATAATATAACAATTTCATGGAATGGTCAGACCGATCTTGCACCATCAACATCTACTGTTTATCTACAAATCTATAACTATAACTCAAGCATTTGGGATACATTAGATAGTGATAATTCTTCATCTGCTAATTCAGATTTTACTCTTGAAGGATCAAAAACAACCAGCGTATCAAATTATTACAGCACGATATATTTAGTATCAGTGCGTGTATATCAGCAAAGCGTTTAATATGGCAATTACATATGATAACAAAGCCAATCCTGGCATAAACACTACTTCTTGGAGTCACAATAACTCTGGAAGTCTTCTTGTGGTTTTTTGTTGTTTTTACGATTATGCTGATTATGTAAATAGTATTACTTACGGTGGTGTAGCGTTAACTCAAGCTGTTGAAAAATGGACATCTGGTTGGCAAGCGTTTGAAATATGGTATTTAGTTAATCCACCCACTGGCACTAATACAGTTTCTGTTAGTGAAACATCTTCAAATGATTCACGATATTATAGTGCTTCATTTAATAATGCTGGTGCAAAACATACACAAGCATCAAATAGTGGTAGCTCTGGTGCTGGATCAGTTTCTATTACCCCAACTGCAAATAATTGTGTGTTAGTAGCTGGTTTGTCACATGAAGATGATACTTTACCCACAGCTAATGGAGAAACAGAAATATACGCACATGATAATGGTACAAGCTGGGGAACAGCAGCAAGTTATTATATTCAAACCACAGCTGGCTCTCAAACAATGGATTGGACTGGTGGAGATGATTATTGGGTTGCAGCAGCAGCAGCGTTTTATGAAATCACAACAAGCACAAATGTTAATTCTGTAAAAGCCAGTATTAGGCGTTTAACACTTCAAACAGACCAGATTAGTTTTACGTTTGAATCTAGTGGCGCATTTACCGATCAGAATTCAGTTAAAGCAAATCTTAAACAAAGCTATAGTAATGTTGATTTTGCTAAAGGAAATATAATTTTAATTCCAACGCAAAATAATTATTCTAAAGGTTCTATTTTAAATGCTACACAAAAATATAACTATGCTAAAGCTAACATTTGGAAAGCAAGTACTTATGTTTCATATGGAAAAGGAAGTATCTATTCTTCTGGTAATCAAGTTGTTTATTCTAAAGGAAACATTCTATACAGTGGAACACTTAAAGATAACTATTCAAAAGCAAATATAATTCAGACTGTCATAGTTAATGTTTTTAGTAATGGTTATCGGTATAGAAGAAAAGCAACAATTGATAATACTAAAGTAGCTGGAACTTCTAACTTCACAGATTTTACAGTTTTATTTGATTCTACATATACAGGATTTAAATCAACAGCTAATGGTGGATATGTAGAAAGTTCTAGTGGTTATGATATACGTTTTGAGTTAGCTAACGGAACACAGTTAAATCATGAAATAGAGTATTATGATGCTTCATCTGGAAGAATTAGGGCATGGGTTAAAATTCCAACTCTTTATGGTTCTTCAGATACAGAATATTATATCTACTTTGGTAAATCTGGATTAATTGCTTCCGAGGAAAATATAACTGGAACATGGAGAAGTCAAGATGTTGGAGTATGGCATCTCAAAGAAAATCCAGGTGGTAGCGCTCCACAATTATTAGATAGTACTAATAATGATGGTGATTTGACTACAGCTGGAAGCATGACTTCTTCTGAGTCTGTAGATGGAAAAATCTATAAAGCGGTTAAATTCTTAGGTGCTGGTGATTACGCATATCACTCAGATGATACTGGTGATCCACTTAAATTAAGCGGTAATTCTACTACTACTCTTCGTTGCTGGATAAACGCAACTTCTCTTCCAACAAGTGAAAACATGGTAATGACTAAGTATACATACGCATCCAATAATGGGTGGGTGCTTCAAGTTGTTAATACTGGTCAGCTTAGAACAAAAATAGGCACAACAAGCTATACAACTTCTTCTAATTATGTAAGTACTGGCAATACTTATATGATCCACGCAGTTCTAACTGGTGGAACAGCTTGGAGATTTTATGTTAATGGTACATATCAGGAACAGGTTACTTTTTCCAGTAAAACAATAACAGCATCAACAGCTCCCTTTGCAATGGCATGTGCTTCTGATGCTTTAGGAAATGATGCTTATGATTTTCATGGTTGGATAGATGAAGCCAGAGTATATACAGATGATGTTTCAGATGATTGGATAACAACAGAATATAACACTGAAAATGATCCTTCTACTTTTTATTCATTAGATAGTTTAGAAACGATGGTTATTTCTTCTAAAGCGAATATTCCAGGCGTAAAGATAAACAGTATCAAAGCGAATATCAAATCAACTATTACAAACACAAACCATGTTAAAGGGTATATTTTTTCAACTGGTTCATCAGTATGTGTGGTTAAAGCGAATATAAAAGTTACCGACAACACCAAGCTTAATTATGTAAAAGCTAATTTATTTTTACAACTAACTAAATTAAATTATGTTAAAGCTGATATTGGCACAAAGATTTATACAAAAACAGCGCAAGTTAGCTTGCCGTCTGATTCTGCTAATTTAACAACAGCATATACAACTCAAGAATACGTAAATGTAGCAACACTGGATGGAGATAGAACAAGTTTAAACACAACGAGTGCTTATTATGTAATTCATCAATATAAAGATAAGCACAGTAATAGTGTGGCTACTATTACGCCAAGTTGGACAGGTCAAAGTGATACTGCTGCTTCAATTTGTACAATTTATCTTCAAATATACAACGTTAACTCTGCAACATGGGAAACGCTTGATTCTGATAATTCTACTGGAGCCAATACAAATATAACTTTAATCGGTTCAATCACAACTAATATTTCAAATTATTATGCAACTGGTAATTGGGTAACGTGTCGTGTGTATCAAAGGAATATATGAACTATATAGGCATTAATACATCTGGATCATTTTTTGAAAGCGTTTCTAACGATGGTCAGGTTGTGGCTTCCACATTTACTGCAACTGCTGATTTTACAGCTCATTGGTTATCAGTAAAATTTGCAGAACAGTGGGGCGTTGGTGGTACAGCTTATGTTGCTTTATATGCTGATAATGCTGGTGTTCCTGGTTCTGTGCTTACATATGGTTCTGTTACATACGCTTCATTATTTAGTGGTTGGAAAAATGTTGCTATTAATTATGACATAGTAAATGGAACAACATATTGGTTGTGTGTTTATTTTTATAAAAACAGTGGTAACTTATCTATTTTTGTAGACACAAATTCTTCTAGTGGCGCTTCAATGAAAACGTGGGATGAAGCTCTTGAGGGTGGTTGGACAGGTAGCCCAACTATAACTGAAAAAACGTCTGATGAAAAGATGTCTATTTATGCTTCTGATATTTTGGAAAACACAAAAATTAATCGTGTTAAAGCTAATATTATCCAATCAAATTTAACGAAGATAATTTATGTTAAGGGAAATATTCAAAGAAGCTTAACTCTCGGAACAGATTTATGGGGTGTATCTTTTGGAAGTATTTTTGTTGAAAAAGTTAATTATGTCAAAGCTGACATTAAACAATCATATAACCAAGAGAACTACTCTAAAGCTGATATTCTTTTTATTGGCAATACAGTTATTAACTGTGTTAAAGCAAATGTTCAACGGTCATATTCTCAAACAGATTTTGTCAAAGCCAATATCAAAAGAGCATATACACAAATCGTTTACAGCAAAGCAGATATTCTTGTTATTAATAATACACGTATTAATTATGCAAAAGCGAACATTGTTCAAACGCGTGACAAGATTATTTATAGCTTAGCTAATATCGTAACTCCATATGAGAAAGTTCAATATGCTCTAGCAAATATTGAACAGGCATATACGTCTGTACAGCTTGTAAAAGCAAACATTTTATATAGCGGTTATACACAAAGTTCTGTAGCAAAAGCCAGTTTAATAGAAACTAAAACAGCAATTTATTATTCTAAAGCCAGCATCGTTCAAACAAGATCAGATATTAATTATGCGAAGGCATACATTTATCTTAAAGATGTTACAAACAGCTGTTTTGCTAAAGCAAACATCTTACGTGCATATACACAAACAAATAATGTTGTTGGTTTTATTCTTCAAGGTGGAATCTGCACATCTTTTGCTAAAGCAGATATTTTACGAATAAATAACACTAAAGACTGTTATGTAAAAGCCAGCATTGTTGTTACTTGGGATTTTAACTGTAATACAAAAGCTAATATTTTATCTACTACACCAGTTAATAACTCTGTCAAAGCAGATATTAAAAACACATATGAACCAATCAATTCAGTTAAGGCAGATATTATCGTTACAGAATTAAAACTTAATTATGTTAAAGCAAATATATTAACAGTTTATGATTATGACCAATACGCTAAAGCTGACATATTATATGTAGAGAGTAAGACTAACTATGTCAAAGCCAGTTTATTCTTGCAAAACGTATCTAATGAATCGTGGCATAAAGCTAATATCAAAACTCCATATTCAAAGATTAATTGGGTTCGTGGGTTTATTCTTCAGAAGGGTAATTATCAAAACTCAGCTAAAGCCGACATATTAGTTATTAACAATACTGATGATAACACTTCTAAAGCAAGTATCGTTGTTACGCATAGTGGTGTTATTAGTTTTAAGGCTAATATTCTGACAATAAATCCAAACGTTTCTTATGTTAAAGCTGACATTAAAAATACATACACACAGCTAAATACAGTTAAAGCAGACATTTTACGAAGAGATAACACGTATCAGCTTTCATCAAAAGCAAACGTTCTACGAGCTTACACAAGCTCAAATTCAATTACAGCAAATATATTGCAATCATATGACTATGATACGAGCGCAAAAGCAGACATCATAGTAATTGAAGCTAAAATCAACAGTGTCAAAGCTGATATTAAGTTTACTGAAACAAAACTAAACAGCGCCAAAGCAGATATTTTGCGGTTATATGATTATATTAACTTTGTAAAGTGCAGCATTGCTTCAACACGTACATATTTTGTATATGCAAAAGCATCTATTTCATCTCCAGTTCCACATGATTTATATATAAAAGCTAATATTTTGGGTATTGGAATTACACAGCACAACTATGTTATAGCTGATATTCCAGGTTTTAGAACAAGAATTAATCATGTCAAAGGAAATATCAAATATGTATCAGATATTATCTATACTCTTAAGAAAGATGAATATCCAGTTAAAACTAATAAACCAGTTCAAGATAAAGCACCGTCTATGTTTACTAAAAAGACTGGAATATACTTTCCATTTGATTAACTTGACATGATATGAAAAAGTATTCTATACTTGTTAACAGAGGACTCAAAGTAGAAGTCGTTCTATAGGAGAGCCGCAGTTACAAGCTGTGGCTTTTATTGTATTATGGATAACTTATCTTTCAACGTTTTTATACCATTAGCAAAGAAAAATGCAGATCAGAAGATAGTAGAAGGTGTAGCAAGTTCTGAAGCGCTAGATTCTCAAGGTGAAGTCATTAAATATGAAGCTATTGAGCGTGCGCTTCCAGATTATATGAAATTTGCAAATGTTAGGGAGATGCATCAGCCATCTGCTGTTGGTAAAACCCTTTCTGCGTCAATAGACACAGCCAAAAAAGCCCTCTACATAACCGCTAAAGTAGTTGATCCAATTGCTTGGGAAAAAGTCAAAGAGGGTGTTTATAATGGTTTTTCAATCGGTGGAAGAGTGTTAAAACGAATTGGAAATGTTATTCATGAACTTAGTCTCAGTGAGATATCGCTTGTTGATAGACCAGCCAATCCAGATGCTGTATTTGCTTTATATAAAGCAGACATGCCAGCACCAGTTGAAGAAGAAAAAGAAAAACAAGTAGATAAAGATCGTCATGCAATTATGTTGGCTTCAGAAATTCTTGAGCTTGCACGTAGTGTTTGTTATCTCTATGAATATTATGAAATGAAAGAGAAAGATACTTCAAAGCTGGAAGTTGCCATTTCATTATTAACAGATTTAGCTTCAGAAGCGTTATCAACAGAAGATCGGTCTAAATTTGATAGTATTATGGATTTGACCAAGAAAAAACTTACTTCAAAAGAACGTAATAAAATTCCAAAATCCAGCTTCGCATATGTGGATTCCAAAGGAGGAACCCATCTGCCAATCCAAGATGAAGCGCATGTGCGAAACGCTATAGCTAGATTTGGGCAAACACATTTTGAATCAGCAGAAGCAAAAGCGAAAGCTGCACGAAGAATTATAGCTGCTGCAAATAAATATGGTATTAAAGTAGCTGATGATGCAGCGGTTAGACAGGCAGCCAAATCATTTAACGGCTTAAAGCCAGATGCGTGGACTAATAGTTATTTTGCTGATATCAAACAACTCTTAAAGTGAGGTGATATATGCAAGACATAAAACTACCAAAAACAGATATAAAACTACCAAAAACAGATGCTATCAAACCAGAGCCTTTAAAAGAAGCAGAGCCTAAACCAGAGATCGAAGTAGAATCTAATGTAATTTATGTTAAAGCTGGTCAGGCACATACTATAGACTATTCCAAATTAAAACCAGGTACTAATGTAATAGTCACGTATGATAACTAAAGCAGCTGAAACAACTCAAACTTATGAACAAAAACAAGAAGAAAGGTCAATCTTCACTCCCGCTCCTGAAAAGAGTGGCTCTGTGGATAAAAAACCTTTGGAACAAGCTAACAGGCTTAATCTTGAACAACTAAAGAATCAGAAGTAATTTGAGTCAAGATTTCTATATATCTTTTTAGGCTTATATATATCTCCAAGCCTTATTTTTTCTTTGCGTTCAGTATTCTTTTTACGTAATTTCCATTGTTTCCAATTGTTATTATCTTGCTTACGTCTAGACTTTCTATACTCTAATCTTTCATCTTTATGTTTATTGTAATATTCTCTATGATAGTTACGAGCGTATTCTCTACGTTTTTGAGGGTTTTTGTATGGCATATATACAATATTATATATAGTTTTATAAACCCATACAAATCCTTAACCCTATCATTTGTGTGCTATGCTTGACAAAGCATAATATACTTGTCTATAATTTTATTTAGATTAGGATGTTGAACCCTAAACGTGGGTTAGAATTCAACACAGGTGGTAAGCCTGTGTTTTTTTATGGGAGGACAAAATGCCGTATCCAGGTGTTCCGTCAGATAAAACAGATGAAATGGAAAGATGTGTTAAAAATCTTATGTCGCAAGGTAAAGACAAAAGTTCTGCGATTGCGATTTGTCATGCTTCAATAGTTGGAAATAAAAAGAAAACTAAAAAATCAGAATCTACGAAAGGAGGTGACAAAACTATGAAAGACAAAAAAATTGAAAAGAAAGACGAAATTAAAAAAGATGATGAAGTGAAAACAGAGGCTGCGCCAGCGGAAGCTGCTCCTGCGGAAGTAAAAGAAGAACAGCCAGAGAAAGTGGCTGAACCCGTTGCAGAGCAACCAGAAGCCAAGGTTGAAGATGAGAAAAAAGAAGAGCCAAAAGCTGAAGAGCCAAAGGCTGAGGAATCTGTTGAAGAGAAAAAGGAAGAGGTAAAAGAAGAGGCGCCAGCGGAAGTAAAAGTAGAGGAGGAAAAGAAAGAAGAAGCTCCAGCTGAGAAACCAGAAGAAGTCAAACCAGAAGAACCAGCTAAAGAAGTTGGTGAAAAACTTCCACGTTTGACCAATGAGCGTCTTGCAAAGATTGAATCATTGCTTGAAAAAGCAGCTGATTTGATTACCAAGATGGCTGAAGTGAAAAAAGTTCAGGATCAGGCTCCTGCTGAGGATGCACCTGTCGTGAACGAGGAAACTCTTGAACCAAAAGCTGAGGAAGCTAAAGAAGAGGCTAAGGCTGAAGAGGTGAAACCAGAAGTTACACCTGAGCCAGCTAAGTCAGATACTTCTTCAGGAGGAGCTTCCGAAGCAGAGGCTACAGTTACGAAAGCGCTTGAGGATTTCAAAAAAGATATCCTTGGGAGGCTTGAGAAACTGGAAAGTATGCCAGCGCCCTCCAAAGCAAAAGTGTTTTCCAAGAATTTCGGCGGTGAGGAAAATGTGAACGATGAACAAGAACTTTCAAAAGTTGAAAAACGATTGGAAGAGATTGACAAACTTCGCAAAGACTCGCCTCATCTATATACAAATGAGCTAATAGATGAAGCTTTTAAGCTGATAGAAAAGAAGAAAACACTGAAGGGTGAATAACCCTTTCGTACAATTGGAAGGAGGTGAAATTTAATCTATGGACAATAACATAATGGAAACACTGAATGAAATTAAAGATGCAATTGCTAAAGCGGCAGAAACAAACGCAACTTATACGTTTTCTCCCGATACGCGATCTATTTTTTCACCAGAAAATCTGGATGAGAAAATTAAGTATTTAGTACCAACAGACACTCCGCTTCGTAATAGGCTTCCTAGAGGAAGAGGAATGGGTCAGGCTGCTGCATGGAAAAAGATGACTTCTGCTATTCATAGCGGAATGCATCCTTCCACTAATGTGGCTAATGGAACTAAAACCGCAGTATCATTTGCTGACGCAGCTGCTCCTGGTGAAACTACACAGACCTACAGTATGGCTAGCGCAACCTACAAGTTGCTTGGTCGTAAATTGGAAGTCGGTGGATTGGCTCTAGCAGCCTCTAAAGGTAGAGCTGGGGAAGCAGATATGCAGGCAAGTAGGGAACGTATTAAGATGTACGAAGTTATGCTTGGAGAGGAAGAGATGATCATAGCTGGTAACGATTCAACCGATACCAATGCTTTTGATGGACTCTACACTGGTATTACGACCAATTCTGGTGCTTATACTTTCGTCACCGCTTCAGGTGTCGGAACCATGTCACGAGCTTTGTTCGCTTACGGTGCTGAACCTACGTTGCTTGTTGCTTCTGCGAGACAGCTCCAGGCGCTTGCTGATGATCTTGAGAAATCAGGGTCCATCCAAAGAGTGGTTATAGCAAATGGTCAGCAATCAGGTGTTACAGGTGGTTTGTCACTCTCAAAAGTGGTTAACCCAGTAACTGGATCGTTGATTGATGTAAAACCATCCCGATTCGTCGGGTACGGTGGATTACTGTTGACTGAGAAATCTCCAGCAGGTGAAGTGTGGATTGAGATGGAAGATTTGATTCCTATGAGCCGTGTAGATGTTCCATCTTCTACATTCTCATATGTCAGCTTTATTCTTGAAGCCACAGTTTTGAAGCTTATTGCTGAACCTTATCAGTATTCGTTTACTACGGGTGCTTAAGAGTATTAAAGTGTTGTACTTACCTCTATTATTGCTCTTAGTAGAGGTAAGTTAAGAGCAATACAACACGCTCAAATAATATGGCAGGAAGATACTATACAGCTTTAGGATATTGTGACGAAACAGATATTGAAAATTATCTGCTTCTAGATATCAATAATATTTTTTCCAGTCAGGTGGAAGACTGGATTGCTACTGCTGAACAGATAGTGAACGACACGTGTGGTTACACTACAGCTTCAGGAATTTTGCGTGAGCAAATAGTTGGAGAAAAGTCTAAAACACGTGTTGATTCTGATGGTAATTTAAAGATATTTCCAAGAAAGATTCCGATTGAGTCAGTTTCAAGCGTAGATTTAGTGAAGGGAACTGAAACAATATCACTTACACTAACAGACGGCAGTGGAACTCCTAAATACGATATTCCAACATCTGGAGACTATATTTCATATCCAGGTTATGAATTTTCTATCTCTGGAGCGTCAATCGTATCTAATTTGCATGAGCTAAGACCAGCAGATTATTATACGAAGATTTCATACATTGGCGGTTATTCATCTGTTCCACCAGATATACGACTCGCAACAGTATGTCTAGTATGTGACATGATTATGCGCCACGCTAACAAAGAAGGTTTGGAATCTATAACTCAAGGAAGAATTACTAAAAGATATAGAAGCAGATTTAGTAAAGAAACTGGTGAAAGTGATTTCTGGCTGGATGCTATGAATTTATTGAGTAGTTATAGGGTTGCAAGCCTATGGTTTTAATATATGATTTTAGATCAAATTATATCAATAAAAAGGCTCCAAAAGGATGCTAATAACTCCAATAAGGAGCAGTACGTTGACAATGTAGCACTAAGTGAGGTGAAGTGTCAGATTCAGCCTTCAACAGCTGAAGAAACAGCACTTTCAGATGGGGTTTTTGGTCAAAGTTTTACGATGTACACAGCAACATCTGGAATTTTAACTGGCGATCATATAACAGTGTCTGGAACTAATGAAACATTTAGGGTAAAAGGAATTGAAGATTGGTCACAAATAGACTTGATTCCGCATTTTGAGATATTTTTAGTGAGAATGGAAGAAGATGAGGTGATTGCATGAGTACTATTTTTAATAGTGATGGTCTAATCGTACAAATTGAGGGAGCAAAAGAAACAGTAGCTGGAATTGAAAGAATGGGTGATTTAGCTAAGAAATTTATAATTGATGGTCTTATAGCAGCGTCTGAAGGTGTTAAAGACATTATGAAGCTTGAAGCACCAAGAGCTACTGGAGAATTTGCAAATACGATAACTTATGAAATAGATGAAGGAAGATTGCAATCTGCAATCGGTCCTTCTGATGAATATTACGGTAGACCAGTTTCTAGAGCGATTGAATTTGGAAGACCAGCTGGAGCTAGACCTCCACCAGCATCAGAATTGATGCGTAGGTATCCATATTTAAATATTGCTCAAGCAATTGCGGCTGCAAAAACGATTTCACAACGTGGAGTTGCTGCAAATCCATTTGTATTTAGAACATATATGCAAACAAAAGAAATATTATATACTTTTGGTTTTCAGGCAGCGTACAACATACGTATGTCTTTTAAATATTAACTATGAGCGTCAGTACAATACGATCTAAAATAATGACAAAGTTAAATGAGATGGGAACTCTCAAAGCTGCGTTTGATTATGAAACCAGTAATCCAGAGGGTAAATATCCTTTTGCTTGTTTAACGTTAAGAATGGGTAGATCAGAGTTTCGTTCAACGATGCATAATGAAAGAGATAGATTTTTTAATGTTAGGGTATATCAAGAAAGAACAAAAGCTGGTCAGGGTCCAGATAATGCTGAAGAAATAGCAACATCTGTTATAGATGAACTGGAAACAGCTTTTGATATGGATACAACACTTAGTGGTACATGTAAATACGTACAACCAGTAGAGTGGAATTCTGGATATTTAGACAGAGAAACAGATACACGTCTATTGGAAGTAATATTACAAGCAGTAGAAATAATGCAAAGTCAATGAAAGGAGGTGAATAGATTATGTCAATAGCAATAGGAAGATTAGGGTATATGGGAATAGCAATTGAGGCTTCTCCAGGCTCAAGCACTGCTCCCGCTGCATACATACCATACACTGATGTGTCGTTACGTGGTCATCATGAGCCAATTGAAGCTATTTATGCCAAAACTTCCAGAATCATGGATTCTGACTCAGTACTGGGTAAGAGATGGGGAGAGGGTGATATAACAATGGATTTAGACAATGTAAATTCGGGTTATCTGTGGCTTTGTGCGCTAGGGAAGGAAGCTCTTAGCACAGGTACACCAAATTATCACACTTTTTATCCATCGGTTTCTGGTAACTTAACAACTGGCTCTACTGCATCTTTAACATTTGGAAGAGATACAGATAACGAAAGATATACGCACTCAATGATTGATGAATTAACTGTTGAAGTTTCTGATGGTATGGCAAGTTTAACATCTTCATGGATGACTAACTTTCCATCAGTTGTAGCTGCGTCTACACCAACTACTACATCTGGAACTTTGATGGCGTTTAAAGATTTAGCTGTGCAATTCGGAAGTAACCTTACTACAGCTGCTGCTGCTGGAACTACGGCAGTAAATAGCTGGTCAATGACGATTGCAAACAATCTTGAGGTTATACATCGTAGCGGTTCATCTGATCCATCATTAATTAGAACAAAGGGATTGAGAATTTCTGGTTCATACACATTATTCTTTGATTCTGTCACTGATCGTGATGCATATTACGCACTCTCAAAGAGGGCGATGATAGCAACATTTACGTGTGGAACAAACGAAACTGTACGTATCAGAGTTCCACAGTTTAGGTTGAGTGAAGGAGAAATCTCAACTGGACTAGATGATTTCTTTGTCATAAACTGTGATTGGGTCGCAGAAGATGAGGTAGATTCTGGAGTTAGATTGGTGGATGTGCGTTTAGGAAATACACGTTCATCACTATACTCTGCGTGATCCTAAGTAAAGGAGGTGAATAATTAATTAATAAATATGGACACATATACAATGCCGACATTTGAGTTGACGCTCCCCGAAACGGGCTATGTAGTTGTGCTGAATAAGTACTTAACTACTGGTCAGTCAAGGGAGCTTCAACGTATTTTGCTGGGTCAAGGCAAAATTGATCCTTCAAAATCATCAATGGAATCACTTGACGCTGCATCAGTGTTTGATATGCAAGACAAAGCCTTATTGATGCTTGTAAAACAATATAAGCATGGTGAAGAGGTGAAAGATTTTTCAAAAGACTGGTTTGATAGCCTTCCACCGCAAGATGGAAATGCAATTTATAATAAGATCAATGAGGTGATTCAAGCATCACAGATAAGCGAAGAGAGTAAAAAAAAATAATTAAAGAGACAATAAAAATACTAAACGGAGGCAAGGTAGCTTCAGAGTCCTACAAACGCTACGTGTTGTGTAAGGAGTTTGGATGGGACTTTTATACATATGAGCTACAGCCTCCGTGGTTTTTAGATGAGCTAGTTTTGATTTTCAATCAGGAAGAATCAATGAAAGAACAGAAACAAAAAGAATCTGAACGAAGATCAAAATTAGCCAGACCAATGAGGAGATAATATGGCATCAGCTGGTGATGTTGTAGTTACAATTAGCTTAAAAGACTTAATCAGTAAAGAGGCTCAAGACGCAGCCTCTAGAACTAATGCTGCATTTGGTCTTATACAATCTGGAGCCTCTAAAGCTGCTAGTGGAACAATTGGCGCTTTAAAGGGGCTTGTTGGTGGTGTCAAAGGCTATTTTGATGGTTTGGTGGCTCACTATAAATGGGCGTCAGCTATAGTTGGTGGATTTTTAATTAAAGAAGCAACTGAAGCATTTGATATGGCTGCTAAATTTGAACGATTTAGTATCGCAGCTGAAGCTTTAACTGGAAGTTCAGAAGCGGCAAATAAATTTGTACAAAGTGTTAAAACTCTAACAAGAGAAACAATGTTTAATATTGACCAGATTGCCGAATTAGAATCTCGGTTAATTGGTAATACTAAAAGCGTAGAAGTGTCAGATGATGCATTGCGTCAGCTTTCTATTGCTGTACAAGCAACTGGTGGAGGATATTCAGAACTTGAAAGTGCTGTGAGAGCTTGGATTCAAACCAACTCAAAGGCTTATGCATCTTCAGAAGAATTAAATAGACAATTTGGTAACGCTAATATTCCAATGATTCGTCTTTTAGCAGAAAGCGTTGTTAATGGTGTAAATCCAGGTTTGGAAAAATATATTCAACAAGCTGGTGCATCAACTGGTGTTACTAAAACAATGACAACCAGTTATGAAAAAGCGAAAGATACAGTTAAATGGACATCTGCTGAAATTAAAAATGCTACAGATAAATTAAAAGATTGGGAATCCAGCGGTAAGAAAACAGACTATCAGTTAAATGAGCTTAGATTAACCATCCAAAAGAAAGAAGCTGCACTTGGTAAAGCACAAACGACAATAGATAAATATACTGGCGCACTTAAATTAAGTGCTGGCGCTGGTAAAGCTGCAAAATTAACAGTGGAAGAAGTAATAGCGCAACTACAAGAACTTGGTGATCTAAAAATACCAGGCGGAGTAATGGGTGAAGCTACAATTATTGCCATAAAGAATTCTAAAGAATATCAAGAGGCTTTTGAAAAAGTTAGAAAAACTGCTACATATCAAGTTCAATTAATTCAAGATAACTTTAAAATGCTTACATTGTCTATAATGGGATTAGATGATCAATGGAAACCACTTAATAATGGAATAATGAATCTTGTAACTAAAGCATTAATACCGCTTAATGAATGGTTGGAAAAAAATGAAAAAAGAATAGGCGAATTTGGAAAAACGCTTGGAGAGAATCGTGACGCAGCGATATTTTTAGCTTCAGCATTATTTGGAATATTATATCCAGCATTGTTTGGATTGGTTATTCCAATTTTAGGTGGAGCTGCTGTGTTTGGATTGTTAGGACTTACTATAGTTAAATTAATAGATCATTTTATTGGTCTGGACAATGTTTTAAAAGGAGTTAAAATTTTCTTTGAAAATCTTCCAGCAATTATAGAAACAGCAGATAATAATCTTCGTTCATTTATCGGCAAGATACTTGGTGTTCAGGGTAAAAAAATGAATTGGGAGCTTGGTATGGAAGTAGCTGCTCCACCAAGTTGGGATCAAATAGCTTCTGGATTTGATCAAAAAGTTGTCCAACCAATGAAGCAAAAGATTCAAGACTTAAAAGATTCGTTTGTATTTGGAAATATACAAAGTCCAATTCCAGCAACATGGGAAGAAGTTGCTACTAAATTTTTTGATAAAGTAAAAGAAATTGGTGTTTTTATACAAACAGCGTTGAAACCAGTTTTTGATTCATGGAAAGAATCCATGCAAGAACTTATGCCAACTCTTCAAACATTACTACCAATATTAGGACAGATTCTTGGAATTGTTGTGATTTTAGGCGGTGCAATATTAACTGGATTTTTAGCTGGACTTGCTCCACTTTTAACAGGTGTTGTTCAAATATTTACTGGAATACTTTCAATTATTAGTGGTTTTTTCCAATTGCTTTTTGGTTTATTTACAGCAAATGGCACAATGATTCAGGCTGGATGGAGTCAAATGTGGACAGGGGTATTAACATTATTTTCTGGTTTTCAAAATGTAATGTTTAATGCTGGCGAAGCGTTTATTAAAGGCTTTTTAGGATTTTTTACTGCATTATCAAAATTATTAATTGGAGATGGTGACAATTCAACTTTTGGAAAAATGTTTATAGATGTAGTTGATGGTATATCAAAATGGAAAAAGGGTGTTGATGAAGCAACTGAAAAAATAGTTAAATCTATAAGCAAATTTTTTACAGATATGGTTGAAAATGCAAAAACATGGGGAAGTGATTTAATTAAAAACTTTATTAATGGCGTAATTAATAATGCTAAAGAAGCAGCTAAAAAAGGATTTTTAGGTCCTCTTGGCAGTCTTGGGGCTGGAGCGCTAGAAGCCATATCTAATATGCATTTCCAACATGGTGGTATTGTGCCTGGCGCTCAGGGTGAAGCAGTGCCAATTATTGCTCATGCTGGAGAAAGAATTACTCCACGAGCTGGAGTTGATCGTCAAAGGGGATTTGGAGAAACTGGAATTAGTATTAATATTAGCGGTACATTTAATCTTGATGACTCTGCACGTGTTAATGAGCTTGCCAGATCAATCTCACGTGTATTTGGAAGACAGCTTGAATTAGCACAGTTAGGAGCTGGATATTAAGGAGGAAAATATGATTCGTGTTTACGGAAAAATAAATAAGAATGGAAAAGCATCTATGCTTGGTCGAAAACATTCAGAAGAAACAAAGTTAAAAATGCGTGAAAAAGCGTTAGCAGATACAACAAGAGGTAAGCGTTTGTTAGGAAAGAAATTACCAGCTTGGTGGGTAGAAAAAGCAAAAAATAATCATAAATATCACAAATTCTCTTCAATTGAAATTGAAAGAATGAGACAAATTGGCTTATTGGGAGTAATGAAGCAACAGCAAAAAAAAGAAACTGTTATTGAAAAGATTGTCTATAATTATTTACATGATAAAAATGTTCAATTTTACAAACAACATTTAGTTAATGGTAAATTTTTAGTTGATGCATATATACCAAAATCAAATACAATTATTGAATGTGATGGAAAATATTGGCACTCTTTATCAAGAGTTGTAAAAAAAGATTATGCAGAAAACGCTTATTTAAAACAATGTGGATATAATTTAATTAGACTGCCAGAACAAGATATTTTAAATGGTAGTTTTTTAGAAAGGATGGTGGTTTAAAGTGGCTTTACCCGAATTTGATTCAATGTCACTACAAGACGATACATACATAACTTCTGAAATAGAAAACAGAACATGGCCTAGTCGTGCTGTGGAAACGCAAAAACTTTCCAGACGACCTGGGGCTAAATTTGTATCTGATGAGTTTGGGGAACGAAGAATAAAGATGAGTGGTTGGATAAAAGGTTCAAGCTTGTCTGACCTACAAACAAAGATAGATACGATGAATAATGTATTACAACGACCATCTAAGCTGTTACAGATTTATTCTGGAAGATTTTATACAGCAACAGCAGTAAGTGTAGCAATAGGAGATACACACTATAATCAAAGCATAGTTCCATATGAGGTTGAGTTTTTATGTGCTGATCCATTTGCGTATGGAACAACTGTTAATGCTTCTATGACAGTTACTTCTGGAACGATTATTCAAACATATAACATTACAATTGCTGGATCATATTTTGCTGAACCTATTTTTACTTATACACCCCCAGCTGGAACTGGAAATACAACAACATCTGGTTTTAAGGTAGTTGATATGACTACAGCAGAATATGTTATGTGGTCAGGAACTGGAAGTAGTTTATATATACCATATGGGTCATTTTTTCAAGTAGATTATCAATATTACAAAACGCTTCTTGGAACAACTCAAGTTAATCAAGCTGGAGTATTTTCAAGATGGGAGCCTGGTAATCATACGGTGCAAGTGACATATATGGGTAATACTGTTGGTGGTACGTTTTCAATGTCATATGCGCCAAGATACTTATAAAGTAAATAAGCGCATTAATTAAATAATATGGCTAGACAATTTAGTTCAAGCGATTCGTCTGTCTGGAACGATAGATATGGATCAGGAGCAGATGGTTCATATCTTCCAAGTACAAAAACAGATGATACTCCAAACATTAATGTAATTAGTTCAAATCCCGCTGGCGGGTATTCTCTTCTTGTTGCTTCTAATTCTGGTTTTACAGCTGGTACCCTTGTTTTAATTTATCAACCAATATTAGGTTCTCATGGAACATGGGAGTTAAATAAAATTACTTCAATTGGCAGCGGAACGGATTGGACAATGACTTATCCACTGCAAGCTACTTATGTAGATGGTGCGCAAGTTTATAAGTTATTCCAGTATTCCAGCGCAACAATTAATTCCAGTGTTACAGTAACAGGAAGAGCTTTTAATGGCAGTTATGGTGGCTTATTTGCGCTATTAGTAAATGGAACAGCAACTATTAATGGAGTTATTACAGTTGCTGGATTAGGTTTTAGAGGTGGTTATGGTGGTGATAAAAACGCCAACATGGTTTCTGGAGGTCGTGGTGAAAATCAATATGAACGTATTTATGATTCTAGAACAAGTTCAGATAACACTAAGATAGCTCCATATGGAATGGGTGGGGGTGGCGGTGGTGGAAATCAAGGTGGAACTGGTGGTGGGAATATTGGTGGCGGTGGAGGTGGTGGTCATGCAGCAGCTGGAAGCAATGCTGGACAAAACATGGGTGGTGTTGGTGGAAGTCCAGCTGGTGTATCAACTCTAACATCTCTTTATTTTGGAGGTGGCGGTGGAGGTGGTGGAGTTACTCCTGGTAATCCTAGTTTCTATGGTGGCACTGGAGGAAGAGGTGGCGGTGGAATTATTATCATCGCTAAAAATATCATCATTGGAACTGGATCATTAAGAGCATACGGAGCTGGTGGAGGATGTTGGGCTAACGCAGATGGATTCTCTGGAGCTGGTGGAGCTGGAGGAAGCGTCTTACTTAAAGGACAAACAGTTACATTTGGCGATATTCAATATTATGGAGGGGCAGCTGGATGTAATACAAGAAATCATACTGACGATTGGGGAAGAGGAGGTCCTGGCTCTGTTGGAAGATTTGCTGTTTATTATTCATCATCAGCTACTTCAACAACGTATAGATATTTTGACTTTGCATTAACAGACCCAAACCCTAATTGGGTAAAAGCCAATATTAGACGAAACAATAATACCCAGGGTCCTGATTATGTAAAATCTAACATTCTTCGTAGAAATTATTATCCTGGCAGAAATTATGTAAAAGCCAGAATGATTAAATTCAGAGGTAATTTTGTAAACACTTCTGTTGCTAATATCAGGGGAAATCAATTTTACAAAAAGCAATATTCATATAAAGCTTATTATAGTGCTACAGATATAAGAGATGTATGGGGAAGAGAAGTAATTAATGAACCATCATTTAGAATGACAATTAATGGTGGACCTGGAGAAATGGTTGTTAGATTAGCCCGTAAAATAGATGCGTTTGGTGAAGGTGAAGATATTGTTTTAAATAGAAAAATAGATGTATATGTATACGATAGGGATGCGTCTGGTGGTGAATTATTATTTCAAGGTTATATATCTGGATATGCTCCAACTGTAGATGGACCTAAAGAATATGTTGACATTACGCTTCTTGGTTATGTAGCAGAAATCGGACAGAGAATATTTAAAGATGGAGCTGGCAATACAACTGTCGCTTATACAAATTCAGACCCATCTAATATTTTAAAAGATATTATTGGTAAATATAGAGCTGATAGTGGTAATTTAAATTATTCATCATCAAGCATTGAATTAACTGGAACAAGTGTTAGTTATACGTTTAGCGCAGTAACTGTTAAAGAAGCAATGGATAAAATAATAGAACTTACTCCATATGACTGGTTTTACAGAATTGATCCAGATGGTTTAGTTTATCTTAAAAAACGTTCTATTACAGCAGATCATAAATTATATATTGGTAAACATATTAATTATATGAAGCCTGAAAAAAGATTGGATTCATTAGTTAATACTGTATATTTTATTGGCGGTACACCAGATGGATTACCACAGTTATATAGAAAATATGCAAGAACATCTTCGGTCAGCACATATGGGTTAAGAGAACAAAAAATGCAGGATTCACGTGTTACATTAACAACAACAGCAGATATTAAAGCAAATAGATATTTGGATGAACGAGAAGCTCCAGAAACAAGAACGCTTATAAGGGTAATAGATAATGGGGGTGAATCTGGAGAACTTGGTTATGATATAGAAAGCATTAAACCTGGACATACTATATCAGTTGAAAACTTAAAATCATCAACAAAATTAGTATCATTTTGGGATCAATTAATTTGGGATTCTGGATTATGGGATTTTAATATCTCATTAATAACGTCAGATGTTTTAACCGTTAATGCGATTCAATATTATCCAGGTTACATAGAAATAGAAGCGTCACGAGCTTTACCAGTTGTTGAAAAACGAATAGAAGATATACAAAAGAATTTGGAGGCAGTTACAAATGCAGAGCTGCCAACAAAACCAGTAAGTGCATAATATGGAATATACAGTTGAAAATTCATCTATCGGCTACATATTAGCACCACGTGAAAGCGTGGCTGCTAATGATGTTGTTGGAAATATTAATTCAACTTTATATGTTGTTGTTAATACCGTTCTTGGAAACATAGCGTTAACATGGTGTTATGATCATCCTGTAAAAGCAAGTATCGCTGGATCATGTTGGAACGATGTAAAAGCAAGTATAGTTGTAACCGAAATACCAACTAATGATGTAACAGGGAATATTTGTTATTACGATGTCTTTGCTACTCCAAATGACGTAAAGGCGTGTATAGCTGGTAATTTAGATAATTATGTTTATGCAAGCATCTCTGCCCCCAGTGAATCTGGACAATGGGTTCTTGGAAGAATAGATGAAATATCATGTTTAAATGATGTTTGTGCGAATATTCAACTTGCTTCAGCATTAATACCAGATACAGTTAAAAATATAACGATTGGTAAAACTGAGCAACCAGGCGTATTAACCGTATATGATCCAACTGAACAGGTTACAACTGTTGCAAGCGGTGTAGTTACAAGCAGGGGAATTGAATATAACGCACGTTCTTATAAAGCTATTATCACTACAACATCTGGAACAGAGGGGAGTTTTACTAATTTTCAAGAAGCAATTAATTATGTTAATTCACTTGGTGGCGGCGATGTGCTTGTCACAGAAGGCTTATATACAATGGCTTCTGGCATAGTGTTGTACGATGATATTAGACTTATCGGACAAGCGTATCAAAACACTATTCTTAATTTTGCTCATGGTAATTACAATATAACATGTAGTGGAACCGCTACTGATTATAGAAGATATATTGGAATAGAAAATGTTACAATTAGTGGAGCAAGATGTCACGGAAGAGGTGTAATTGATTTTTCATATTGTCAGGATGTTCGGATTAAAAGTTGTTATTTTGTAGATAATTATGATAGTTCTGCATTAGATGTATATGACATCATTTTAAATGATTCTATACGAGCTGTTATAGAACGTAATCAACAAAGACATAGTTATAAGTTTATTAGTGCAAGCAATAGTACATACATATATGCTATCCAAAATATTGCCAATAATGCATATGGACCTTTCTTTAGTGCGTATAATGTTAATGATTTTCATATAGACAGTAACCATTTTGGAGCGCAAGATTATGTTGACGTTGATGCTGGAATGATTAATTTTAATTGGGGAGGGCGTGGAACTATATCTAATAATGGTTTTGCTGACACATTAGCATCTGTTATTTATTTTCAAAATGGCGGAGAATGTCAAATTGTCAGCAATGAAATTGTTAGCGGTGGCGGAGCTGCTTATAATATATGGATAGTAGATTCAAGCAGATTTACAATTACTGGAAACTTTCTGAAGGTTGCACAAGGAAATGCTATACTGTGTACAAATAGTGATTATATCGCCACGACTGGAAATGTATTTACTGACAATAATATAGATTATGCTTTTGAAGCTGATGCAGATTGTGATAGAGTGTTGTTGGTTGGAAATGTATTTTATCATAATCCAGGTGGTGGCTGGTCAAATAGCTCTACAAATGCGTATACTGGAGGTAATACCGTAAACAGTATTTAAGGAGGTGAAATATGGCAAGATTACCAACACAAGAATCAGAAGTTATAGAAAAAGACGCAATAGATGGTAAATTTTATATTGTTAAAACAGTAATTAGAAATACAGAGGTAACGAAACAAGTATTAAAAGATAAGATAGATGAACTTAGAACGCAAAAACAAGCGTTTATTGCGGATTATCAAGCCACAATAGATAAGCTCCAAGCAAGAGTGGATCAAATAGTGGCATTAGGTGGATAAGGAGGTGACATATGGCGATTTCATTATATAGTTTTTCACCAAATACACAGGCAAAATCATCTGAGGTGAATTCTAATTTTACTGCTTTAAAAACAGCAGCTGAAGACGGTTCATATCGTGCATTTGTGTGGAATATGCAAGATAGTGTCTATGTTGCTACCGCTACAAGCACAAGATATATTGTACCTCAAAACGTTACTTGTATTAGATTGTGGCATAAAGTTACAGCTGGAAGCTGTACAATTAGAATACAAAAGAATGGTACAGATTTGATTTCTGGTGTATCAGTAACATCAACAACATCATCAACAACTGCATTTACTGTATCAACAATAACTGCTGGTGATCTATTAACAATGGATGTAACATATATTTCAGGAACATCAACAGCTTCATTGTATGTTACGCTTGAAACACAAATTACTACCATAGCATAATGGAGGTTTTATGATACCAAGATTAGATTCATATTCTGGAGGAACATACGGTCAAAATGTGAGCAGCATATCGTGGACACACACAATAGCTAATTATTGTGCTAGACCATTAGTGATTGTTGGATCAATGGGGAGAGAAGAAAATGGTGAACAAAATCCAGAAGAAACAAACTACGTATCTTTTGGCGGTAGAACGATGACGAGAATTAGTGCTAATAGTCAAGAATTTGGTTCATCTTTATCATATTGGTATGGAACTGAATTGTCAGCTGGAAATTACACTGTAACAGTATATTATTATGGTTCTGGAACTCCAAATAAAGCTCGTGGAATTAGTGCTGTATGGGATAATATTAAACAACAAGCTCCAACATCACAACAAGTAACAACTGGTATTGGTGGAACACGTAGTCTTTCTTTTTCTACGTCATGGTATAATGATCTTGTTGTATGTACATATGGTTGGCGTGTTGGATTTTCAAATACATGGTCTGGAAATGTAACACAATTAGTTGTAAATAGAGGAGATAATGCTGGTGGAATAGCTATGGCATATGCTATGGTTCCATCGCCAATTGGCATGACTGTAACTGCTGAAGCTGGAAATTCAGAAGATAATGGATTAATAGAAACTGTTTGGAGATTAATACCAGACGTTCAGGTAGGAGGAATACTATGAATGGAATAAAAGACCCATGTGATCACGTATTTAAACCATTAGGGTTTCATGTGATTTCTACAACTAATAATAAAGTTGAGACAGTCGCAGCAGTATTCTGTGAGAAATGCTCAATGTTCAGAACTAAAGTATTGACGTTTCATCGTGAGAATCTTGAAGACCCTGATCACCCTCAATCTCAACCTGAATAGACTTTCTTTTTTTCTTCATGCTCATACGCTGAAAGATACGCAAGAAGAATCGTGCTAACGAAAACGCATAGGTTCTATTAATCGTTAATCTTTGTATGTCTGGATGTTCTGGATCGCTTGGATCAATGACAGACAGTAAAATCTCTCCAGTTTCATCATCATACTGCCACTCGGCATATTTCAATTCACGCTTAATTTTCATATATTCTCCTTTAAATATTTTCTATTATAATCCATATAAACCATTAACAACCAAAAAAATGTCGCTGCTTTATTATTGTTATTTGCTTTTATAAAATAACTTACTGGTGAAAACTTTTCTAATGATTGTTCTTTACAAAAATTCATGAAATTATGTTCATCTTCCGTCATTTCACTATTTGCTATATCACCATTTGTATGTTTTGTTTGAACATCTTTTATTTTTTTACAATTAATACATCTATAAGTACAAGTTGCAATATATTCTGTTTTAGATAGATACGCATTGCATTGCTCAAGAAATGACCATACATGTTTTTTTGTTGGTGATTTTAAACAAGTTTTATTATTCATATTTATCTCCTTTAGTATTATAAATATTAGATACTATATGAACATCTTTTGGGGATACGTTTCCATCAAAGGGTGGAAGCGTTGTTAGTTTAATAGCTTCGGTGTGTTTTCCCCATCCATCTTCAGCAAAAACTATATCACCTTCATAAATATCGTTACCTTCTGCATCTTTATGTCCAATATATTGACACACAGTATTCCAATCTATTTTTAACCATTGTTTAGAACAGTGCCAAAGATATCCTAAATCAAAATAAATCCATTTACCTGTTTCAATGTTTTTGGCTCTAAATTTTTTTTCTATCATATGTTTATTGCTGTAATGTTTCTTCAGGATCAACTAATCTGTAGTTTTCCCGAATTAACTGGATTACTACTTTAGCTTCGTCTTCTGTATAGACACGCCATTTACCAATAGTTCGTTTACTTGGAAACAGATTCTGCTTCTCAAGCTTATAGAACGTAGGGCGAGAAAGTCTTTTGCCAGTTTTAGCAAACATCTCTTCATTAATAGTGTCTAGAATTTGACCAACTGTGATATATCCAAATGTTCTCATATTTAAAACGGTATAGAATCATCTACTGGAGCAGCTTGGACAGCTTGCTGAACAGGTAGTGAATCTAACTTCTCCTGTAATTTTTTTACTATCATATACTTTTCACCATCAGTTAAGTCTTTTGCGACTCTAACTTCTGCGATTGCTTTTGTGCAATCATCAGCAGATTTAGCTCCGTAAAACTTTGCCCAATATTTAGATGTTGGCTTTGCTGGTGAAGCTTGCTTCATTTCTATTTTCTTCACTTTACCATTTTCCATCCAATCTTTAATCATGCTTGCAATCCAATCTGCTGGCATAAGTGCTTGCATAGCATTTCTCATAGCTTTAGAAGCTCCTTGTTCGTACCAGAATGGATTAGTAATAATGTCACCTTTACGTGTTTTAAGCTTAGTCCATTGTCTCTTAAATCCAGGCATGCTTAATCCATTTTGAGTGTCTTCTGCTATTGCATTAAATAGCATATATTCTGGATCAGTTGGGTCTTGTTTATAGTCAACTGTTTTAATGTTGAGTTTACCCCACCCTTTACGAGCAAGCCAAACTGCTGCATTTTTAGTACCAGTCCATGATAGACCAGTAATCTCTTTTCCATCTTGTTCAAATGAATATACCCACTCTTCTATTACTGTAGCACCCTTGCCTTTCACTTCTGCTAGAATTTGTTCATCATCAGCTGCATCCATTAGTTCAAATGGTGCAGTTTCTGGAGTCACAGGCTCTTTAGGAGCTATTTCTTGAGATACTTTTTCGGCAATCTCAGCGCCTTTTGTTGATGTTTTGTTATCATTAGTATTCATAGTTGTATACATTACAACACATTAATATAATATTGTCAACACTTATTTTAATGCTAATTCTATTAACGCTAAAATACGTTGAAAGTTAAACAGTATTGCTATACCCAAAAAGATTAAAAACCATTTTATACCTGACATAAGCTGCTTCACCTCCTGTTCTCTCTTATATTGTTTATAAAAATCATTAATTATTGTCATAAGTTCCTCCTTGTCATCTTCATCAAGATCAGCAAGCGTTCTGTTGGCTAAACGCTCTTGTCTTTCTTTTTCTTCAATCGCTTCACGTTTTAAACGTTCTTTCAGCTCTTTAGGCGATTCAATATAATTCGGAAAGACAGCTGTGGTTGATGCAGCGGTATAACCCGAAGTCCAATATGGAACACAGGTAGCCGTATAACATGAGCCACTATAAAATCCTGATGACGCTGTATAAGGAGCCATATTACCATTGTTCTCTCTTTCCGAGAATCGTGTCTTGTAATTTTTTCACGAATCCATCTATTGTGTATGTTCGGTTTCTAAAGAGCAAGAAAGCGAGAAATGCCAACATAATCAATATTTTGTGTTTGCTCCATGTGTCTTTAGAGTCTTTAAATACTTCACCAAAAGTTTTCTTAAAATCCTGATACAGATTCTGCATAAACAAAATTTCCCCTTTTGGCGTTTTTGGTTCATCTTTCTTTTTAGCTGTCATATATTACTCCTTTCGTGAAGCTGCAATAGCTTCTAATGCATTTATAATTGGTTCGTATTTCTCAAATTCTTTTAGTTTCTCGTATGCTTTATGCAAGTCATCATACTGTTTCCAATGCGCATCATTGATCTGTTTCAGCTCTTTGCGTAATTTAATTAGTGCTGCGTCAACTGGATTATTTGGATCAAGAATTTGTAATTCTTCTTGTTTTGCTTTTCCAGCCATCAGCATATCAATTTCGGCTTTGGTAGTCGTTGGTGGATTTAAATCTTTATCTTTTCTATTCATACAGTTGCCCCGAATGATTCCAAGAGCTTTTTTATATGAGTGGCGCATGAGATATCTATTTGACCAATTTTTATGAAGCACGTACCAACATGAGCTAGCAGTTTTCCAAGGGATTCCCATTTCATCTCCAATATCTCTAAATGAGATACCGTCTTTGTGCAGTTTATAAACTTGCACTATCTGACGTGCAGTAAGTCTTGATTTCATATTACTTCCTTTCTTTATTAATTTATTTATATTATTTAAGAACTTTCATTAAATAGCTGTGAACAAGCTCTTTCATGGTGATTTTGCGTTTCTTAGCTTCAGCTTTGATTTTTTTATGCAATTTAGCATCAACTCTAACTTTTAAATCTGACACATTAATCACCTCCTTTAATTTACTGTTTTATCTGTTTTTTTATCTTGTATTTTTAGCAAGAAACTTTGTATATCTTCTGTTTCAAATACGTAACTACGACACTCTTTACAAACTGCTCCTATTGTTGACTTCGTAAAAAATATTATCATGCTTCTTGATCCACATTTTCTGCAAACTGCGTAAGTTATAGTGTCATCCATAAAATATTATGACACCCTTGATTATTTATGTACATTATACGACATACTTATAAATATGTCAAGGGATTAGTTTTGTACTGATTTCAATAACAACTCTGCTTCAAAGATTAGCTTTTCGTAATCTTTAGAATCAACGCTATATGTTAAAGCTTTTTGTTTTAGGGCGCTATATTCATCTATCCCAATCACTCTGTTTACCCATTGCTCCCATTCTATTGGATGATATGTATAGTATGTATGACATCTTTGACAAAGAGCGATTGCGTTTTTAGTATCCCATCTTGTACTATGATAACTTCTTGATACGATATGAGCGCATTGTAATCCAACTACATCACCGCAGTTTCGACACTTCTTGTCTCTGAGACGGATGTATTGACTGAAGAGGGTGTCCAGCTTTTTCTTGAGCTTGGATGGGGTTGGTTTTTTTGGTTTCTTGATCTTTTTGAGTTTGGGCATATTGTTTTAGTTTCCACATGATAAGACCATACTTACCACGCTTATCATATTGTAAGTCTTTTAACCATGACCGTAAACCAAATACTTTTGCTTTGCCAAACATCTTAATCAATCTCATTACAAATGCCGTAGAAATTCCTACATACTCGCCAAATTCTTTAGCTTCTTCCCACAACCAATTAGTTGGTCGCTGTTTTTGCGGGTCAATAAGCTTCAATTTGTCAAAGCGATTTGATAAAATACTGCCAATACTCGTGATTTTGTCTGCCATAACTGTTAATAAGTATGATTAATTATACTACTTGTTGACACACATTTCAAGGGGTGGTATATTAACATCATAGATAAACACAAATAACATGTCTAAACAACTTCTCTACAAAGATAAAGCACGTGAAGCTCTTTTGAAAGGGGCAACAATCCTCGCAGATGCCGTTATTACCACACTCGGTCCTAAAGGCAGAAATGTTGCTATTGATAAAGACTGGGGAACTCCAACTGTTGTACATGATGGAGTGACGGTAGCAAGAGATATAGAACTGAAAGATAAATTTCAAAACATGGGAGCGCAGCTTGTAAAAGAAGCTGCCTCTAAAACTAATGATACCGCTGGAGATGGAACAACAACATCTACTCTACTTGCGTATTCAATGATTGTATCTGGAGTTAAACAGCTTTCCAATGGCGCTAATCCAATGATTATTAAAAAGGGTATGGATAAAGCAAGCAAAGCTGTAATCGCTGAACTGAAAAAATATACAAAAGATGTATCTGACGATAAAGACATTCTGCATATAGCAACAATATCGGCTCAAAATGAGGAGATTGGCAAAACAATTCACGAAGCAATTAAAAAAGTTGGTCGCGATGGCGTAATCTCAGTTGAAGAAGGAAAAGGCATAGAAACATCACTCTCATACACAGAGGGCATGGAATTTGACAATGGATACGTATCTTCATATTTTGTAACAGATAAAGCAAAGATGGTTTCTGAAATTAAAAAGCCATATATCTTAATTACAGACAGATCAATTTCTTCTGCTAATGAATTACTACCATTCTTAAATGCGTTTGTTGCTGGGCAAAATAAAGACTTGGTTATTATCTGTGATAACATGGACAACGCAGCATTAGCAACAATGATTATCAATACTAGTAAAGGATTGTTTAATAGCGTTGTAGTGAGAGCGCCTTACTTTGGAGATAGACGCAAAGAATTTTTGGAAGACTTAGCGGCGTTAACTGGCGCAAAAGTAGTTTCGAATGAACGTGGAGATAAACTTGAACAGATAACATCTATAGGTGACTGGTGCGGAAAAGCTGATAGTGTTTGGGTAAGTAACGATACGTGTAGAATAGTTGGCGGTCAGGGTGATCCACAAAAAATAGAAGCTCGCATAGCTGAACTTCGTGACGCATTAGATAAATCTGAAGTAGAATATGACAAAGAATTTATTCATAATCGGTTGGCAAAACTTACGTCTGGAGCTGCGGTTATCAACGTAGGCGCACCAACTGAAATAGAAATGAAAGACGCTAAAGAGAGAGTAATAGACGCTGTGTCTGCTACGAAATCAGCAATAGAAGAGGGTGTTGTTCCAGGTGGAGGCATTACATTATTCAAAGCCAGAAAAGCTATCAAGAGATTACGACTTCCAAAAGTAGAAACGTTAGGAGCGCAAATTGTCTATGATGCATTAGAACAACCTTTAAGAGTAATTCTATATAACGCTGGAGAGAATACTGAATTAATAATGGCTAAAATTGCACGCAAGACAAATAAAAAATATTGGGAGTATGGTTATAATGTTCTTAGTGAACAGTTTGAGTATCTCTATCAGTCTGGCGTGGTTGATCCAGCTAAGGTAGTCAGACTTGAACTTCAAAATGCAGTATCAGTTGCTTCAATGATTCTAACTACTGATTGTTTGATTACAAACGAGGTGCAGGAACAATCCCGCTAAACATTGGGCATCTCTGGCAGTATCTATTAGAGAGTGCTAAAGTTTTGCTAAGACTCTGAGTAAACATTGGATGCTTCCATCCAGTAAATTCTCCACCAACCTCACAACATGGCGCAACTAATCCTTCCATATCAACAAATAATATTTTATCTATACCAGAATTACATCTGTTAATAACTTTATATTTTTTAAAGTAATTTAAATTTTTCGCTCTTCCAACTTCTGATATATGACCTTTAAATATGTTAGCAGTAAAATGCATAGATTTACGTAGATTCTCAAAGCGTTGCATAGTTTCATCTTGATTTTCTTCAGTATAAGTAATGAATACATCTGGAATATAATTATGAAGATAGATTAGATCATGTGCAGTAGTAAATAGTTTTTCAGGGTTGGGCTTAAATAAATTAAAAGATAATGTAAATGGAATTTTATATGATGCAATCAGATTTTCAAAGATGTGTCTATACACATATGTATCATATGCACCACCACACATAACTGTTGGTTGTATATTTAAATTTAAACAAACTTCCATTACATCTAAAAAATTCTTCTTACCCCATTTATATAATACTGGCTCACCACCAGTAATTCCAAATCTTGTTGCGTGTTTAGAAATTTGTTCGAAGACTTTTTGAAGTTTAGTGAACGGCATTGACTGTCCACTTGGAAGAGAGTTCTCACAACAGTGAGCGCACATCTTATCACATCTATCAGTAATTTTTACTGCTACTCCTATTTCTTTCATTTTTTATTTTTTGCTGTTTTTATAATAAAATAGCCAACCTCTAACGTTAACTGTATTAAACTTTAAAATCAAAACTAAGCTTATTTTTAAAATTAACTTTTAGAAAGCTATCAACTTTAACTGGACATTCGGGAAGGTTCAAGACAGTATCAAGGTCTCCCCCCAAGTTAGAGGTTATTTTTTTCAGCGATTTGTTCAGTTTTTTCTCTGATCGCTTAAGTACGCTATCTAACCGAAACTGCCTGCTTTGAGACAGAAGGGACAAGTGCATAGCACGTAACACTGACTTGTCGCATACTTTTTAAGACTTTCGGTCTAGGTTATCCAGATTGCTGTCTGGATCGCATCGGACCGTTAGTTCTGGAAGGTTTTTTATAGACGGACTTCCAAACTTAGCTCCCCGCCGTCAAGTTGCGTAATTCTGTTCTCTGTTAATCCAAGTGATTTCAATTTTGTAGAACTTAAGAAGAGATTGAAGAGCATAAGTAATCAATTTGAAGCGGTCATCTTTTGGTTTGTAGTCTCCTTTTGCCATATGCATTGCCCATTCAGAGTCTGTAACTATGTGTTTTTTACCAAGTCTAATACATTCTGTTAGCCCACATAGTAAAGCAAACAGCTCTGTTTCTTGATTTGTATTATCTTGTGAAGGTAAATAAATTTCTTGTCTATTATCTTTATCGTAATTTATTTTAGCGTATCCTTGCCCTCTTGGCTTATGTATATCAAATATAAGCTTGTTAACGATAAAACCACCATCTACATGAAGAGCATCTTGATTCATAGATTAATTGATTAATATTATGTTACTCTGGTTGTTTTTGTTTGTCAACCTCTTGTTTTTGCTCGTTAAATCCATCTAAAAACATTCTCATGTATAAAATTGGAACTGCAACAGTTTCTATTTTTGGCATATAGTACTTAACTTTCTTATCATCCCATAGAATTTCTCCGCGTTCATTTCTGTCTATAACTAAGTGAGCAACTGAGTATGTATTATATGGGGCATATGCAACAGCTATTATAAACTGCTGGTGTGAGCGTGTGTGAACAAGTAGCGCTGGTTTATCTCTGCCTTCTTTAGCAAAGTTATATCCAACATTAAAAGAGTGCATAGCACGATCTTCTACTCCAATAAATGGAACTTGCATGACAAAACCAGTTTGCTGGTGATTCAGATTTGAATACACAAGAATATCATCAATTTCTTTCCACTTATTATTCAGCGTCATGTTACGCTGGATATTCATGTGCCAACTGAATAATTTTTGTAATTCTGTTTGATTAGTGTCCATATTCTCGCTCACCTAAATGAGCGAGAGATGAACATTATCTAAACAACACCCATCCATGCATGTTACCATCTACAACTTCCAAAATCTTACCAACAGTAACTAATCCACCGCCACAGTCGTTAACTTGCTGAATACCGAATGTCCAATCATATGTTCCAAGATTGTGTATTTCTACATATCCAGTGTTTTCAAACTGTGCTGCGTGTTCCCAATTCGCATTAGAAGGATTTTTCCAGTAAACATTTACTTTGTTTCCTTCTGTTGCCCACCACTTTAATATAGCATCTTCACCGTTTCTGTAAACGTGAAAATTTATTGGCTGATTAGTGGTATTTGGACTTCCACATTGTGGAGCTGGAGCAGAACAATCTCCAGTGCATCCTGATGGTTTAGCTGGTTCTGGTTGTGGTTCAGGTTCGGGTTCTGGCTCAGGTTCTTCATCTTTTTCGCAAATGAAAGTATCCCACTCTTTTTCAGGTTTTCTTAAAGTTAAAACTTCTTCTGTCTGTTCTTCAACTCTATGATAACCCTCAGTACAATCGCAAATTCCTTCTATCGACTCCATTCCATATGGGATTTCCTTCTGATCTTTTTCAAAGTTCTTACAGTAATCCTTTGGTGGTTTAGGAGTTGGAGTAGGAGTAGCTGTTGGTTTTGGTGTAAGAGTTGGTGTTGCCGTTGGTTGTATTTGACATTTACCAGTATCTGACGGAACACCTTTGTCCATACATACTAAACCTGCACAACATAATTTATTAGAATCATTAACATTACATTCTGCATTTACACTTTTGCAAGCTTTAGCTTCAGCTTTTGACATGTTTCCATAGCTTAAAAACCATGTGAATCCTAAAACGATTAATACACCTAAAATAAACCATATTAAATTAAATTTTTTCATATTTTTCACCTCCCATCATTATAGATTTTTATTACACTACACCAGCTGTTCCCGTTGTTGCGGTGCTTGGCATAGCTTTGTCTTGATATTGTTCAGGTAGCTCGTTTCCTAGTTCTTCTAACACTTTTCCTAGCCACATTTTTGCCTCCTGAAGTTTGGTATATGCTAAAGACAATTCACGCTTACCTTTTTGGAAAGCTTCTTTGGCTTGACCAACTTCCTGAATAATCGCATCAACTTCTCTGCGAAAGCGATGTGTCATAGCTAAATCTGATTCCATATATATCACCTCCTATTATTTTTTTATTATCTTCCAAATAAAATACACTGCTACTAAAATAACCAATCCCGAAACAATCCACAACCAGTTAATTCCACCAGTTTGTGCTGGTAAATTAATAATTTCTGGTGTAAGATCAACAGAAATTGTTTCACTAAAACCTGTAGCTCCTGTAGCTCCAAGTAAATCGTTTAGACTTGTTGGTGCTTCTGTTGGAACGGGACCATTTGCATCTGCTAACATATTTATCACCTCCTTACTTGGCTTTTTTTAATAAATCTGCTATTTCACGCATTTCCATATACTTTAAGTAATGCATAAATAATCTTATAACCTCTTTTACCTGGGCAATTGACAGACTCTTTTTCAATCCTTCATCCAAAGTTATTTCACGGGCTAATGTATTGAGATTTGTCATACTATTCACCCCCTTTGTTTAATACTTTATACGTTGCTTTAAGTTCAGCTTCTGTAAATTCTTCTTGCTCCCAGTGTTTTTTAGGATCATATGGTGGGGTTGGAACATTAAGTATCCATGCTTCTTCTGGACAATCATTAATTAATCCAGTAGCAATAAATGGAGGGATAATTAATCTTTGATGATTATATTCGTCTAGGGTATATTCTTCTTTTTTTGATCCGCTATATAAAACGATACGTACTTTTCCTTTTAAGCATACATATCTTGCTGTACGTTCATTGTGCAAATGATAGCCTTTCATTGAGTGTGGAGCAATTATTGTGATATAAGCAAGAGTTTTATCGCTTTCTTTAATACATTCTATTAGTCTACCATTTGGGGATTTAGTATGGGGATCAATAGTGGTAACAACTTTTAAATCTTCTAATGTACACATAGGTTCTACTTGGTTATGCATATTCTATTTCTCCCACATTGACACGAATTTTTTTTACTTTCTATTGCTATGTCTATTTTTATATCTTGATCTTCCAGTTTAAGCTTCGGCCAGTATGACCAAACATGATCGTCAAGATGATATTTTCTTCCAAAAGATTCAGCTTCTTCTCCATTACCATCTGACCATACAATAATTTTATTTGGTTTATATCGTGCTAATGCTTTTAACAGTAAAACAGTGCTTTTATTTGGCTCTTTGCCATTTCTTAATGATTCTAAGTCAAACGCTATAAATATATCATTTGGTATCATACAAACCATTCATAATATTTATACTTCTTATCATTATATATTACCATAAGTGGCAGCTTATTTTTTAATCTTTGCCAGTTCATAAACATTCTTCCAGTTCTGCCATTTCCATCTATAAATGGATGGATAATTTCATATTCTACATGATCTCTTTTTATTTCAGACCATTTAGTTGATTTATTGGCTTGTCTTAGCCATTCAGCTATTAAAATAGGTACAACATAATGTGGTCTGCCCATTCTTCCGCCAATCATAACTTCGCAGTTTCGCCAATATCCTTTTTCGTTTGGAAGAAGTTTTTGATGAAGCATCAGAATTTTATGTGTTTTAAGTATTACACCTGGATCAATTCTTTTTTGTTCTTTGAGATATTCCCACGCATAGATCGCTTGTTGAAGTGAATCGTCATCAAATACGCTTTCTATGGCGTTGGACTCTTTAAGAAATAGTATTTCTTTTTTTGTCATATTATTATGCATAGTATTCTGCCCATTCTTCTTCATTTTTAAACTTAGTTCTATATACTTTATTTTTGATAATCATTCTCCAATCTGACCATTCTGTATCATAAACTTCTAATGGCTCTGCTTTAACGTTTGTTGTAATACCAAGCTCGTTAGCAACTTCAAGCGTTCCGTAGAAAGCATTTAGATTATTATTTTCTAAGATAAATAAGCCTCTTTTTATTATGTCAACTATCTTTTGTTTTTTCATTGAACCTTTTTGATAAAGAATAAACATTCTGCCAGAGTGAATAAAATTATGACATGCGTGACAGAGAGGTACTATTTTCTTTAATCTTAAAACTGCGTGTTTGTAATCGTAATGATAATATTCATGAGCCTCAAGCCATTTATGATACTCGGCTTCTGTTTTCGGTGTTCCACAAGCTAAGCATGTATAGTTTGTTGATTTATATGCTAACTCTCTTTGTTTATCCCACCATGTTTGACCAAGTACAGCTCTTGGGCTAAGACCATGTAATGGTTTTGGTATGTTTGGATGTGTTAATATGCTTGGGTCAGTTTTCATGTTTTAACCATTCTTTGCAGCTTAGCTTCTAACATTAGTAGTTCATCTCTTGTTAATTGTGAGATGTGTCCTGTTACTGTATTGTGTGCAAGCCAAGCATACATTTTTGATCGTGATTTTTTATTACTATAATCCCAAATTAAGTTTAATAATCCATGTACTCTCACACGCGCATCTTTAATATCTTTTGTTCCAGGTTCTCCACATGGTCTTCCATCTGGATGAGCTTTATGTGTACCGCTGCAATTAGGCCATTTAGTACACCCATAGAAAAGACCATATTTACCCTTTATTAGTCGCATTGGCGCCTGACATTCTGGACAAGTCAGGGGATATACTTTGTACTGTCTTTTGTTGTTCATAGTGATAGATTTTAAAAAAGTCATTAATTTCCCCTAGGTCTATATCTTGCGAAAAAGCAAGTGTAGAATTAAGCTGCTGTGCTGGTAACAATCTATCCCCTACTCTTTCAATATCAAACGTCATCATGGCTTTTTGTCCACCAATTTCAACCCCACGTATAATGATCATTTCTTGATTAGTGTCTGTTCTTCCCCCTGAGTGTATAAGAAAGATGGCCTCTGGTTTGAGATTAAAGTTCTGCATGTTCTCTAAAATCTTTTTAAACAGAATAGGCAGGTCATCTGGCTTGTCTTTAAGAACATCAACAGTGTAAGTTAATCGCTGTTGGCTATACTGAATTTCAGAATACCCCATGATATAAACAATCCCCTGGGTTGGTTGATTTTTTAACCGCCACATAACGTCTTGGGCTGTGTGTGAAATTAACCATTTGAGAGTTTGTTTTGGAGAACCCCTCCCCCTCTGTTTTTTGACTGATTTTTGTTTGTTACCCCGCATAGCGTGAAAGAAACTATTTAAGCCTAATCTTTAAAATTGGCTCTGTTTTTAAAAATTGTTTCCCCTCCTTTCCTGTAATTTTTTCTACTAATTCATTTAAGATCATCCGCTGTTTTGTTTTCATGTAATGATCTACAAATATTTTTAATTGTTCTTCCCCTAGCATAAGTCGTAATATTTTCATTGATAACCCATGCTTTGGTCTCATGAACATTTTGCTACGCATACTTAATCACCCCCCGTTCTGTTATATATGCTTGAGGCATTGGGAAGCTCCACTTTCGTTCACTGCCCAATCCCTCAAACATACAACGTGAAGCGTGCTTCACTGTGCTTGACATATGCACACATGGGAAATACTTACGCCTTAGCATTGTTATTTTAAAGAACTATCGGCACACACAATAAAAAAAATAAAAACCGATTTAAGATGTCTCGGTATATCCGCACCCTTCGCAGTATGCCACTATTTCAGTATACCCACCATCACGTTGTTCAATCTTTACAATAAGTGGTGTACCGCACTCTGGACAATATTCTACCTCTTCGGTGTTCATATCTGTCGTTTCTTGTATATATTGTATCATATTTTCCCCTTATTTTCAAGACTATCTTTTTCTACCCCTACTTGGCTTTGCAAATATAATACCAGGCAAAGCTACCCCTACACGCAATAAATAGACGGCTACTCCATAAGTAACCCCTAATGTTGCAATCAAAACCGCACTGGTTATGTCATATACCATTTTATATATGTTTATTTGTTTTCCCGCAGCTTGTAGATTTTGGTTGATATATTGAGCCGCTGGTATTGATATCGGTATCGTTGTTGGTTTAATATGATTGAACTCACGAAATCCGCTGGTGTCCATCGTCAATTCTGTTGCCACATTTGCTTCTCCGTATCTATTCTTATATACCTGTAGTTTTCTGACATTGGTTATATCAGTTGTCATGAACAACACCGTGTCTACCATGTGTTGTAATGCCAGTAGACCAGCGATTATGCCAGTTTTTGTTGAGTGACCAATCACAAGCATTATGATCCCGTTTGTTTTAGCATAGTCTATAAGTTTATCCAAACAGAAACGCATTTGAGTAGGCGAGGATGGTGCTTGTTTTAGCATGGCAGAGTGTATCATCTGTAATGAGTCCACTACCATGAAGACGGGTTTGTAGTAGTTAGCAGTTTGTATAATTTGTTCTAATCCAACCGCTTCAGCACAAATGATGTTATCGTTGACAGCATTAAGTCTATCGGCTCTGCTTCTGATTTGGGGCAGACTTTCTTCACCTGAAACATACAAAACTTTATTACCCTGGATTGAAAGTGCTTTACTGATTTGGGTAACTAACGTGGATTTACCGCAGCCTGGTTGACCAGCGAGCATAATCACTTGCCCTTTTGTTAATCCACCAGCCAGAAGTTCATCTATTTCTGTTACGCCTACAGATATTTTATGAGTATCTTGTGGTTCTATTTGTGTTATCGGTTTGCTTTGTGTTTTCATATTATATTATTGTTGCTTATATTATATTATAGTTAGCAATCACTTGTCAAGAGTGCTAATTCCCTCGGTTAATAAAAAAAGGCTTACTACATGAGTTTAAGATTACCTAAACTCATGAATAAACCCTCTTTAGATTGTGTATATTTTTTTATCGGCAAACGAATAATACGAGTTTCCAAATCCAAAGATGAGATGGTCTTGCAACGTTATCATTAGAATATCCGCAGCAGCGTATAACTGTTTTGTTGTTGATTTATCCCCTTTAGATGGAAGTAAACTACCGCTTGGATGATTATGCAACAACACAAGGGATGCTGCATTGTTTACAAGCGCAGGTTTGAATACTTCTCTAGGGGTAATCAGATTTACAGTTAGAGTACCCATCGTTAAGACTTCAGCACGTATTAGTCCGCCATTTGCTGTTAGATATACGCCAACAGCGTGTTCTTTATTCCAGTCGGTAATTAGCTTTTGGGCTATTTTTACCACCTGACCATTGTTTTTTAGTATCATAAAAACCTCCTTTGTTTTTATTGAAATCTAACTCAATTCTGCCTACCAAATATGATAGGCAGATAAGAATCAAATTCAATCCCACCAAAATCTCGCATTGTAAGTATCATCTGGATTTTTATCCCACTGAACTTCATCAGCAGCTGGACACCGTTTCATCAACATCAGTATCTCATCGGCTGATATATTCTTAACAGTAAACCCATCTATACTTACCCGATAATCATCTCTTGGCTTTTTAATGACATACCCCTCATATTCAATTTCATCACCAAATAGCGGTTCAAGCATTACCATTTCCATAAATGTAGGACTGTTGTTTTGGGCATCTTCCATATTTTCATTATTGCCGTATTGACGCAACAAGTCCATCACCTGTGCTTTTTTTAGACCGCTAAATGCTTCGTATGTGTCATCACCCATTTTGATTCACCTCCTTTTTTTCAAAGTGTTCTATCGTGGCTACGGCATGGTGTGGAATTTCAATAATTGTTGACCATTCTTTACCATCCGAATCCTTGATAGATTTAGTAATGGTATGGGATTTTGCTTCGTCATCCCATATCAATTCTTCATCTGCACAACGGACATCTCGCCCGTTTAGCAGCGTGATTTTAACTCCCATTTTTTTCACCCCCAATCTTTTTTCGCCATCGCTCAGCCCATTTTTTGAATAGACCTTCATAAAGAACAGGATGCAATCCCCAACGGAATTCTTCCCCTGTTCCTTCGCAATAGCGGTGATATTTTTCTAAAATATAGTCGGGGGATTTCCCCATAATGCCATCCGTGTTTTCCATCAAGCAACAGAAGGCAACTATATTCAGAAGTTTTTTATCTGCTTTTGTCATAAAATCACCTCCTTATCTAAACTTGACGAGGACTTCTTTTACTGCCCCATCAGTATCATGTTTGACAAAAACAGGATAGCATCCATCACCATCGGCTGTTCTAACTGCTACTCCCATTTCAGCACCTATACCATTGAACAATGTTCCACCACCCCTTTTGTCATAAAGGGTTTGGTCACAAGCACCGCTATATGAGTAAGTGTTATCCAGTCCTGGTTCAAGAGTTTCAACGACTTTTCCCTCTGCTATTAGTTGGTTCATTGTTTTCCCATCGTGAATTACCTCTTCAAAGTTTTTGAAGTTCTGCCATAGTTTATATCTCTTACCCGTAGCAGTTACAGTGAAAACTCGTTTATCCTGCATGTTGTTATTGACAAAGTCCTTGACGTAGCATGGATCGGTTATCATTAACTGACCGCTATCTACGCCACAACTGCCAATATAAACCCACTTGGATTTCATTTTTATCACCTCCTTTCAAGCTGTTTGTCAGCTTATCACCACCCAGCAAATGCTGGGCAGTGTAAATTGACAACTATATATGGCAATCAACTGCTACTATATAATGACCTTTATATTTGCCTATAAGTTTCTTTATTTGTTTTACCCAAGCGTTTTCATCTTTTTCATTGTGTGCTATGCCAAACCATCCCATTTCCCCTTTTTCATGCCATTTTCCATCTGGAGTTACAACGGCAAATGGAATTCGCTTGTCAATATCGGCACGCTTCATTAAAGAATCAACGGTTACAATATTGTCTTTATTTTTTAGGCGAAACTTCAGAGATTTCCCTGTTCCATTACAACCGTTACATGTGTATTTTGGGTCTTTGGCTCTTGCTTCTTTCCCAAGTTTGTCGTTTCTTTTTCCAGTGCCTTTACACATATTACATGGTTCATAGTTGTCATTATCTTTATAAGGGTCATAATCACCAAAAGCTCCTGTCCATCTTCCACCAACTTCCCACCAATCCCATTTTGAGTCAGGATTGTATGTAACTGTTCGTGTTCCACTGCCTTTGCAATCTTCACATGAAGGATCGGCAGCGTTTTTTAAGGGATGGTTTTCCAGTATGGCTTTACGCAAAGACATAAAAGGCTTTGTCCAGTCTCCCCATTCTGGTCTGATGTTTTCTGGTAGTTTATTGTATTTTTCCCTGATAGCATCAAACGAACCGAGTTGTATTTCTGTGTCAACTTCGGCTTGTCTTTCTGCTTCTCTACCGACACACCAGCACTTTTCTTGATAAGGATCAACTTCAAATGACTCACTATAAGGCTCTAACAGTTCTTCAACCTCACTGTCATCTTTACTACCTTTCGGTAGTATTACGCCTACTAAAAAGTGCGACATAAAATCACCTCCTTTCTGAGCAAAAATGCTCACTCCCGAATACTATTTCATTTTTCAACGATATAGTATTCAGGATGAACACTTTTCATGCTTCACAAGTCAATACAGACGCTTATTTGACCTTCTCCATTTTCTTTAGTTCATCAAGTTCTTTTTGGGCAGAAACTATCTGCTCTTGTAGCCTCTTTACTTTTACTTTTTCTTCCATCTCCTTTATTTTGTTGAGATAGTTTTCGGCAATTGATATAATGCCATAGCGCACTATTCCCCATTCGGCAGCTTTTTTTACAGCAGCCAAGTTTAAGGAATTATAAAAATATAAGGCTGTTGGGTCATGCTTCTTGACATCCCAATAGACTTCATATTTTTGATGAGCCGATGTTCCAACTGAACGCAATTTGATTGCCGACCCCTCGCATAGTTCATAGCCACCCCAAGATGAAACATCATCACAATAAACATAGGTAGATGTTTTATTATTCTTATTGGTAGCACGAAGCACGATAATTTGACAGGCGCTGACACTATCTTCATCGCCCTCAGTTTCTATTCGCTGGTGTATGATTTTTTCTATTTTTAAGCCCTCTAAATCTTCAATGTTCAAGAGAACCTTTACATCTGCGAATAAAATCTCGGCTTCTTCTTTTGATAATATGTAATTATCATTATCAGCCATATTTCACCTCCTTTCGTAAAATAGTTGACTTTGTGCCTATCAAGAGGCATATAGCATTGATAGGCTCTCATAGCCCTAGTAGAGTTGGCGACAATTATCATCAACCCTACCCCCAATAGCGGTAGTTTTTCCTTTGAATCCCACACCTTCTTCTTCGTAATACAACTCAAACTTCAATTCTGGATAATCGGCAGATATTTTATTCAACCACTCAATAGGGGGAGACCAAGCACTATCAAAAGAATATATCAGCAGTTTTGAACCGTTTTTATATTCTTTTTCTTGCCCAATGCTTGCTTCTATCTCCCATTTTGTTCCCCAATGTTGTACACGCCAATCCCACCACTCTTCGCCTTTTCTGGCATATTTCCGTTTTGTTATACCTGGAAAAGTTGCTTTCACCTTCACCTTTTTATAATCTGGTTCAGGGTAAAGCTTTGCCAAAGACAAGTCGGTTGCAGGATTTATAGTGTCATCCTTTGCAGCGATTTTGAAATTATCTACCGCATGTTTTTTACCCCTAACTTTCAGGGTGTTGAAACACCAGTTCGGCATATTTATCACCTCCTTATTTGTAAGCCACTTTGAGAGCGGCTAAAAATTCTGTCATCCCTTTTATGAAACACTCTTTATGGTAGTAATCATATGTAGGATGATTGAAATACGCACCGCCAACCATTTTTACACGAATATTGCCTTTAGCAATTTCTTTTTTGCAGTAAAGGCACTCTTGTTTGATGGTTGTCGTTTTTACGGAGTGTGATATTCCGTATATCTCTGTCATAACATCACCTCCTTTTGAGTATAAATACTCATCTTTGCCCACCAGCACAAATGTATGGGCAAAGTCAATATTTATCGGTGAATAATATTCCGCATCAGATTTATAAGAGCTGATGGGAGTTCTTTTGGTTCGTTGACTTTCAAGGCTCGTGGATAGTTTTGTTTCACCGTTTCAAAACTAATTCCGTTTCCAATGCCTATGCCAAAAATTTGAGCATTACGCTCCTTTTCCAGCTTACGCATTATTCTGCCTCTATTGTTATCTCTGGTTTCGCCATCTGTTACGATAAAAACCAAGTTATCTTCAGATGGGCTTGCGTCTTTGTATATCTGCTCAAAGGCTGCTTCATCAGCAGTTCCACCACCTTTTTCATAATAGTCATCTAATCTATATAGTTCTCTGCAACCGCCATCAAATTCGTACATATGGACAGTAAAACCGAGTTCCTTTGATACATGTTTGAGTAATACACCACCAGTAAAGGCAAAAGTTTCTCTATCTCCATCCATTGAACCACTACAATCTATAGCCATATACACGGCATGTTTTGGAGTGTCGGGTGTAGACTTTTGAGAAAATATCCTGTCTTCATTTGGCAGCAATACTCGGTATGTATTTTTACCAAGCAGTTTTCCCTGCTTGTATAGACCACGAAACCGAGTGGCAGCCTTTTCTTGCAGAATATACCGCAATCGTGTTGCCAGTGTTGTGATATAGGGTCGCAAAAGTGCAGCGGCTTCAGCCTCTGATAAGCGTGGTTGACGCTTTTTCAGTTGAGCAAGCGCCGTACCAGCAAGAGTTTTCTTCCCATTATTACCATCTTTGCCGAGAATAACTTCGGCATTGAGGTCTTTTTTGAGTTGGTCGCTAATGCTGATAGGCATTGAGCCTGATTGTCCATCATTACCACCTTGGTCATTTTGACTATTTTGTGGTGGTTGTTGCTTTTGCTGACCCTTTTGATTGTCTGACTTACTTTTACCTTGTTGGTTTTGTTTTTGGTCTTGATCCTGTTTGTCGTCTTTATCAATCAACGGCTTCAACAATGGCAGATATTCATTGACGGTAATATCTAACACCTCTTTCGTGGTTTTAGCATTTGTTACCTTCCATGAAATTTTTTCCACCTGTTCAATCGTTTTCTTGAAATGTTTACGGACTTTAGGATCAACCCAATACAAGTCCATCATATTATACTGATTAGGCTCTTCCAGAAAGTGATTACAACGGTATCCAACGAGTTCGTTGATTTCATTGTGTCTGTCCGAAAGACATAATAGATGGGATATCCTCATGTATTGTTCATACTTGGGATATTGGGTAAAGTCGCCATGACATTTATCAATCATACGGGCAACACCATAATAATTCATATCCGAGATTGCTTTCATAGCAAACCCGCCATATCGCTTCATAATCAAGGATTCACAGCGTTGGTCCTCTAACATGTCAAAAGCATGAAAGATTATCTTTTCGCCATATTCTTTGATAGCGTCTAATGGTTTAGGCGTATCTGTGGAATACAAAATGTGGGATAGTTCATGCAGAAGTAATCCTCTGACAGCATAAAACGGTAAACATCTTAGGTCGTCTTGCGGATATATTAGCACTTTATCCTTTACATTTGCCATCCACGATTTGCCTGGTTTGATTTTTACACCAGTTTCCTGGGATAAAGCAGAAGTCAGGACATGAATATATTCCTCTGTTGCTTGCATAGTTTCCTCCTTCAGATAGTGCTGGAAAAACAGGGCAATCTCAAAAGGGATTACCCTGTCTGTTTCAACACTACTTTTGCTCGGTTTGAGCATCCGCCTGTTTCTCTGGCGTGTCTGACCCAGCAGTAGTGGCTTCTGAAGCCGCTTCTATTGGCTCTAACTTGAACCCGATTGCTTTTTGTATCTTTGCAACGGTTTCGCTGAGTTTGAGCGTCTCCTTTTCCATTTTCTTGGCTAACTTATCTTTCGTTTCCAGCTCGGATTTAAGGGAAGAGTTTTCACTCTCCTTATCTTTTGCTGTTCTTTCCAGCAATTGGCAACGATCCTGCAAGGTTCTAACTTGCTGTTCGTAGTCGTCAAGCTGTCTGCGTGAAGTCAGCACCAATGCGTCAGCCTCATCTTCTGGTTTATCTTTGAAGACGGCTGAATACATGTCAACAAACGCTGGGCGTTCTTCAGTTCTTGCTTTATTGGCTATGGAAGTTATATATGCCTCTTTCATTGGCATACCTCCATTGACAAATAGATTTGCCCATTGAAGCAACGACCTGATAGAAATAAATGTCAGCGTCTTTTGTTCGGCATATGATTGCCTGGCTGCATGTGCTAATGTAACCATCTTTTCGGCTATATCAGCAGTTATGCCCGACTTCGCAACAAGAATTTCTTGCTCCTTTTTGGGAGTTGGCAGACTAAAGTTCAGAATAATACTGAACCTATCTAAGAAAGCCCTGTTGAGACCGCGTGTTCCCTCATAATCAGGATTCATAGTGGCAAACACTCTGAAATCTGGATGTGGGAAGATTAAGTCGCCGTTTGGCAGTGCTACCCGATGGTCATCATCCATCAAACCATGAAGGATGAACAAACAATCAGGTGGAGTGGCGTTTATCTCGTCAAGCACTACAATATGACCCTCTTTCATGGCTTTGGTCAAGATGCCATCTTCGTAATATGTAGCACCATTTTTGACAGACTTAGAGCCTATCAATTCATCTGGAGTTACATATCCCGTCATGTTGATGCGTGTATAGCCCTGCTTTCGCATATATGCTATTTCACGGACAGCACTTGTTTTACCAGTGCCTGTTTCACCCATCAGTAACGCTGGGAGATTGTTTTTGACAGCAATCGCCAACGCCTTCTCAAAGTCTTTCGTCAATGAGATGGGACTGGTGAACGTAGGGACATATGGAGTGGTTTGGTTAAGAATATCCAACTCTACACCGCCATATTTAAAGGTTGTTTTAACCTTTGTCATTTTTAATCACCTCCTTTTCCAGCATAAACGCTGGTACAATCCCACAATTTTATGTGGGAAAGTATCAAAGTTTATTCTCCAGGTTTTGGTCTGGTTGTTTTTATAAAACCTTCTCCATGACATTTTGGGCAAGGTTTTTTAGATTTAGGATGATATCCTACTGAGTTATATTTTCTTTTTAAGGTTTCTAACCTTTCGTTATTATTTTTTATTTTATCTTCAACACCTCCTGGAAATATTGAGTTATACAACAGCATGTTGAATAAAAAATATGCTCCTGTTCGTATTTCTTTAGGAACAGACATGTGTGGGTATTCATCTCTATAAAAATCATCAACCTTACTCATAAAGTATTGAATTTCTTCCATAGTATATGAAACGGTCATCATTTTAGATGGATTGATTTCCATACACACACCTCCTTTCGTTGAGCCTTAACAGCTCATCTCTGCCCACAATTTCTTGTGAGCAGGATCAACTGTCAGTTGATGACTTTTTGGCGTATAAGCGTTTTTACCTGTTCACCAACCATCCCGATTCCCTTTTGGATTTCCTCAAAATCTTTTTGAGCCATGCGAGAAACTAATTCGGTTGCTGGTTTTTCTTCTTCTTTGACCTTTTTATCTAACGCATCTAACAGGTCATTCCGCATTTTCATAGCCAAGAAAAACGCCGTACCAAAAACAAAAGCGGTATTCATGTCTTTTACGACAAACGCCTCTTTGTCTTTAGGTAGTTCAGCCATCACCTTCATAGCAACTTCATCCTTTGAACTGTCGTCAAACGGATTGATTGCTGACAAAGTAAGTTTTGAGGCTATCTTAGCCACAACATGTTTGAAGGCTGCTTCTGACACACCAAATGATTCAGATATGGTTTTAGAACCCTTATTCGTAATCTTTATGGTTTGTTTTGCCATTATAGTCACCTCCTTTCTTGGGGATTATGCCCCTGTGAGAATGGGTTAGCATGGCTGGGTGCGTTTGTTGATATTGGAACGCCTAATATTGAGCTACTAACCCATCTCACCGAAGCATAAGCCTCGGTTAAGATTTTATCCCAAGCACTTTATCTGTATATTTATCGGCTTTTAGAAATCCGACAATAAACGATTGAAGCAAGGGAGAAAATCCAGAACTCGCTTCATCCTGTTTAGTTTTGACGCCCTCTCTCAAATCAATAATTTTATTATTGGCATCACGTTTGACTTCATATGTAATCATTTCGCTATCACCTAATGGTGTTAGGCTTGTGATTATCAGGCAGTCAATACGATTGGGATGAAAACGTGGTCGTATTTTTAAATCGGTTGCTTTATTCGCATCTGCTTTTACCATGTCTGCTTCTGAAATAAAGTAGACCTTCATCAAGTTGCCTATATGTTTAGCACGATATAGGTCAGCGCCCATTTTTATCATGATTGCTTGTTTTTGGTTATAATCATCAGGCAATCCGTTTGCTAATTGCATGATTGCACCTTTTTCAGTGCCATCAACAATCAGCATTTGGGAGTGAAAGCCATCTTTGAGGCAGACATTTTTAGCATATGCCGCAACCTCTTCAATAGAATTCATATTCACCTCCTTTCTGTGAATTGATATATGTGGCAACGGTCAGTAGTGAACTGACTATCTCTGATAGGAGTAAGAGATACCCCACGGGCGTTGCCGATAGAGGGTTTCCCCTCTACTTATTTTATCCGCACTCCAAAGCGTTTGATATCGGCTACGTATGTGTCACCGTAGTCCCATCCCCCGAAAGTCGCTTCTGATTGAACAGCACAGAACCAGCGGGCATATGGCTTGTCATCATCAACTTGCCACTTTTTCAATACCCGCCATTCCATGTTGAGTTCATCACCGCAGATATTGACTTTCCCTTTCCATATTTCGTAAGGGTCATCAATCTTACGAGTTTTCGCACACGGATTTTTCATATTGTTCTCCTTTTTTAATTGTTATCGGCAGCCTTGTCTACATATAATTCAAAACGGTCAGCATTGAAGCCTGAATTATCTTCTTTGAAGGCTTCTTCTACAGCCACCATAACCACCTTTTGTTCGTGGTATGGCATCTGTAGGCGCTTAAACGCTTTTGCAAGTGCCGTAGCAATTACTTTGTAATCTTTCCGTGTCATTGTAATCACCTCCCTTCATTTATTATGAAAGTTATTACCCAATCTCACCCACATGGGATAAGTTTGGGTAGCACCCTTCATACTCTGTCAGCCAATAAATGCTAACTGACCAGGCACTGGTACTTCTTTTGGGTTGTCCAGATATTCAACAATTTCATCGGCGCTACACTCTAAATTAGTACATAGCCACAATCTAATTGGTGTGGCTAAGTCATCATCAAGGGTATCTTCGCATAACATCGGGAACCCACAATGTTCGCAGGTTTTCTGCATGAATATCACCTCCTTTTCCCATCAAAAAACACGCCAGTTACGGCGTGTCTTATGTATTATGATTGGGCATCTGGCTTGCTCATAAGCAAACCAGGCGCCCAAGCACAATATGTGCTTAGGGCTTCATTACTAACTCATCTCGGTATTTGGTTACATTGCCTATCCAGCGTTGTTTATTACCAGTCAGGTAACGCTTGGCTATGTCCTCTATCTTTCCAGTTTTGCGATAATCGGCATAATAATGCTCAAATCGCAGGGTGGCTGCTAATGAATAAACAGCTTCATCCCACGACTTAAAATTATAGCATGGTTGTCCATCATAGCATTTATAGCCAAACGGATTATAACTGTTCTCGGCAATGCGTTTACCTAATGTGCTTTCGGCGTTTGATATTCCCACTAATATCCATTCGGGGATATTATATTTATGGGAAGCAAGTATAAACGCTTCGGCAGCGTCAGCAAGTGGGCTTTGGTGTTTTATGAAAAATCTCCGAAGCATTGCTACACGCTTTTCACCATCAGGAACTGCTACCATTTTGACTGGTTTAGCAGCTTCACCAGTATTTAGTTTCCCCTGTCCAGCATGATGGCATCCTCTTTCATATATAATTCTTTAGATGCCACTTGGAATCTTTCCCAGCGTTTCATAGCCCAATCGGCTTCTTCAGGATGAGCAGTTACCCATTCCTGAACTTTAGATAAGGATTGTTTCGGCTGTTTTAGATACCAATATACGCAGGAAGAGAACGCAATACCAGCGCCTAATATAGCACCGAGCGAGAAAACTTTTACCGTAAACATGAACTTTCCACCTTTTTTGGGTGAAGGTCCCGTCGGTAATTCAATTTTCTTGAACATGCGTATCACCTCCTTTCTGATGATATTGTGTGTGCGGTTTGGCACACATCCCCGCCCAGTGTAGTGGGTAGGGTCTATGTCAAACTATTCTTCACACGGATAAGGTGTATCGTCATACTCACCGAAGCGTATTAGCGTTTCCCGCATAATTTCATAATCTCTGATGACAGGCTTTAGGTCTACATCATCACACTCGGCTAACTGTGCTAAGGCATCAAATCTGCCAGCACGATAGCCAGCATTATATGTAGTAACGCTTTCGGCACGATTAGTTTTATATTCGTAATATCGGCCAAGATGCCAGATAAAATAGGCTACCATTAGCACGAATAATACGGCTACTGCTTTGTTCATATCCCTCACCTCCTTTTGGTTGGTTTATGTAACAAGGACCCCTCATACCGAGATATGAGGAGGCTTTATCACATAATCCGCAGATTATATGCTTGGCTAATCTCATGGGTATCGTCTATTGACAACGATAAGCCGAAACGAGCAAGTAGATATAAGGTAAAACTAAATGGCTGCCCGATTTCATCAAGCGAATTGAACCGATTGTGTAGTTTTAGCAACTGCTGTCGGCGCAATCTACCAGGTAGCATACTTTTATAATGGTCAACTGCGGTTATCATCTTCACGTTGAGGATGACAACTTGGTTGAGATTTTCCCCGATATAATTCCTGAAATAGTCAGGAAGTTCAGGCGCTTCGGTTTTCATAATGTATTCCTCCTATCTGTGCTTGTAAGCACATAGGCGGGGCTTGATACCCGCCGATCTACTTACAATCAATTGGCAATAGACAGCACCCATAACCACGGTTGTTTTGGTGTCATAGTACGGTAGACATCTACCTTAGCACCAGCAATTTTACGGACTCGGCGGTTGCGTAGCACAAGGTGAGCCAAAGCATAGGCAACAGATTGCCTACTGTATCTCTTTGGCAGCACTCGTGAGTAAGCATAAACACCGCCTACCGAGCCTACGAGTTTATAGAGCATGGTTTGCCTCCTTTCTGATATAGTTTGATACAGTTGGCTATAAGAAATGATGCGGTTTGATATGGTTATCAAACTCATAAAAACGGGCCAGAGTTTGATACACTCTGACCCGTTCTGTATCAGTCTGATATGGTTATTTGCTTTTTGACTGGTTTTGAGCGGCTTTTACCATTTTTTCTACCTGTTCATACAAGCCCAAGGACTTGATATTGTTCAGGTAGTTTAGGGCTTGGACACGCTCGGCCCTCTCGGATCGCTTTTTGGCGTTCCGTTCATCTTTGGTCGCTTCCCGACGGGCTTTGGCTTCTGCCTTTTTTTGGGCTTTGGCTTCGGCTTTTACCGCTTCGGCGAGTTCAGGATCGGATTTGGTCATTGCCTTTACCGCTTCCTGGGCTTGCTTCAGTTGCTTTAGGGCGTCCTGAAGCGCCAAAGTTTTATTATCAGTATTGATAGTTTTCATATCAATACCCTCCTATCTCGGTAAAATATCTTATGGCATTATTACGGAATTATAAGATACTGTTACCGTGCCGTCTTACAATCGTCGGGACTATGAGTCTCGGAATTATAAGACGGACCAATACATTATCTTATAGTAGGAGGTTATATTATAAGTATCCCATAATTCTGGCCCGCCGATGTATCTTATAAGACCAAATAACGGGTCATTTTTTGGGGCTTATGTATATCAAGGTACTATAAGATAGGGAAACTTGACGGGTATCGCCCGTTAGTCGTCCGACGTTCTTACTACGCTTGATAATACCCGAGCAATTATAATATAATCATAATTGAGTATATTATCAATTATCTATATATCATTATAAATACTTATATCAGAAAACACAAATTGATTGACCATATCAAAACATATCATTTTCTAGAACAAAGTGTATCATGACCTCCTTCAAACTGTATCAATTTCTAGAACAAACTGGCATTAAATATGTCAATTACTATATCAAATCTCCTACTAAACCAGCCAAAATTTTTGCTCGTTTTTTTTCTTATTGCTCTTGACAATTTTACGCATAAAATTTTGAAGTCATAGGATCGTTTCCTTAGTATCTCATTTTATAAAATAGTTATATGATATTATAATGATATAAACATACTTAGGAATTGACTACACGAACTCAAAACATGATGATATAGTTTGATATAGTCTAAACAAGCGTAAAGATGATACAGTTTGATATGGTTAGCTTCGGGGATTATTTATCTTCCAAGGGGAAATAACTTATAGTTCCGTCAGTTTCTCGGAGTTTGACATAATGATAAGTAGGTTGTTTGGGCTTGTAGGACTTGATATAACGACCAGAATATATATCACGCTTGTTACCATACTCCCATCTCTTTACAATCGCCCAAATAAATTGATAGATAATTATCGGGCTTATCAAGTATAATAATATAATTATGTATATCATATAAATATCTTATAGTATATGTCCATTATACTCTATAATTATCAGATTGTCAAGGTCGCAGGATTACTACTATAAGACACGCTATATGTAGTGTGTCAATTCATAGTCAGACACTACAGGATCAGTAGTGTATCAGATAGTATCAACACACTATATATAGTGTATATAGTATAATATAGTTATAGTATTATATCTTATAGTATAACAACAATGAAGTGATATAATTTGATATAGTTAAAGTAGTTTGATACAGAAGAATATAGTTGATATAGATTGATATAGTTATAGTATCTTATAGTATAATTACTATACTTGATATAGTATGATACAGTAAGTAGTAGTTGATATAGTATGTTGTAGTTATATAACAATGATAGTATATAGTTATATAAGTATATAGATTGATATAATAAATATAGTTATAGAATAGATAATAATATATAAGAATAGATTGAGATTGATTATTGTTGTTTGATATAGTTTGAATATAAAAGATTGAAATATAATAAATTAGATATAGTTCGTTCTATAACAAATAACATCAAACTATAACATTACCTCCCCTACTGTATAAATCTATATCAAAGTGTATCACAGTGGTAACGATGTCATCTTTTAGCCAAGCCATATTCCTATGAACCTCTATGCTGACCGTGACAGTTAATACATAGATTAATCGCTATATAGTTCTTGAAAGTTTTTTAAATTTAATTTTTGAATGAACGAGCTTATAAAGCGAGTGAATGAAAAAACCTGTCTTCTATTTATTTTTACAGTCATTCATCTAGCAAAGAAGTTTACGTTACGTAACTGAGCTTATGAACAGTCGTTCATTAGCACTGAAGCTAATTTTTTAAAAAAGAAGTAATAGCGGTTAATGATATCGTTCATTCCGAGTGTAACGTGTTGCGTTTCTTGATTTATTTACCTGTTTCCAGCAAGAGCTACTTTTTAGAGTAACCAGCATTAGCTCTGATAGCTTAGCTTATGCTTCATAGGTAGCAACCAGTAAGTGAGCCTTGTTTGCACGACTATTACTACACTTACTTTTACAGCAGTTTGTTGTTACAGTTTTTAGTCTGTAGTCTATTGTGCTGTACGATATGTTAATTCTAACTTTTTATGATAACAGTCTTTACAGAAATAAAACTCTCTATTTGCTTTTAAGTTATATGTTGCTTGAGAACCACAGTAATGACAGATTTGTTTATCTTTAAAGTAAAGTTTATTTATGATTGCGCTCATATGCCAAATTCTTGTGCGTCTATTACTAATAAGTCACTGAGAGTTTCGCTTGCTAATCTAGCGTATGCAACTGGAAGTTTAGAAGAAGTAAATTTATGTCTAGCTACGTCAAATTGTTCTAACCATGTGTTTAGATACATACAGAGTTCATTATGATCTGTTTGAGACATTGTGTCAATTGTATTCATAGTTTTTTAAAAAAATCCGCTTTCACCTGGTAGGGTTTGCTTAGACCCAACTGGTAGGGCTTCCTACCATGTGAAAACGGACTTGCCAGTTAATTCTAAGCATGTTAAGTATAGAACTATCAAAAAGTGTTTGTCAAGTACTAAAATTGATCTAGTTTGATCTCTTGTCATAATATGTCATAAGTTGTACAATTATGTCATAGAAAGGAGAAGTGTACATATGCCAAAATGGAGTATGGAAGAAAAATCAGCGAATCGTGACAGCTGTACGATGCTGAAATGTCCAAAGTGTCAACAAAGCAGCTGGTACGTCTTCGTTTTCAAAGAGACGTTAGAGTTTCATTGTAAAACGTGTGACGAACATAAGTATATTGTAAATAACTTAGAAACATTTACTAAAGTTGAATATCGTGAAATAGAAAAATAATATGTTTGGAATTAAACAGTGTCCAAAATGCAACAGCTTTAAGATTGGAACAGTAAAAAAGAAGAACTGGCTAACCAGTGCAATCAGAGGTCAGTACTTCCATGAACTGTTTAATCGTTCTAAAGATTTATATGTATGTAAAAGCTGTGGGTTTAGTTGGGAGGGAAGATGAAACAAAAAACAAAACACAAACAAATAACTGGTATTACTAAATACACAACTCACGACATTCACGAGCTTTTATGTAAACGCTGGCTTAAAGATGATTATCATAATGCTATAGATTATATTGAAACTCAAGCGTTGTTATGTCCATATTACGTTCCATTATTAGGGCCGCTTGGAAGTGATTGGGGAGTAATAGTTAATCCTAAGTCGTCAAAGTTTGGCTGCTTAGTATTCGAGCATGATTTTTGTGGTTGTCCAGATCATTGGAAGAAAGTTGGACACCAAGATGGTAGAGATTGGATAAACGAGAAAGAATGGGATGATATAAAAGATAATGATTATTATGACTGGTATGAAGAAGACTAAATCGTTTTTTGATCTAACTAAGAAAGAGCAGAAGCAGATTGTAGAGTCAGCTGCAAAAGTAAGTAACGATGCACAACGTGATTTGATGGAAGAATATGCATGCACAGTCTGTGGTGCGGTTCCAGGTCAAGCTCATAAAGACTTTTGCAAGCACTATATCTGTAAGCATTGCGGTGGTGATATAAGGATCAGGAATCCAAAAGGCTTCTGTGATCACTTGTATTATCCAGAGAACTGTACTGTATGCAGAAGAACGATCAGACAGACGCATTAGTGTAGACATTGGAAGCACCCGTCTAAAACTCAGCTCTCGTAGCTGGGGTATCTAAGCTGAGTCGTAAGCGAAGACAGATGGAGAGAGGGTTCAAATCCTTCATGCGTCACTTATAAAATATGAACAAATAATATGGCTATTTTATTTATATCATCAGTTATTTGGTTTGGGCTTTGTTTTGGAGTTGGATTTTGGCTTGCATATTGGATGATTAAAAAACTGTTTAAAATATGAAGTGTCAACATTGTCATAAACGTGAAGCGACAGTACATTGGGTTGGAGAAGGTGGAGTATTGGATTTTGTACATGGTATGTATGAAGAGTGGTGTGAGATATGTTCGTTGGAAGCACAATTGGCACACGCTAAGAAACACAAAAACGATTTACAGATTTTAAGGAAACGCTATGCATTACAAAAGAAAAAGATCAAAACAGCAAGTAAAAAACGTCAGAAGCAACCTTCGATGGTTAGGTAATTCTATGCGTAGAATGACAAAAAAAGATAAACAGCAATTATTAAATGCAAAGGAGGATATATATGAAAGATTATTGGTATAGCATTGTCATGATTTTGTTAATGGTTGTAATGTTAGTTGGAAGTATATTGTATATTTTTAATAAAGGAACATGGGATCGTCTGATGACAAATTTTAACAAAGATGTGGTAACAGCAAAAGATATGATATATCAGACTGGTAGTGTTCGGGTGTATAGATTTACGAAAGATAGTAATGTGTGTTATCTGGCTGACAAACAAGGTCAGGGAGTCAGTATTTATTGTTTGAAAGGAGAATAATATGAGTTGTCAAGATTGTGATGAATGACAAGATTCTGATAAGCATGCGTATTATCGTTGGAAGAACGCCAATGTAGAAGTTCGTGCGTGTGAGATTCATCTAAGGGAGATATTTGATGCATTAAACAAAGTTCAGGAGGAACGTGAAAAAGCCAACCAAAAAGCAGCTTGAGGAAATTGAACTTACTAAGCGTATGATTAAGCTGATGGAAAAAGGCTTTGGCAGAGATAAGTGCAAAGGATATCATCCAGATTGTGCCAACTGTCAGGGTCAGATATTAATTGGACATTTATATGCATTATTAGATTTATTGGATTATGAAAAGGAGTAACTGTATGAAATTTCAATGCAGTAAGTGTGGTATTCATTTTCCAGAAGAATTTAAAGATACATTAAAATGTACGTTTTGGGATGAGCATGGATTTCCGAAAGCACCAATAGAAGCGAAGAAACAAGTGTGGGATTGGTTATGTTCGTTTCCATATGATGAGTTTGCTATTAAATATGGAGTTGGATTGCAATTGAATTGGGCTGGTAGTCCATATTCAGAGAATCAGTTCCAGAAAGGTCTACCAAACTATACGAAATTAACTGAAGCGGAACAGCGTCAATTACAGAAAGACTGGTTTAATTTTATGAAAGAAATCAGTGATGATGGTAAAGCGTTGATTTTGATGCATTATTTTACACAGACAGATAAAAAGTGGAAGAAAAAACTGGAGAAATAATATGAATTGGAAATGTTGGTTGTTTGGACATAAAATTATTAAACAGAAAGCGAAACGTGCTAAAAAAGGTATGATTCCTATCCAAGCTGTTATTGGAACTGGAGAAGAAGTAGATTTTACTGTTTCAGAAAATTATGGAGATAAATATACTGATTATTTATTAAACAAATGCACACGTTGTGGTAAGTGGTGGATAGATACATATGTGAAAGGAAATATATGAGCTGTCAAGATTGTGAAGATTTTCAAAATTTAAATCAAACATCATATTATCGTTGGAAAAACGCTAATATAGAGATACGTGCTTGTAAAACGCATTTACTGGAAATATTTGATGTTTTAAATGATGCGCAAGAAGAAAGCAGTCTTAGTTTGTGTTCTTTCTGTATGTGCATGACAAAGACAATAGATGGAGAGTGTGGAAAATGTGGTAATAAAAAAATAAAATTATGAAAACACGTGATAAAATTATAGTATTGGCGTTTTTATTAATTGGCTGGCCTTTATTATTGTTATATATAGCGCAGTACATTAAGTTTGATAAAAAGATGAATCATTAAAGCTTGAAGTGTGGCTGGTCATTCCAGTCGGTGAGGTTGGCTGTAAGAAATGAGGAGTCTAAGACGAAAGCTTAGGATCACAGATACTAATATCGGAAACTCCTGTGTTTAAGAAGCCCGATAATAGACTTCTATCCAACCACACTTGAGGTTTTAATATGAAGAAAATAATTTTTGCAGCATTTATAGGATTAATAGCTGGATTTATAAGTTCAGCATTATTTTATTAATATGAATCATATTACATCATATCCTAAAATATTAACTCTTGGCTCGTCTATGACAGAGAACGCTCTACTTGGCAAAGTTTCCATCCAAGAAAAAGTTGATGGATCACTGTTTGGTTTTGGTAAAACAGATACTGGAGAGCTTTCTATGCGTTCCAAGAGTGTAGTCTTTCGTGATGGTGAGCGTGAAGTAGATAAAATGTTTATTCAGGCAGCTGATTATGTAAGAAGCATGCTTCACATTCTACAGACGTTTAAACCAGATACGTATTTTTACTGTGAATACTTATCTAAACCTAAGCATAATACATTAAAGTATGAAAATCGCCCTAAAAATGGTTTAGTTCTTTTTGACGCAATGGCAAATGGTCAATGGATGACACGTGAAGAGCTACAATCAGCAGCAGAAGCTTTTGATATAGATGTAATTCCAGAGCTGTATTACGGTGAAGCTGATGTAGACAAAATTAAAGAGCTTTTGGAAACAAAAAGTTATTTAGGTGGTGAAACAGTTGAAGGTGTAGTCATTAAAAACTATGTGGAGAAGATGATATTTCGTGGAAGCGTGTTTCCGATGTTTACAAAATATGTACGTGAAGCGTTTAAAGAGCGTCATGCAACAGAATGGAAGGTAAAAACAACAAAAGGTGGAGTAGATCAGTATGTAGAAAGTTTCAAGTCTGATGCACGTTGGCAAAAAGCATTTTTACACTTGAAAGAGAAAGATCAGATTACACAATCACCAAAAGACATCGGTCCACTCATGAAAGAAGTTCAAACAGATATTACAGAAGAAGAAGAACAAAACATAAAAGAGTTTCTTTATAAGTCATATAAAGATCAAATACTTAGAGCAGCAGTTCGCGGTTTACCAGAATGGTATAAAAACAAACTGCTGGAGAGCGTTGGAGATAGCGGGGTGGTGGAAAAGGTAGACACTAGCCAAATGTAAGATTGTAATATATCCGTTTACGATTACAATCATGTAGGGTGACTATACGAGCGCATTGGTCTTGGCCTGAGACTACTTTCATTCGACTGGTAGAAGTGTTCTCGGCAAATCCCTACCCCCGCAAAACCAACACTTGACATGACATAGTAGAGTATATATACTTGTTATTAAGCACATTGATATGTAGGGGTGACTGAACTAACTCGCTACGCACGAGTAAGGTAGCTGTCTGTCTAATGATGAATTAGATTGCCAACGTCAAGTGATGAGGTAAAAAGGCAGTGTTTCAGAGCCATAACTATTACAATTAAAGCTCCAGCTTTGCTTTAAAGCATGACTTAAGTAATTAGTGCGGAGGCTCTAGCAATTAGAAAGTAAGGGCAATTATTTGTTTGACCTTGCAAGCGAATATGGGGAAACCTGTTGAAGCCTCTGCTTGGAATGGCGGTAGTTGAACGGTCTTTCTCCCCTACATATTGGTGTGCTTTTTTTGTGGTCTTCACAAAACGACACATTTGCTATAGTTTGATATAGATTGACTCTCTTGACGCTTCATATACTTCTGACGTAAGATATACGTGTACATATCAAGACATATTTATACATATTTATGAAAATAACTAAAATTAAGAGAGTAGATGCATTATCTCAAGTTATCACAATAGAATTACCAGAAGTTGAGATTATGCAGCATAAAGAAAGTCAGTTTGAAAAAGTAGCACGTGAAGTATATAGACGCACAAAAAATTTATCTGATTTTTTACTATGGATGTCAGAATATGCTAAGACTGAAGAAGAAAATATGTATAAACACATTGGCGCATCTAGTGATGCTTTAACGTTAAAAGCATTTCAAGATGCGATCAAATCTTTAAAAAAAGGAAAACTATGACAGAGATTATTTTAAAAAAGAGAGGATTTTTGGGAAGATTAGTTAGAGTGCATAAGATATTCTATTTACATTATAAAATGTTTTTAAACACTATGAATCAATTAGATTCGTTGAAATATGCATTTAGATTCAGCTTTTTATTTTTATTTGGAAAGTAATATATGAAAGTAGTAGACACAGAACAATTACCAATAAAAATGTGGCTAGATGATATAGAAGATGGAGCTATGGAGCAGACAAAACACTTAGCTAATCTTCCGTTTGTATATAAGCACGTAGCAATTATGCCAGATAGCCATGTTATGATTGATACACAATCATAATTGTGATATAATCATAATATGAAAAATAGTCCAAAAACATTAAAAAAAAGAAATGAACTTAAAAGGAAATGGAAAAAAGAAATTGATCCAAATTCTTTCGCACATAAAATTAAAAAAGTTTGTAAAGATTGTAAACAATTAAAATTGTGTGAATGGCAAAGTTCTTTTACACAAACTGGTAAACCTGAATATAGGGCAAGATGTGATAAATGTCAAAAAATATATTTACACAAAATTAGAACAAGCGATAATTATAAAAAATTAAGAAATATTAGGAGAAAAAAAGAATTATTAAGAAGAAAGCAGTGGGCAGTAAATTATTTAGGTGGAAAATGTAAAAAATGTAATTATGATAAATGTCTTTCTGCTTTAACCTTTCATCATAAAAATCCTGATGAAAAAGAATATGAAATAGGGCAAATGATGGATTGGCAGATAGATAGAATTATTAAAGAATTAAAGAAGTGTGATTTATTATGTTTTAATTGTCATATGGAATTACATGAAGAATTGAATAAATAATATGTTTACTTATAAAAAAGATAATTTTAATGTTCCAATTAAAAGTTGGATACCAGAAGAACAATATTATTCTGATATGTCAATGGTTGAGCAGTGTGAAAATTTAGCAAAATTACCATTTACTTTTCATCACATATCATTATCTCCAGATGGACATGTTGGTTATGGTATGCCAATCGGTGGAGTGATTGCTACAAAAGATGTAGTCATTCCAAATGCTGTTGGTGTAGACATCGGTTGTGGTATGTGTGCGTATAAAACTCCAGTTAAAGAAATTACAGTTGAACAGATTAAAAAAATAATGGGCGCAATTCGTATTTCAGTTCCAGTTGGATTTGAACATCATAAAGAGTCACAGAACATTAAGCTTCTTCCAGACAGAGAAGAATATGGTGAAGAAATACACAAAGGAATTATAGAACGTCAATGGGAAGCTGCACTTCATCAGGTTGGAACGCTTGGTGGTGGAAATCACTTTATAGAGATTCAAAAAGGATCAGATGGTTATATTTGGTTGATGATTCATTCTGGTTCACGTAACTTAGGAAAACAGGTAGCTGATTACTATAACAAACAAGCTGTAGAACTAAACGCTAAATGGCACTCTAAGATTCCTCCAGAATGGGAATTAGCTTTTTTGCCAATAGACAGTAAAGAGGGACACATGTATCTCAAAGAAATGAAATATTGTGTGGATTTTGCTTTAGCTAATCGTAGATTAATGATGAAACGTATCATGCTGGATTTTTCTATGATTGCTGGTTGTAGTTTTATGCGTTTAGAAGATGATAGATTTATTAATATCGCACATAATTATGCAGCAATAGAGAATCATTTTGGAAAAGATGTATGGGTACATCGTAAAGGCGCTACGCTCGCACGTGTAGATACTGTTGGAATCATTCCAGGCTCACAAGGAACACACAGTTATATTGTTCAAGGCAAAGGAAATCCAGATAGTTTCCAATCATGTTCACATGGTGCTGGAAGAAAGATGGGTAGAAATGTAGCCAGAAAAACTTTGAGTTTAGAAGATGAGAAGAAAAGATTGGATGATCTTGGAATTGTGCATGCAATTAGAAATGAAAAAGATTTAGATGAAGCACCTGGCGCATATAAAGATATAGACATTGTGATGCGTAATCAAGCTGATCTGATTGATATTAAAGTGGAATTAACTCCACTTGCAGTTATTAAAGCGTAATATGCAAACAATTAAATTTAGTCATGTTTATAAGAAAATGCCAGAACATGTGACATATTTACAGACATATGTGACAGAAGTTTTGGCAACACATTATGATGATTTGTCTGAAGAGTTTATTAGACTAGATACAGAATATGCTGGTGGATATTATGATTTGCCAAAAACTAAATTGCTGATCATAGAACTATGGTCTGATACGATAAATGGTGGTCACAGATGGCAAACTGTAAGGCCGTGGACAAAACAAAAAGAAGAATATTACAGATCACTTCGTGGTCAACAAGTTAAGATAGAAATAAAGAAGGGAGCAATATGAAAAAAGTAACAGCAGAAATAGTAATTCCAAAAGGTGCTGATAAAGGTGATTTATTTGTTGAGCTTATTCGTCAGCTTAGCTTGAAGACTGGTAAAAGCGGTGGTAATGGATTAGGTGGAGAAAATGGATATGGAGTGGATTTTGAAAATGATGTGTTTATGATGCATCCATATTGCTGGTGTGAAAGTTACGATTGTCCATGGTGTGCTGAACATAGAGAAAACTTTTTGTATAAACCGACTGGTTTTAAAATGCACTGGTATAAGTATATTGGCAGAGATGAGGAAACTGAAGGCGAGCTTCCAAAAGATTGGTTTCAAAAGTGTGTAGATAGCATTTGGGGAAAAGACGATTGTTATATTGATTTTAGTTTAAGTCCACGTGATATTTCTGAAGGATTAATGGGTAGAAAAGAACCAGCGTATGTAGAGTTGTGTTTTAATGTAAAAGATAAAGTGATTGTCAAAGCTGAACTTTCTCCAATGGCTGAGTCTTATATGGTATATGGTTGGGATTTAGATATGATTATTTCCGACATAATGAACGGGTTAATGGATGAGCAAGCTGATGTAATTAAACAGATAAAGAAGTTGGATAAAAAATATCCAGAGCTTAGGAAAAAGATTCGTACAGATGCAATTGCATATCATAAAAAACAAATACAATGGCATAAAGATAGAGTAAAAGAAATGGAGGTTTAATATGGCAATTTGTCTAGGTTGTGGTAAAGATGCTGGTGTTATGAAAAATGGTAAAAAGCGATTATGGCACAATGAGTGCTATCGTGAATATTATAGAAAAGATATGGGAAACTTATTTAAAAAAAAGAGTAAGTATAATCGTAAAAAAGGAGGTGAACTATGAATATACGCAATCCAAAAACTGGAAGATATACGACAGCTGATATTTTTGGAGATTATAAAATTACATTACTGGAAAGAGTGGAAGATTTTTTGATAACGATTGGCGAAACTATTCGTTCACCTTTTCGTAACTTGTACAGTTTTGTACAGCGTGGAAGAAGGGGATACGCTGATGTTGATTTGATTGATTTTGATTTTTATCTTTCCAATATGCTGGAAAAAGCAATTGGAAGTTTCAGGGAAAGTACAATTGGCTTTCCGCAAACAAAATCAGTTAAAACATATCAAGATTGGTTAAATGTTCTCGCTCATATACGAAGAGGATTTAAAGCATCCAGAGAGTTGCAAGAGCGTAATTTTATGCTTTATGGTAATGAAAAGAAAAATGCACGATTGAAGAGAGAGTGGGAACGTGGTTCAATGTTGTTTATTAAGTATTTCTGGTATTTATGGCTCTAGATTTTGACACGTATCAAGATAAAGCGTTAAAAACAGCTCTCTATCCAGACCAAGGGCATAATATCGCCTACCCAGCTCTTGGTCTAACTGGGGAAGCTGGAGAAGTGGCAGAGAGGGTTAAGAAAGTGTTTCGTGATTTTAATGGTGAGTTAACACCAGAGCAAAAAGTTGAAATTGCCACAGAGCTTGGAGACGTGCTTTGGTATATAGCAGCTTTATCAAAAGAGCTTGGTATACCATTAAGTAAGATAGCAGAATATAATATTAAAAAATTAAAAGATAGATATAAAAGAGGAGTTCTCCACGGTGATGGAGATCATAGATAATATGGATCAAGATATAGCAATGACAATGATGGAAATAGAAAAAGGTGCAGATTTGAAAAAGTTTCATTCTTATACATTATTTAGATGTCAAAATAAGTTTTTGCATAAAGGTCAAATGAAGTATGTTCAAGCGATAGCAGAAGAAGCACGTGCAAGATTGTCTGTTCGTGGACTTGTAAAGTGTGGTAGATGGGGTTGGTTTAAGCGTACAGATTTAGGAAGAACTGGTTTGGTTTATAAAAATAAAGAGTGGATTGTTGAAGATATGAATAAACATATGGCATATCTTTCAGAACGTACACGTTTAGATAGAGAAGCAGCAGCTACTAGAAAAGCCATAGAACAAGCGCAAATGGAAGAAGTTATGCGTATGGATGAACACACTCAAAAAGTAGACACAATGCTTGATGAGATTGCTGAAACTGAGCCTAAAATTGATGAAAATACTGCTGTGGAAAACTTGACTCACGAGTTTCCAAAGGTATAATGGAAGTATACAGTGCGTAGCTCAATTGGCAGAGCGCACGATTTGGGATCGTGAGGTTGCAGGTTCAAGTCCTGCCACGCTGACCAGCGTAAGTGCGTTAAAATCAAGCACATACACTTTGTTGATCTGCAAAGATCAAAAGTAACGCAAGCGAGCCAACTTGATGAGCAGTGCTTACGTGTTGAATGTTTCTCGCTTGCGATGCATCTGTACGATAAAGGAAATCGCCCTCACTTCCAATGAGGAAATAGGGGTCCGAATCCCCTCAGATGCTCAATTGACAATTTAAATAAATGATGTATTATTAGCATATAAGATAACAGATGTCATGATATATGCAGTATAAAACTAATTCAATTCAGATAGCGTCATATTTATTGACTTTAGAAGAGATAACATTTAAGGGTGTTGATAAAACTAACCCGACAAGTGTATTTTTTATGTTTGATCCTCAAGAGAAAGCTGAAACAGCAGTAAACTCCCAATATTATTCAGGCAAAGCGCGTGTAAATCCCATTGAACTATTTAAAAACTACCGATTACTTAAGGATATGATTTTTGATGCAAAAAGGACACAGCTATGAGTTTAACTATTATTTGGTTAATTGTATGGTTAATAAATCATACACCGCCAGTTCAGATATTTTCCAACTGGAATAATTGGGGTATCGCTTTGACATTATGTTTTTTGATAGATGTATTAACACACAAAACTTAAAGGAGGCACTATGACTATCTAGGTCATCACCAGTAATTTGATGACCCTCGCAAGGGGGTGAATAGTCATGGGTGCTATTAGAGGAAAAAAAGGAAAGAGTGGTACTAAAAAATACCATCGTATGGAAGTAAAATGTGCAAGATATCGCAGCCAAAAGCGCAGAGAAAAGAATAAGATGCGCAGACTGGAAACGTACATGAAGCATAATCCAAACGATAAACAAGCTCTTACCAGATATAATCAGTTATACGAATTTGTCTATGGCAAATAAAGATTTTCGTAAGAAAGAAAAGAAAAAAAAGAAAAAGAGTAGCAAACGCTGATCAACAGCGGGCTTTCATATGCCCTTCTGTTGTTAAGTAGGGAAAGCAAGAACACGTCATCACCACATCATTGTGGCCTGTTGTTGCCCTGATAAGTGGTTCACGCTGCTCTTAACGCAGGAGGGTTTATGAAAATGAAAAGAAATGATTTGTGTTATTGTGGAAGCGGTCAAAAATATAAGAAGTGTCATATGAATCTGGATGCTGGTTGGCATTACGATGCTAAAGCTAATAACTGGTATAAACCAACTCCAGCTGATGAGAAGAAAGCTGAAGTAGAAAAAATTATATTGAGTGATGAGCCTGGAGCATCACCAACTGGTGAACAACCAGTTACTCTTCCAGTTGCTAATATGGGTAGTAAATAAGTGTAGAAAGGGGGTGATAATGTGGCAAAAAGCTTAAATCGTGTAACATTGATTGGTAATCTGGTAAAAGACCCTGAGCTTCGTTTTACTCCGAGCAATACTCCAATTTGCAATATTGTTGTTGCAACCGATAGACAATGGACTGTTGGTACTGAAAAGAAAACAGAAACAGAGTTTCATCGTGTTATAGCATGGTCTAAATTAGCTGAGATTTGTGCTAAGTTTCTTAAAAAAGGAACTAAGGTTTATGTTTCTGGAAGAATTTCTACCAGAACATATGAGAAAGATGGCGAAAAGCGCTTCATGACTGAAATAGTTATGGAAGATATGATTACGCTATCTCCTAATAGTAAAACTGAAGCTGATTTTGATGATTCAATACCGAAGGAGCATGTAGAAACTCAGACTGGAACAGATATGCCTTTTTAAGTGTATGTAGCCTAGATGATATGTTGATGAAAAAATACAATTCTAATCATCAGAAAGCATATCAGCGAGAAGATACAGAAGACAGGAGTTTGAGGTATAAGAATTGGCTGCGAAGCGTTGAAACAAATGGATTTTATCTTGATGTTGATCTGATAAAATGGCGAAATAAAAATGGTGTTCTAACACCAATCGCTATAACAGAGATAACACGTTGTGATAGTGAAGCAGTTACTCAAAACTATCTTAATGCGATCATTGATCGCTGGTACAACAGAGATAAACAAGCAGCAGTATGTGAGCGTCTTGGACAATTGCTTCATGCTCCTGTCTATCTGGTCGTATATCAGAAAGATATGCGTTGGTTATATGTATATAGTTTAAACAAAAAGAAATGGAGGCTTTTTAATTCATCTCAATGGGCAGAGTATTTGCGTTCTTTGTAGAAAGTTTGACATCTCTGTTTATATGATGATACAATATGTCACATATGGACATAGAAACTTTTACAGTCAGGGAATTCGCTGAGAAGATGCGGGTGACAGAACGCACTGTTTATAGATGGATTAAACTTGGAGTATTAAAAGCAAGTCAAGTGGTTAAAGGCGGAGAATACCGCATACCAGCATCAGAGTATGAGCGTATTCAAGCCAAATAATATATATGTCTAAAGCTATTGAAAAACGTGCTAATACTGCTCACGAATTTGAGCAGAAGATTATAGAGCTAAAGCGAAATATAGGTGAAAATACATGGGTAATGGCAGAACTTCTTTCTGAAATCCACGATAACGCATATTATAAAGAGTTGGGCTACGAATCATTTCCTCTTTGGTTAAGTTCTCCAGATGTTGATATCTCTAAACGTTTAGGATATTTATTTGTTGATTTATATAAAACGTATATTGTAGAGCGTAAAATGAAGCACGCTTCACTTGTTGGTACAGACTATACAAAATTATGGAAGATACTTCCAATCGTCAGAAAAGAGCCAGAAATAGCAGATGAGTGGATTGAAAAAGCAAAAACATTGCGTAGACCTGATTTGGAGAGAGAAATTCGTGCATATACTGTGTCTAAACGACAAGATGAGATTAAAAAAGCTGTTGAAGCTGTTCCAGTTGAATCAGAAACAGTTGCTACGTCTACACCGATAGTTCCAGCTGGAAGTGTTTTTATATATCCATCAATGAAACATTTAGATGATATAGCTGAAGCATCTGTTGACGCTATTATTAGTTATCCGCCATCTGGAGATTATTCTTGGTTTGAAATGGTATCCAGAAAACTAAAACCAACTGGTTCTGTTATGTTATTTGGAGATTATAATTCTATTTTTAGTTTAGCTCCACTATGCATGTATCATGGTCTTACTGTTATTCGTGATTTAATTTGGTATTACAAAACAGCTGGTAAGGTAACAGCTATTTCTACGTTAATTCCAGCTCATAAGACGATTATATGGGCAAGTAAGTCTGATAAATATACAAATAACTTAATTGACTATACTAAGGATGTATTTGAGATGGATTTTGACGCATCTTCCAGTCATGAAAGAGATGTTCCTCAGTTTGTTGCTAATAAATTAATATCTATATCCACCAATGTAAAAGATGTTGTTCTTGATCCATTTTGTGGAGTTGGAACAATTCTTGACGAAGCACGAAAATTAGATAGAAGTATTATAGGTATAGAAGAGGATGAGTACTGGTTTACCCTGACCAAAACCAGATTGACCAGTAAAATATGATAATATGGAATTTAACGAAATTAGACAATTGGCGAAGTGGGATCAAACGCAAGTTTATAAAGGATTAACATTTGATTTTCAAATGAAAATCCAGCGTTCTTTTGCGCATTTCCACATGCCTTTCATGGATAATTTTTATGCTGAACAGCTCAAATGTGCAGTAATGCGTGATAATAGATATAAACAGCATATTACATTAACATATGGAGATAAGAAATTATTAGCTGTAGAAAAATACAAGACAGTAGATTCACAAAATTTAAATATAGAGATATTAAAAGACCTCGTGCTTCCAATTGAACAAGCTGCTGGATTGTTTTTTGATAAACACATAAATAGATTAGTTCATGTTATTTGTTCCTCATCAGATGGAATGTTTTCTGCTTCACAACCAAATAAGATTTATATTATTAATTTAGATAAGATGCGTAGCGGTTTGTCTGGACTTCTTCAGAGTGGCGGTAAATCATCTATTTATCTTGGTACGAAATTTAAAAAGTCTGCATTGTCGTTAAATATAGAATGGTCAATTTTACAGTCTAATAATATGGTTAATATTTATAATCTATGAAATTAAATATAACAGTTGATCAGTTTAAAGAGTTAACAGAAAAAGAACGAAAGTATTTACAAGATTCTTGGATACCAGAAGAGGGTGATATGTATTATCGTGTTACGACTGTTAAGCTTCCAGACGGAAAATATGAAACACATGAAGACATAGACATAATTCATAACGCATGCGCTGGAGAATATGGTGAAGGTGTTAATATTGCCAAGAAAGTTGATGTTGATAAAGATGGAACTATTTTAGTTAAAGCTGAAATATATCCACTACCATCTGTCACTAATCTTATTTACAGGCTTGGAAAGTTTACTATTATTAAATCTAATCCATCTAGCTATGAAGTTACGTTTATGGGTGAACCTCCAGAAACAGATTCAATATCGTCAATCAATAAATCTATGCGCTTAGAAAGCTCAGAGGAACTATGCGATGCTTTATGGTATGCTTATTTAGTGCAATTACGATCTTAATTAACTTGCAGCCAATATTTGATAATATAAAAGAAGCTGGATCAAGCGCACAGTTAAGATGGTATGAAACCGTGGAAAATTAAATATCAGTGTGAAAAGTGTTCTCATATATTTGAGTTAAAATATCGTGGTTGGCATACAACAACACAATGTTCTGTTTGTGGAGATGTAGCACGAATGGTAAGCACTATTCATAAAAAGAATATTGTGTTTAATAAATATAAAGATGTTACAGCTTTTGGCACTGATGAACATGGAAGAACTGTTGGTATAACTACCAAAGGTACACGTGTTGATCCAAGAGAAACACGATATAATTTAAAAGATGATGAGTTTGGTTGGAAATCAACTGGACATAAAGTAAAAGGATTTGAAAGGAGATAATATGGCAGAAGAACAAAAATTATTTTGGGATATAGAAAAATTACACACATGGGACAAAAACCCACGTGATATTACACAGGAAGGTTTAGAAAGATTAAAAAAACAAATTAAACGTTTTGGACAGTATAAACCATTACTTATTACAGAAACTGGTGAAGTAATTGGTGGAAATATGCGTTTAAAAGCTATGAAAGAGCTTGGTTTAACTCAGATTTGGGTTAGCATAGTTAAACCTAAAAATGAATCTGAAAAATTGGAATATTCTTTATCTGATAATGATAGAGCTGGATATTATGTTGATACAATGCTTGCAGATTTAGCAAAAGAAACGGAAGATATTAATTGGGAAGATTATTCTATTGATTTAGAAGAGCCAACATTAGCTAGTGAAGCGTTAGAACGTCTTGATTTTAGTGATTTAGAAGATCAGCTTGATAAAGCTGCTGGAGAAGCTAATAGTGATAGAATTGCAATTACTTTTCGTATAGATAAAGTTAATGAAGAGCAAGTAAAAGCTGTTTGTCACAAGTTGAATTATGATTTGATTAAAATCTTAAAATTAGCTGGTGAATTATGACATATGGTAATTTTAATATATCCGATGTTTAGCAATAGTTATAATTTAAATGCTGATAGCACTTATGTTTTTAACAAAAGACTAATTAATGCAATATTAAAGTTTAGAAAAGACTGGATTTTTTTATATCTTTTTCCGTCTAACATTGGTTGGAAATATAAAAATGATGGATTTTTTGAAGAACATAAAGAAAATGTTTTACGAATACCATTTTATATCTCTGTTAATAAAAAGGAGATGGTAACTCATTTTAATGTTGACGATTGGCAAAGAATCAATCAAAAATATGCATATGATGTGTTTATTAATAATACTCCAGAAATAACATCTCAATTTATTCCGCTTTTTCAGGCAGTTACTCCAGAGGGAACACCATTTGTTGTAAATCAGCATCATTATGTTATTCATAATGATTTGCCATATGCAATGACAGACTTTGGTGATCGTGGAATAATTATGCTTCAAATTGCTGGTTCAATGTCAGCACATATGAATATTTTTAATAGTTTAAATTGTAAGCGTATGCTTGATGATAACTTTAGAAGACATTTTAGCAGTACTCCAAAATATAAAGGTGATGTTATCTATTATGGTTTTAGAACAGAAGATTATGATAAACATATAAAAGAGAGCAATTCTGAACCAACATTTGTTTATAATCATAGACTTCAAACATATAAGAATTGGCAAGATACGTTTGAAGTATTTGATAAGTTATATTCAGATAAAATTCCATTTAAAGTAATTGTTTCTTCCATAGATAAAAATAATGAAACACTAAGTAAGCCGTATGTTATTTATCCAACTTCCATCTTGGATCATGATCAATATTTAGATTTTATTGCTCCAGCTCATATTAATATGATTAATTCACAGCATGAAACTTTTTGTCAAAGCATTGCTGAAAGTATGTTGCTTGGGCATGCGGTTATAGCTCCAAATAAAGCAACGTTTCCAGAATTGTTACCAGCGAATTATCCATATATTTTTACAGAGAAAAAGACACAATATTTAATGGCTAGAGAGTTAATTTTAGATTTACAAAAAACAAAACAAATTGGATTAACGCTGAAAAAGCATGTTTCTGAAAAGTTTTCAGAAGATGTTTTTGCACAAAACTGGATAAAGCTAATAGAGCGTAATGTTGATAGTTTAGAGGTTGTTAAGCATAAATTAAAAAAGAAAGATAAAGCTGAGGAATATTTCAAAAAAATTCCAGATAAAATTCCCGCATTATTATTGTTTAAAAATATGAGAACATGGATAGGTGGAGATCAAGCGTTTCCATTTAAAAAATTAAAAAGTATCATTAATGCATATGGATTTAAAGATAAGCTTATCGGAGATAATCTATACTTTGTTAGGGAGACAATATGAAAAAAATATGCATCATTGGAGCTGGAGTTGTTGGACAAGCTGTTGGAATAGCTTTAATTCATCGTGGCTTTGAAGTTATTTTTGTTGGTAGAGATAAAGATGTGCTTATAAGCTTAAAACAAAAATATAAATGTGAAACATATCTGGAAAAAGATGTTAATTATGCAAAATTATTGTGTGACATTTATTTTTTGACAGTTCAAACGCCAACTGTAAATGGTGCAATTAATTTGGAATATTTAATGAAAGCTACGCTTAAATTGGCTTATCAACTTAAAAGAACTAAAAAATATTTTGTTGTTACAATTAAAAGCACAGTTCCACCAGGTACGTCACATAAAATTAAAAGACACATATCTATTCATAGTAATAAAAAACCAAAGAAAGATTTTGGAGTATGCATGAATCCAGAGTTTCTTAGACAAGATCGTGCGCTGGAAGACGCTTTAAATCCACGATTAACATTAATTGGTCAGTTAGATAAGCAATCTGGTGATTATTTAGAAAGTGTTTTTAAATATTTTGACGCTCCAATAGTTAGAGTTTCGTTACAAGATGCAGAAATGGAAAAATATGTTCACAATATATACAACGCTTGTAAAATAGCATTTTTTAATGAAATGAGGGTTGCGTGTAACATTTTTAATGCAAAAGCAGAAGTTATCTTTCCGTTGGTCGCTAAAAGTTGTGAAGGTATCTATAACCCGATATATGGTTTAAAAGATAAGGGTCCATATTCTGGAGCGTGTTTACCAAAAGATGTTAATGGAATGTATTGGGTATTAAAGAAAAAGTCAAAATCTTTAACAAAGATATTAGAAGCGATCATTAATAGTAATGAAGAATATAAAACAATATGTTAACTATTGCTATACCGATTATGGATCAGTTATCCGATGCTATCGGAATACTGAAGCTCCTTCGTGATAATACTTCACGTGCTACCGAATTTCTAATTATAGATAATGGTTCTACTGATCCAGTAGAAGATGTTTTTCGTAATTATATTAAACCAAGTAAGCTTAATTATATACGTAATGAACAAAATATTGGATTGGTTAAAACAATGCAGCAAGCGTATGAGAACTGTCAAACGGAATATTTAGCCATTATGCATGATGATGTGTTTATATATGAGAAAGATTGGGATGTTACTGTTTTGCAATTAATCAAAAGTATGGGAAATATAGGCGTTGCTGGATTTTTTGGAGTTCAAGGGATTGGTAAAGTTGGTGAGCGAATTCAAGATGTAGATAAGTCTGGTCAAGCTCCAGGCATGTCAAATATGCTTGAAGCTGAAAAACATGGTATGAGGTTAAAAACAGATTGGCATCCATGTGCCACTGTAGATGGTTTTACTATGATTATAGATATGGAGTTGTTGCGTAAGACTGGTGGATTTGATCAGAGATATAAATATCATCATTACTATGATAGAGATATTTGCTTAGAATCATTAAGGCATGGGTATAACAATATTGTGATTGGTGTTTCGTGTCATCATTTGTCTGGATTAACAGCCAATCGTGGTCAATATCAGACATGGATAGACTCTCAAACGGCTCAAAGTCGTGAAGGTGATGAGAAGGGGCGTACTGGAGATAAATGGACACACGATACAAACGCAGAGTTGTTTTTTAATAAATGGAAAGAAGTTACGCCTTTATATGTTTTGGAAGATTTTAGCTTTAGGGATAATAGTATTAAATATACATTTGGTGAATATCAAAAAGACAAGATTAGAGGCTATAAACTTTAACACTTGCCTTTTACGGTATTTGGGTGTATAAATAAGTCATAGTATGGACACAAAAGCACAGAAATTTATACCTTTATTTGCTGTACATGTGCCAAAAGAGGTTGATAAACCGCTCTTGGATGTGCTTCATTCGGGTTATATAGGTCAGGGTCCAAAGGTTGACGAGTTTGAACAAATTCTCTCAAAATACTTCGGTACACGAAACATTCTCACATTAAATAATGGAACAGCTGGTCTTCATCTTGCTTACAGATTATCTGGTATACAATCTCCAGAAGATGAAGTGATTACTACTCCAATGACTTGTGCTGCGACAAATTTGCCAATACTTGCAAATAATGGAAAAGTTGTGTGGGCTGATGTAGATAAGAGAAGTGGTTTAATTGATGTTTTAGATGTAGAGCGTAAAATTACTCCACGTACTAAAGCGATTGTATGTGTTGATTGGGGGGGAACTCCATGTGATATAGATGCGCTTATGCAGCTTGGAGAAAAGTATCATATTAAAGTTATTGAAGATGCTGCACATGCGTTTGGTACTACATATAAAAATCGCAAAGTTGGAACGTTAGCTGATTTTACAATGTTCAGTTTACAAGCGATTAAACATATCACTACTGTAGATGGCGGTTTATTAATGTGTAAGTCTACGGAAGATTATCGGCGTGGAAAATTGCTTCGTTGGTATGGTATTGATAGAGAAACAGATAGAAAAGATTCACGTATAGAAGAAGATATCGTAGATTGGGGATATAAGTTTCATATGAATGATGTGGCTGCTACTATTGGAATTGTGCAAATGGATCACATTGACAGGATTTTAAAGATGCATCGTGATAATGCTAAATACTATCAAGCTTCGCTTCCAGCTGATTTTTATGTTCCTCACACAAAGTACTTACAATATAGCTGTGAGCCATCTTATTGGCTTTACACGGTTGTTTTGCCCAAAGCTGAGTATAGAGATCGTTTTGTGGAATATATGAAGCAAAATGGTGTACAAGTATCTCGTGTACATGCCCGCAATGACACTCACTCTGCTTTTAAGTCATCTAAGTGTGTGTTACCGAATGTTACAGAATATAATAATCGCATGGTATGTATTCCAGTGAATTGGAGTTTAACGCAAGAAGATAAAGAAAGAATTGTGACTTTGTGTAAAAACTTTATTAGTCAATGTGAAAACATTAATATAACCAAAGGTAAAGATATATTATGTACGTGTGGATAATATGATTATTTTAGGATGTCCAGTTATTAATCAGAAGCAATTCACCAAATCGTTGGTAGAAAGCTTGAAGAATACCGTTAAGAATACGGATGACTTTCTATTTGTAATTATAGATAACAATTCCTCTGATAAGTATTCATTAGACGAGTTTCCAGATGTTCCATTTAAAATAAAAATTATCAGGAACGATGAAAATAAAGGATATTATTATCCACTACTTCAATTGATGCAGTATGTTAAAAATCCAGAAACTGATCATGTTGGTCTTATTCATAATGATGTTATTTTTTACGAGCATGGTTGGGATGAAAGAGCAGTTAAAGCTTTTCAAGATTTCAATCATATAGGTGTTATTGGTTTAGTTGGTTCATATGAAGCAGATGAAAATGGTGGAAGAGGTGGTGGAACAATGTGTTTCTTCAATGGTAGCAAAGGACAGTCTCAGGCAGCTGGATTGAGAGTGACTGGAGTTGAGCCAGCAGTTGTTTTAGATAGCTTATTTATGCTTTTCAGAGCAACAGTTGTTCCATTTTTAAAGATAGATAACAGTATTACTCCATGTCATTTCTATGACAGAATCTGGTCAATTAGAACAATAGAGAGTGGTTGGTCTGTGGCTGTTCTTGGTACAGAAATAGATCATATGGGTGGTATTACTTCGTGTGCCGAACCAGAATATCAAAAAGCATCAATGCAATGGTGTGATAAGCATAATCTCGCATATGAGATTAATAAAGGAGATCATTATATTTATCTAGAAGCCGAAAAAAGATTTTTAGGTGAATATCGTGATCAAAAACATTTTATTCCAATGACCGTTACAAAAGATTGGAAGTATGAAAGGAGATAAATATGCAAGCTGATACTCATGAAGAATTTATACCAGGCAAAACCAGAATAAAATATGGTGGAGCAGTAATAGATGAGAGGGAAATTAAAGCTATCCAGAGTGTGTTAGATAGAAATTGGTGGACTATTGATGAAGAGGCACGATTGTTTGAAGAAGAATTAGCTGCGCATGTTGGCGCTAAGTATGCAATATACACAAATTCAGGTTCTTCAGCTTTATTACTTGGAATGTCTGCACTTGATATGACGCCAGGTACTAAGATTTTGATTCCAGCCGTTAACTTTCCAACGATTGTTAGCGCCGCAATTGTTAATCGGTATGAACCTGTGTTTGTAGATGTTGATCCACGCACGCTGTTTATAGATATTAAAACACTAAATGCGATGCCACCAGAAATGATGGCTGATGTTGGAGCAATAGCGCTTGTGAATATTGCTGGAAATATTGGTGATTATGAGGAAGTGATTAATTTTGCAAAATCTAAAGGGTGGAAAGTGATTGTTGATAATTGTGATGGATTTGGAACGATGTATAAAGGGAAATCAGTAGAAGCTTGGGCAGATGTGTCAGCAACATCTTTTCACGCAGCTCATATTATAACCACTGGAGAAGGCGGAGCAATGTTTTGCAATCATGAGCGTGTGAATAAAATTGCTAGGTCTCTTAGGGAATGGGGAAGAGTTGGTGATTCAGATTTAGATCAGCAATATGAAGGTTTGCCAGAAGATTATCCAGCTCGTTATACATACATAACAAAAGGATTTAATCTGAAACCAATTGAACTCCAGGCGGCTATGGGAAGAGTACAGTTGACTAAATTAGATGCAATTAAAGCAGCGAGAAAGCATAATCATGACCGTTTATTAGAAGGATTAATGCCATTAGAGTCATTTTTACAGCTTCCATATACATTACCAGATGCAGATGTAAGTTGGTTTGCATTTCCAATTATAGTGAAAACACCAGATCAGCGACCAGAGTTGCGGAGGTTTCTAGAGAAGAAGAATATAGAAACACGTGTCATATTTGCTGGAAATATTACTAAACAACCAGCATATAGGACTGGTTATCATTATAGTGTTGTTACAAATCTTAAAGAGTCAGACATGATTTTGCGACAAGCGTTTTTTGTCAGTACGCATCCAAGTGTCACTGATGAGATGATTGATTATGTAATAGCGTCATTTAAAGAATTTTTTGATCAGTCTTATTTTTAATATGCCAAGAGTTTCTGTCATAATCACAACATATCATAGACCAGACATGCTTGAGAAAGCTATACAAAGCGTGTTGAATCAGACGTATCAAGATTTTGAGATATTACTGATGGATGATAATTCTAAAATGCCACAACAACTGGCGATTTTAGATAAGTATAAAAATCACCCTAAAGTAATATTTTATCAGTCAGATGTTAAAGATGAAGATAGAGTAAAAACAGTAAGATATGCAGATTTGGTTAACATAGCTTTTACCATGCTTCATGGGGAATTTGTTACTTATCTTTGTGATGATGATTATTTTTTTGATTATAGATTAAAAACAATGGTTGATTATTTAGATGAACATCCAGATGTAAGCGTTGTATATGGAAGACAGAGAATGATTCGTATATTTGATGATCGTGAAATAGCATCTTCTACCCGTGATGCTGAACATGTTTTGGATAATCCAAATACTCTTGTAGACCATTCTTCTGTGATGCATAGAGCAAGTTGTATTAAAGTATGTGGTAACTGGCCGAATGATAAAGGACTGTGGGGAGCAGCTGATGGGGCATATTGGGAGAAGCTTGCAAAAGCTGGTTTTCTGTTTTATCCAATTAAAAAAGTGCTTGATGTTCACATTTACCACGAAGGCAGTTGGACAGGTGCTGGTAGATGGCAATCTTTAAAGTATGGTGGAGCTGAGCCAGGCTCTGTCGTTTTAGATAGCGGAGCAACAGCTCAGTTTGTAGTAGAGGAGACAAAATCATGAAAGAAAATAGAATCTTAATTATTGGCGGAGCTGGTTTTATTGGCTCATGGTTAACACATCATTTATATGAACTTGGACAATCTATTATAGTTGTAGATTCTAATGTTCGTAGTTATGAAGTTGATGGTGTTTACAATGAAAAAGTAAGGGATTTTAGGGCTTCAGAGTTGCTTCATTTGCATGAAATACCATATTATGCTCAAAACTTTGCACGTGCTGGAACATATCTAATGGAAAATGAGAAACCAAATATTATTGTTAACTTAGCAGCTACACCTCTTGAGAAGCCATTTGAAAGTGATGAATCACAAATACAATTAAGTGGCGATATTATGATTTCTTATGATGCTGTTTCTTTGGCTAAAAAATATAAAATAGATAAGTATGTATATATGTCATCTCTTTTTGCGTATGGTGATTTTGAGGGAACTGCTACAGAAGATCAATTGCTCAATCCTAAAACGCCATATGGAATTTCTAAGATGGTTGGTGAACTACTTGCTAAGTCACAGTTAACTAATTGGAATGTCGTAAGAACAACATCTGTATATGGATTTGGCGATATAAACAATCGTGCCACACAGATATTTATTAATAAAGCAATTAATGATGAACCGTTTTGGGTAAACAAAGAAGCTGTATTAGACTATATATATATTAAAGATTTTGTTGAAGGATTAGCAAAAGTTATTTTAGAAGCTCCAGTTGGCGAAGCGTTTCATATTAGTGGTGGGAAGCCTGCTTCACTTCTGGAATATGTTCAAGTTGTACAGAAGTATTATCCAAATATGCGTTATGAAGTGAAATCTGTTTTTGATAGACCAAAACGTGGATCATTGAGTAATGAAAAAGCCAAGAGGATGCTAAACTGGCAGCCTAGATATACTCTGGAGAGTGGAGTTGCAGAGTATATGGAGCATGTCAAGAAGTATGGATACGCATGAAAATGACCAAAGTTGAAAAGTTGTGGCAAGCGATTATCTTAATGTTTATCAGAAATGATTGTCGTACATTTTTGACGCACGATCAATCTAAGTTAACAATATCAAAGCAGATAAAATGGTTTAATGAAATATATCCAAATCATCCTGGATCAGCATATTTATTTTGGAATGGAATTATTCCGATTGGATATGGTTTTATTCAAAAGAAAGAGGATGGAAAGAATTGGATAAGCGGTGGCGTTATAAAAATGTTTAGGGGAAAACATTTCGGTTCACAATTATTTAAGATGTTAATTGGTCAGATGAATAGTGAGTTGTGGCTTGATGTTTTTAAAACAAATACAGCAGCTTTAAGAATTTATAGAAAACTTGGTTTCAGAAAATGGTCTGAAGATATTACACAATATGGACAAGTAATTGTCATGAAAAGGAGGGCGTATGTTTAATTGGGCTTTATTTTGGGAAGATCACCCCAAGAAAGAAGAAAATAGTTTATTGTGGAAAAATTTACGACCAGATAGATATGATTATGAACAAGCTTTTGATCAAGTTGATCAGTTAATGAAGTTCAGTAAATACGATAACGTGCTTGAAGTTGGTTGTGGGTCTTTTGAGTTTTATCCATATTTAAAAGATAAATGTAAATTTATTGTTGGAGTTGATTGGTCTAGAGAAATGGTTAGTCTTGCATATAAAAGACATCAAGTTCATATTGTACATTCTGCTGCCAATAACTTAACTATGTTTTATGATGAGCAATTTGATAAAGTGATTACAATGGCTTTGATTCAATATGTTCCACGTAATATGTTTGAAGCAACTATCTCTGAGCTTTTAAGAGTAACAGCAGAAGGTGGTAAACTACTTATAGGTGACATTGTAGAAGTAGCACCAAAAGACTCTGAAGTATTTGGATATTCTAAGTCTGATTTTGAAGAGATATATAATAGACTTAAGTCTAAATATAACTTGAAGCATTTTAAATTTAGTAAATCTGTTTTTGAAGATAGACCACATTTAATTATTGGGAGATAATATGAAAATTTGTATTGGAATAGCAACATACATATCTAATGACATTCAACGTGAGTTTACTGAAATGACTATTAAATCAATTCAGACTAAACATGAAGTGCTTGTGTGTATTGTGCAAACTTATGCAGAAGAAGAACAACAAAATAAACTGCAAGAATTTTTAGAAGAACAAAAGTTAAAGTATATTTATTTTAAGAGCGATAGAAATAGTGTTTCTAAGGCGTGGAATCAAGCAATTATTCATGGCACAATGAATGGTTTTGATTATATTTTAATTCCAAATAATGACATTATTTTCAGATCAGACTGTATAGATAATCTTGTTCAATTTGCAGAAACTCATCCAGAATTTATTATGTGGACAGCTAATTCGTATGCAGTAAAAAATAAGTTAGAGGAAGTGGAAATTAATGATTCATTTGACGAAGCGCCACACTTCTCATGTTTTATGGTTAAGAATGATTTTATTAATAGATTTAGGGAAAAAGAGCTTGGAACTAAAGAGCCAGTGCCAGGATTATTTGATGATCAATTCCAAATGGCATACTTTGAAGATAATGATATGCATAATCGTATCTTGCGGGCTGGATTTAAAGCTGGAAAGACAGCATCAGCTTTATTTTATCATTTTGGATCAAGAACAATCAAAACAGATAATGAGTTAAATTATAAAAATGGATTTTCTTATGAGAATAATCGTATGTATTTTGTAAGAAAATGGGGATGGGACCCGCAATATAAACCATTAACAAATGACGATCCTTTACGATATGAATATAAAGGTCCATTTGAGCCAGTTGAATCATTCGGTCCACAACCAGAACCAAAAGGAGGAATATGAACGAAGAAAAAAAGAAACCAATTTACATGTTGGTGTGGGGGGATACTCCAGATTGTGCCACTGGATTTTCCACTGTTATTAAAAATGTTTTTACACCATTAGCTAATAGTGGAAAATATGAAATAGATATTATTGGTATTAATGATCGTGGCGGATGGAAAGACCCAAATAAATATCCTTTCAGAATTTATCCAGCTAAAAATCCACTTAGCACGGCAGAAGATTTTCATGGGAGACCACGTTTAATTGCTGCACTTGCTGGTAAAGACCCTGAGATAAAACCACCGTGGGATATTGTTTTTTGTTTAAATGACCCATTTATCTTAGAAGAAACATTGCCAGTGTTTAATCAATCAACAGCAGATGTGATGGCAACGATACAGGAAACATATAAAAAGAAAGTTAATCCAAAAGCTTGGTTTAAAACAGTTGCTTATTGGCCGATAGATAGTGTTATTAAGGGTAATTGGGTACAACACGCTATTAATAAGTTTGATGAAACAATAGCATATACAAATTATGGAATTAAAGAGATTGAATTTGGAGATAGAACTTTAAATGAAAATAAAACAAATGTAACAAGCAGAATGAAAGTTATCTATCATGGTTATAATCCAGATCAATTTAAACCATTAGATGAAAAAACTAAAAGTGGTTTTAGAAAACAATATTTTGAAAACAGATTAACCGATGATACGTTTATTGTAACTGTTATAGCACGAAACCAAATGCGCAAAGATATTCCACGTGCGATGGCAATTTTTAAAGAATTCCAAAAGCGTAGACCAGATTCTTTCTTATATATTCATGCCCAAGAGTCTGATGTGTGGGGTTCATTAAAGGGGTATGCAAGCAATTGGCACTTAGAGCTTGGAAAAGATTGGGGATATCCAGCTTCATTTAGTGCAAATACTGGATTTCCAGTTGAAGCTGTTAATCTTTTATATAACGTTTCTAATTGTGTATTATCCACAACGCTTGGCGAAGGATTTGGTTTTTATAATTTTGAAGGAATGGCTACCAAAACAGTGGTTGTTGCTCCAAATAATACGTGTCATCCTGAGCTACATGGATATGATGCTAAAGAAGATATTAGCGATATGGATAAGTTGTGGGAAAAAGTTCGTGGAGTGCCAATTAAGTGTGCTTCTACAAGTTCTGAGTGGGCAACATTTGGGGTTCAAGATTTAGAAAGACCACGCCCATTGGTAAATGTGGATGATGCTGTTAAAAAGCTTGTTTGGGTATATGATAATCCAGATAAAGTTAAAGCTATTACAGATCGTGCATATGATTGGGTTAAACAGTACGAATGGAGTAATATCGTAAAACAATGGGATGATGTTTTTACCAATCTTCATACCCAATTGGAAAAAGAAAGAGCTGAATATAAACCACCAACAGATTTGAAGATGGATGAAATTAAACCTATCGCCAAATCTAAAATAGAAACAGCATGATATGGACAATGAAACAGATAAACCAGTTAAGCAACGTAATGACTGGAAAAAGCTAAAAGCAGAATTTTTAACAAGTGATATTTTAACTATTAAAGATTTTTTAGCTTCTAAAGGCATTACTAAATTCTTTAACAATTACACTGCTGGTTGGGCGAGAGAGAAGCGTCAATATCGTGATAAGGTATTAGCTAAAGTAGAAGAGGTTGGCGTACAAAAAGAAGCAACTAATCTAGTTGAAGCTCGTGAGCGACAGGCAAGATTATCACGATTTTTACAGTTAAAAGGGGCAGAGAAACTTAAAACAGTTGAATCACAAAGTCTTGGTGTGAATGAAGCGAGAAAGTTAGTTGTAAGCGGAATGGAACAAGAGCGTAAAGCTCTTGGATTAGATAACCAACCGTCTAATCTGACACAAATAAATATACAAGGAGGACCTAAAACCAATTTAGATAGAATGGTAGAGGAGCTATCATATGAAGAATTACTTGAGCTTATTGCAGTCCTTAAGCGATCAAGAGCAAGACGCACTATATCTGAAGCTTCTGACGTTAGCGAGCCAGAAGTTGAAGAAGGAGAATCTGAATGATTTCTTCACTTGGTGTATGGCTGTTTGGACAACAGCTCGTGGCAATCCATTAGACTTCACTAAGCGTAAATATTTAGTTCAGGTTTATCAAGACCAATATCCAAACATAGTTTATAAAAAAGCTGCTCAGATGGGTCTTTCAGAGCGTCAGCTTGCAGAATCTGTGTGGGTATGTGAACAAAAAGGAATGAACGTACTTTATACGTTTCCTACCCAAGCTCATCTTCAAGATTTTGTTCAAGCCCGTCTTGATCCAGTTTTATTAAATTCTGACTATCTTCGTGACAAAATAGAAACTGCTGATAAAACTATTCAAAAGATTGCGCTTAAAAGAATTGGTAAAGGTCATTTATACTTACGTGGTTCACAAAATGAAAAGCAAATAATCACAATAGACGCAGATATGATTGTACTGGATGAGCGTGATAGATTTTTACAATCCAGCGTTCCATTTATAGACAAACGTTTATTAGCTTCTGATTTAAAATGGCGTAGAGAAATATCTACTCCAACTCTTCCAGGTCTTGGCATAGATGCTGCTTATAATGAAAGCAACCAAATGGTATGGCAAATTATGTGTGATGAATGTAAAACGTGGCAAGAATTAGATTTCTTTAAAAATATAGATATGGAGAAATGTATAGTGCATTGTACGCAATGTGGTAAAAAAATAGATAGATTAAAAGATGGTAGATGGGAAGCTTTAAATCCAGAGTCTACTGTTCATGGATATAAAATTAATGGTTTATATAATCCACAAAGAACTGTTGAGGAATTAGTTAAAGCATATAATGATGCAAGCTATAGTGGTTTTGCTGATTTACAACAATTTTATAATCAAGTTTTAGGATTAGCATATGATATTACTGGTCAACAATTAAATACTTCTGATTTAGACAGATGTAAGCGTAATTATTTATTTCCAGATAATAATGCAAGAGGTTGTTACGCTGGAGTTGATGTTGGTGTGAAATATTTACATTGTGTAGTTTTTAAAAAAACAGAATCTGGTGTACCAAGAATTGTTTGGGCTGGAACGTTAAATGGTTTTTTTGGACCGATTGGAACGGTTGAAGCAATTATGAAAAACTTTGATGTAAAGATATTGGTAATTGATAAACGACCAGAAGTGACAAAGGTTAATGAAGTAATTGAAGCATTTCCAAATAAAGTTTTCGCAGCAGAATACTCCAATGCTAAATTTTATGGTCAAGAATATATACGATGGGATGAAATTAAAAAAGAAGCCACACTTGACAGAACGGTGTCAATAGATTATCTTATAAGTGATATCCAAGGTCAACGTATAGAGTTGCCAGTGAATATAGAACAAGTTGAAGGATTCTATGATCATCTTCAGTCATCAGTGAGGGTGACGGAGAAGCAAAAAAATACAGGGGTTGACGTAGCTAAATGGATAGAGAAAGGTGCAGATCATTATTTGCATGCTTTAAATTACGCTAGAATAGCAGCTATGCGTGATGTTACTGGAGAGGCGTTGCTAAAGTATTATATAGAACCTGAACAACAACCAAGAATGGATTTGTTGCAATGGTTTAGACAAAGAGCAAAGCCTATTAATTAATATGTCAATTTGGGACACATTGCTAAAGAAGGCAATTAGTCCAATAATTAAGGAATCAATAGACGAATTTAAAAAAGAAACTGTAGAAAAGAGTCTACAGGTCCAAGAGCCTTCTAATTTTTATTATTATCCACCTGCTGGAGTTGGCAGGTCTTCTTCGTCTAATTCAAGACTATATCCTCGTGGTTATAACTTTAAAACATTGCGTGATTTTTCATTATATTATCCAATACTTCGTTCTTGTGTAAATTATCGTAAAAGACAGATTACGCAATTAGAGTGGGATATAACTCCAACAGAAGTTAAATTTAAAAAAGAAGATGTTGATAAAGCTGATAAAGAAGCTAAACAGATTAAAGAGTTTTTCCGTTATCCAACTGGAGATAAGGCAACCACATTCAGAACATTTTTAAATCGTATATTAGAAGATATATTGGTGTTGGATGGTGTATCTATTTATAGACGAAAAAATTTAAAAGGTGGTTTATACGGTTTTCTTCCAATAGATGCAACAACAATAGAAATGTTGCTCAGTGAAGATGGCACAGTTCCTCAACCTCCAAATCCAGCATATATCCAAAAGATAAAAGGTGAAACTACTGGTCAATTTACTATAGAAGAAATGATTTATAGGATGATGAATCCACGTACTAACACTCCATATGGTCTTTCTCCAGTTGAAACATTGATTATTACCGTATCCACTGCGTTAAAACTTTCTACGTACAACTTGAACTTCTTAACAGAAGGTAACGTTCCAGAGGGATTCGTAGAACTTCCAAAAGAAATTGCAAGCAATCAAGATCAGCTTAGATTGTGGCAAGAGGCTTGGGATGCTATGTTTTCTGGTAATGCAAAATTCACACGCAAGATTAAATTCTTACCAGAAGGTATGAAGTATACTCCACTTCGGAAATCAGAAGATATGGAGTTTGAGAAGTTTGATAAGTGGCTTTTGCTTCAGACATGCAGCGTAATGGAAGTTCCACCACAGGCTATTGGATTTCAATTTGAGCGTGGCAAAGGAGCAACTGAAGCTGAATGGGAGATTGGTAAAGAAAGAGGTTTATATCCATTAGCTCATTTTATTAAAGAGATCATGGATCAGATTATTCAAGAAGATTTGAAGCAACCAGATTATGAATTTGTGTGGACAAATATTAATCCAACTAATAAGAAAGAAGAAGCAGATGTATTTGCAAAACTTGTAACCACTGGAGCTGTGTCTATTGATGAATGGCGTGTCGGAGAGGGTATGACGCCTCTTGGTTTATCGCATTATATTATGACTCCAGTTGGACCTATTATGGTTAAAGACTTTGTTGGAGCATCAGAACGTGGCACTCCGCTTATTCCATATAATTATCAGAGGCAGGGTGCTAATTCAACAATTTCTGGTGGTAAGAAACCAAAAGTTCCAGAATCAGAAACACCAAGCAATAATCAGAAACCAACTGGTTATGATCCAAACTCAACTCCACCTCCAGAAAAAACTCCAGGTCAAAAAACTGATGTTGAATCTGAGATACAGAAATACAGTCGTGAAGATGTTATTGAAGAGTTGAAGAGATGGAAAAAAGTTGCAATTAAAGATATGAAATCTGGTATTGTTCCACGTGATTTTAAGAGTGATATTATAGACTTACGAACACAAAAAGTTATTAAAGATGGCGTAAGAAGCGCTCGTACAAAAGAAGACTTAGATGGATTATTTAATCCACTTATCTCTAAAGAGAATGATATTATGGAAAGCGTGCTGAAATTGCACGAACAGTTATCAGAAATAGTTAAGCATGAAACGCCAAACAGTAATCAAATTACTCCAGACGATTGAGGGATTTTTCAAGCAATCCCGATATAACGTAGCTCTTGAGACTATTCTGCGTTCTGAGGAATACAGAAAGTTTAGAAACGAGCTATATTCTTCTTTGTCTAAACAGATAGATAAAATATCTTCCATCCAAACTATTAATACAATAGTCGGTGTATTTAAAGCTGATGAAATTCCATATAAAGAGATTAGAAGTAATTTAGATAGTGTTTGGCTTCCATTAACTACCATCTTAGCTATAGAAGATTATGAATCTTATCTTAAATATGTTGCCCAAACAGCTGGTGAATTTGCATACAGAGATGTTGGTTTAGATGGTGAGTTTGAAATTAGTAAGAAGTTGCTTCGTGCTATCAAAAAACAACAGAAAACAACATTAGAATCAGTTGAAGATACAACCAAAGAATGGATGGCTAAAGTTATTTATCAGTCTGTAAATATCGGTCAGTCACATTATGATATCTCCAAAAATCTTCGTTCTGGTTTGGAAAAGATAGTCCAATATAGATCAGATGTAATAGCTGAACAAGAAGCAGCTATGCTTTTGGGCATGATTACATTGTCTGCATTTGAAGAAAAGGGAATTATGATGAAGCGTTTAATTACATCTAGAGATGAGTTGGTTTGTCCAATTTGCACAGCAGATGAAGCTGCTGGCTCAATATCTTTAGAAGATGAATTTCCAAGTGGAAATAAGACCACACCAATCCATATTGGTTGTAGATGTTTTATTGTGCCTGGATAGACTTGACATAGTTTGATATAGTACTATACAATTGTTTCAGGAGAATTAAAGGGATATTCAGGTCCCGTTAGCAATTCGTTGCTTAAGCTCACCTTTGCGTGAGCTTTTTTTGTGGAGAAAAGGAGGTGCATATGTGGATTAAATTTATCAATGATTATCCAGGTACGAAAAAAGATCAAGTTGTGTGGTCAACTAATAAATCTGCTGGTCAATGGCTTATTGATAATGGATACGCTCTTCGTTGTTTGAGTGCAGAAGGGATTCCAGAAGGTTATTTTGCTCCAGAAGACATTATTGGAGCATACGCTAAAGAAGATGGTGTGACATTTGAAGAAGAGGAATTAATTCTAAAACAAAAGAGAATTTTTTATGGCAATAAACACGAAAGCTTAACTACAGCAGAAAGCAACAAAATTAAAGATAAGATGCCGAAATATTACAACAAAGATAATAAAAAGAAACCATTTACGTCTAGCGTAGATGATGTCATAGCGTAAGAGTTTATGCTTTGAAAGGAGGTGAATAGGTTATATGGCAGCTACATTTTCAGTCGCACAGCAATACAGCACAGGATCAGGAACAGTGTCTCTTTTAGGAGCTACTGGCTCTCTTTGGTATTTTAAACAGGGAACTACAGCGGGAACTGCTGATTACAATACAGCAGGCTCTAACATTCCAGCAGGACAAAACTCCTACGGAGTGCATATGAGACCGTATTTCTCTACGACAGCAACTAATACGTTTTCCAACATTCGTTTTTACATGTCGTCTTCGTTCACCAATACTAAGTATGGAGCTGTTGGAACAGTTACTAACGGCTATACGCAAGCAACCAATTCGTCTACAGCAATCGCAGACGGTGGAGCTTCTAACGCAGCGGTTCCAACATCATCTGCAACTGCTTCAGCAATTGCTCTTGGTTCATTGACTCTTGGCAACACAACTGGATATGGTCCTTCATATCTTCGTGTTCAGCTAACTACGTCAAGTGATGCACCAGCTGGTGACACCGATTTTGGACAGTTTACTTGGGTTTATGACGAATCGTAAGAAGAGTTTGTAGATAGGGCTTTTGTTTCCAGCATGTTGGAAATAAAAATAGCACGCTCGCAAGGGTGTGCTATTTTGTTTAACTATGTCATCAAAAGATATAGTTTGTCTATATTGACAATGTATTAAATAAATAGTGTAATTGTTGTAACCCCTTATTTTTTAAATTATGCAACTCACGGGCTTATCAGAAAAGGTGTTTTTAGATCGCTATGCAGCGAAAAATCCTGACGGTTCTCCAATGGAAAAGACTCCAGAAGAAATGTGGAAAAGAGTTGCAACAGCAGTAGCATCAATAGAAAAAACTCCAGAGCTTCGCCAAAAATGGGAAGCTCTTTTTAATGATGCAATGACAGATTTTAAGTTTATTCCAGGTGGTCGTATTTTAGCTGGAGCTGGAACTGGTTATGCTGTAACTTTCTATAACTGTTTTGTCATCCCCAGCCCAAAAGATTCTAGGGGCGGTATTATAGATTCATTAAAAGAGATGGTAGAGATTATGTCACGTGGCGGTGGTGTGGGAATTAATTTATCAAGTCTACGCCCGCGTGGATTTAGAGTAAAAAAAGTCAATGGTTTTTCTTCTGGACCGATTAATTGGGCAGAACTCTTTTCAGTAGCTACGAAAGATATTATTCAACAAGGCGGTTCAAGAAGGGGTGCTTTAATGGAAATGTTGTGGGATTGGCATCCAGACATAGAAGAGTTTATTACTGTTAAGCAGAATTTGACTAAATTAAATGGCGCTAATCTATCTGTATGTATCTCAGACGATTTCATGGAAGCTGTAGATAAAGATTTAGAGTGGAATTTAGTATTTCCAGATACAAGCGATCCAGAATATGATGAGAAATGGAATGGTGATTTGAAAGTATGGAAAGCGCTTGGTAAGAAAGTAATCGTTCATAAAACAATCAAAGCCAGATATATATGGGATAAGATAGCAGATGCAGCGTGGAAAAGTGCTGAGCCAGGCGTTGTGTTTATGGGGCGCTGTCAGAAGTATTACAACAACTGGTACTGGAACCAGGTAAATTGTGTAAATCCATGTGTAATTGGTGATACAAAAATATTTACTTCTGAAGGTTATGTGTCTATTAAAGATTTAGTTGGTAAAAAACCATATGTTTATTGTCGTGAAGAAAATGGTGATTTAGGATTGAGACAAGCAGAAAAAGTATGGTTAACACGTAAACAAGTTACTGTAGTTAAAGTTGATACTTATAAAGGATCACTGACGTGTACTCCAGATCATGAAATTCTAACTACTAAAGGATGGAAAGAAGCAAAAAATTTAGAGCATGGAGATAAAATTATTGGATTAAACAGAATGATGAAAAATGAACAATATAGTGCTATCGGATTAGTTGGTAATAAATATCATAATGAACATAGATTTTTGGCTTCAAAATTCTTTCATGTTTCTAATAAAGATGATGTGCATCATAAAGATGGAAACGCTTTAAATAATGTTTTATCTAATTTAGAGGTTATAGAACACGGTCAGCATAGTATTGTGAGTAATTTAAATCATTCTAATTGGTGTGACAGAGATAGTTTTGGTAGATATGTTAAAAAATCCAAACATAAGAAAAAACAATCATATACATTACAGAAACCAATTGGCAAGAATTGGTTTGTTAAGTCTGTAAAAATAATTGATGGATTACATGATGTATATGATATGACTGTACCAGTGGTGCATAATTTTATAGCCAATGATATGGTTATTTCAAATTGCGGTGAAGAACCACTTCCACCTTATGGGGTTTGTAATCTTGGATCAATCAATTTATCACATTTAGCAAAGTGGGATTCAATAGATACTCCAGCTACATTTGATTGGCAATTGTTAAGGAAAATAGTTCCAATCGCTGTCAGATTTTTAGATAATGTTGTTGATATGGACCCGTATGTATTTCCAACAATTAAAGAAACACAGTTAAATGGAGAGCGTAGAATTGGTCTTGGTACAATGGGTCTTGGTGATTTACTTATCAAGATGCATCTACGATACGGTTCTCAAGAGTCATTAGATTTCATAGATAAGCTATATCGTGAAATCAGAGATGTAGCATATACAGCTGGAGTAGAAATAGCAATAGAAAAAGGCGCATTTAATAAATTTGATAAAGAAAAATATCCTCAAGGACTCTTCATTAAACAGCTTCCAGAAAAACTTCAACAACTTATAGCAGAAAACGGTATTAGAAATTCACTTACTCTTATGCAAGCCCCAACTGGATCAACCAGTTTAATGGCAAATACAACTTCTGGAATTGAACCCGTATTTGAGTTTGAATTTGTGCGTAGAGATCGTATTGGAGAACATTTGATGAGTCATTATCTTTATGCATTATGGCAAGAAAAACATCCAAACGAAAAGCCAGATTGGCTTGCTTCTGCTTCAGACTTAATTCCAGAAGATCATGTAAAAGTTCAAGCTGTAATTCAAAAATATGTTGACGCTTCAATCTCAAAGACTGTTAATGCTCCAAATAATCATACAGTAGAAGATGTTAAAAAGCTTTACACGCAAGCGTACAAACTTGGTCTTAAGGGTATTACATATATGAGAGAGGGTAGTCGTCAGGGTGTTTTAGAAAGAGTAAAAGAAGAGCCTAAAAAAGAAGTTCAAAGTAAAAAGCGTAATGTCGTAATGAAAGGTTTCACATATAAAACAGAAACACCAACTGGAGATGCGTATATAACAATTAATAATGATGCTAACGAAAATCCATATGAGATATTTGTTAACGTTGGTAAGCCTGGATATGATATTGCTGCTTTAGCAGATGCTCTCGGAAGAATGTTGTCTTTGGTTTTAAGATTAGAAGATAGTACAACACCAAGAGATCGGGTTCGTCACTTGGTTGCTCAGCTTAATGGTATAGGCGGATCAAAGAGTGTTGGATTTGGACCGAATAGAATTAGAAGCTTGCCAGATGCCATCTCTAAAGTTCTTGCAGATCATTTTGGATTTAAAGTTAACGGTGGTGTAGTAGATGCAGATGTGAAGCACGCTTCACACGAAGAACATGATCCATCTACGTATAAGAATAAAGATATTTGTCCAGCTTGTGGAGATATGTCATTTGTCAGAGAAGAAGGATGTTCTAAGTGTTACTCCTGTGGCTTTGCTTCTTGTTGACTTCATTGACAATCAGTGATAATCTTGATATAGTTGTTGACATAGTGTATCACATATGAAAGGCGTAATTCTTGCAGGCGGTTTAGCTACACGACTTTACCCATTAACTTGGGCTACTAATAAGCATTTGCTCCCCGTTTATAATAAACCAATGATTTTCTATCCAATTGATACGTTGGTTCGTGCTGGTATCAAAGAAGTAATTATCGTGGTTTCAGGACCTCACGCTGGACATTTTTTAAGTGTTTTGAAGAATGGCAAAGAACTTGGTTTATCTCATTTGGAATATGCATATCAAGATAATCCAAAAGGTGGTATTGCTGACGCATTAAAAATCACAGAAGATTTTGCAGATCGTGAAAGTGTAGCTGTTATACTTGGTGATAATACAACTGATGCTGATATTTCAGCTGATGTTTCTTCTTTTGAAAATGGAGCAAAGATATTCCTCAAAAAAGTTCCAGACCCTCAGCGATTTGGTGTTCCTAAAATTGAAGCTGGTAAGATTATTGAAATTATAGAAAAACCACAAGAGCCTCCATCTGATTATGCTGTAACTGGCTTATATCTATACGATACTAAAGTATATGATGCAATCAGACAGTTGAAGCCATCAGATAGAAATGAACTTGAAGTTACAGATTTAAATAATATGTATTTAGCAAGAAATGAGCTTACATGGTCAGAATTAAATGGTTACTGGTCAGACGCTGGTACGTTTGATACGCTTTTTGAAGCTAATGCATATTGGATGAAGAAAAATAAAACATTACAAAACTTTACGGTTAAGGAGTTTCTACAATAAGGAGGCTATATGTCGTTCTATGATGGTACATTTAGATCGTATTTTGGTGCAATAGGTGTTCCAACGCTTGATGCAGCTGACGGAACAGCATCACACGTAACACATGATTGGGCAAATGCAGTAGCTTCTCTTGGTGGAGGTTTAGCTATTACCACCATGCGCATCCAGATGCGTAACAGGCGTGTTGATATAGCTAAGAATATGATTGCAGAAGCAGCTATTAAAAACGGTTGCCACTTTCTTCTTTTAATAGATGATGATGTAGTTCCACCTTCAGATGGGCTTATGAAAATGCTTAGGTTATGGAAATCACATCCAAAGTATAAAATTATTTCTGGTGTTTATTGGTCTAAGTCTGATCCAACAATGCCACTTATTTTTAAAGGTAATCTTGAGAGTAGTTTTTGGGATTGGAGCGTTCAAGATTTAATTCCAGTAGATGGCGCTGGTGCTGGATTTTTGTTTATTGATACAGAAATACTGAAGAAAATGAGTAAGCCGTGGTTTTCGTGTGAATATTATTTTGAAGACCCACGCACAGAATATGATATTAGAAAAAATGATTTGTCTAATTTATTAAAAGAAGAATTGTTAAAGCCAGATGGTGGGGATAAAAAAGCAGTAGTAGAGCTTCAAAAACAGATTAAAGATTTAGGTGATCAGATTCGTAGAGCAGATAAGGGTGAATTTGATCCTAATTTGATGAAAAATAAACCACGTGACTCTTCAACAACTGAAGATTTGTATTTCTTCAAAAAAGCTAAAGAAGAGCTTGGTTTGGATTTGTGGATGGATTGTTCTATTCAGTGTTTACATCAAGATAAAAAAACTGGTAGATGTTGGAATTTGACCGCAGATATGCCACAGGCAAATCCAGCATGGATAGGAAGACGTAAGCCAGGGGAAGCATTAGTGCTTGATCTTGGTTCTGGCGATGCACAATATTGGATTCCAGAGGGTCAGCGTGTCAGAATAGATAATGATCCAACTGTCAAACCAGATATTTGTTGTGATGTAAGATATCTTCCTTTTGAAGATTGTTCTGTGGATGTTGTATTTGCAAGTCATATTTTAGAACATTTTGCTGGTAAAGAGATTATAAGTGTGTTGAAAGAATGGGGTAGAGTGTTAAAGATTGGTGGAAAGATGATTCTGATTGTTCCAAATTTGAAGTGGGCAGCCAAAGAAATACAGAAAGACCCGACACTTCATTCTGATGGAGCGATACGTGCAACTTATATGTTTTATTCTGGTCAACGTGGCACGCTTCAAACAGCATACACAGATTACCATATGTCTGGATATACGCCAGAAAGCGTAAAAGAATTGATGAAAGCAACTAAGATGTTTGAAGTTGTAGAACAAACAACATCAGAAGGTGTATATGGTTATTATAAAGATTTCATTAATAAAGATGGTTTAGGTTATAATATAATTACAATATCAAAGAAAGTTAAGCACGAATCAGCAATCAGCTTTAAGCTTCCAATAGCCATGCAAGAAGAAGCGAAGAAGTTTGTTGGCGAAAGAGCGAAAGAAGTTCATATTCATACGTGGACAGATATGAGTAAGCCAGAGTCTAAAGGTAATAAGTCTAAAAAGAAAAATAGCATGGAGAAAGTTTTTAAGATTGGTGATAAAATAAATGAAAAGCTAAAGATGACAGAAAAACAAGTAATAGATTCAGTCAATAAATTCAGAAAGAAAGGAGCTAAACATGCGAGTTAAATTTAATATTACATTTGAAGATGGTCAAAGTGTAAGTAGTCATGATGAAAATTGGGTGCAAAAATTTGATCATAGTCATTTTTTGCCACCAAACAAAGATCAGAAATGGGTTGTATATGAATTAGAGTCAGATAATGGAATAAAGATTAGAGTTAATTTCCAGAATGGCATATTTAACGTTAATAACCTAATTATTCACCCAGGCACGCCAGACGGTGGTAGAATAACCATGATGAATCAGCCTCAGCGTTGGTTTGCTGAATCACCGTGGAATATTTATAACGGTTCGCCATATTTCCCGATAGTTGGTAGACGTATGTTTAAGGGTGATAATATTGATGCAACGCTCTATTTCTGTGGATATAAAAGAGAGGTTGTCGGGAAAACATACGAAAAAGTCATATATCTGTATCCAGATGGAAGCATAACACTAACTTGACAGATATTTCATAACGTCGGATAATTATAATAGGTCAACGACAGTTTTGGGAAAAAACGTCAGACAGCTTTTATTGCTGTCTTTTTTTATGGAATAATTATCATATGGCAAAAAAACAGGCAACAAATACAGAAGTAGCCATCATAGCGACTGATATACAGTATATCAAACAAGAGATAGAGGAAATTAAAAAAAGATTAGATGGTCAATTTGTAACAAGATTGGAATTTGAATCCAGATGTAAGGCTATAGATGATAAATTTAGTCCTGGATTAAAAATTATTTACGGTATTGTTACATTAGTTTTAACTGGTGTCTGTGGTGCATTACTAGCATTAGTTATAAACTCAAATAAATAAATATATGGTTACTCCAACTATTCAAAGATCATTTTATTATATATCAGCTTTTACAATTCTTTTATCTCTTGGTTTTATTTTTTTACTTACATATTGGGCTATTTATCCATATAAGATATTAGAGTTTGGAAAAGATAATGGTGTAATTTTGAATACAACTGTTAGGTCTGGAGAGTATCTAGAAATGCAGCAAGATTTTTGTAAATATAAAGATTTAGTGTCATATGTTAATAGACAATTTATAGATACAATTATTTATCAGGTTCCAGAAAGCTTAAATCGTAGACCATTGGGTTGTCATAAGAAGATTGAATATGTATATGTTCCTAAAGCTCTTCCGCCTGGAGATTATTATATAAGCACAACGATTTCTTTTGAAGTTAATCCAATTCGTAAGATTGTTAAAACTGTTAAAACAAATTCATTTAGAATTGTAGCTGATTAAATATGAATGAGATTCCATTGCCTATTGAGGCTGTGGAGTTTAAGGCTCCCCAGCAACCATTGCCTAAAGAGCCAAAAATTAAGATACCAAAAGTGCCAAGAGAGCAATCATGGCTTATAAGACGTGATATGCCACGGATGCCAAGAGATGGGAAGATACAGAAACCAAAAGGAGGATCATGAAAAAATTAAAACTAGCAACTCTATATTCACAAAGAGACCCTCGTTGGAAAGATATATTGCTTGGTTATAATACTGATAAGCAATATACAATAGGTAATTATGGCTGCATGATTACTTCTGTCTGTGCATACCTCAATGCCCTAGGAATCAATGAAACCCCACTTACACTAAATAACAGACTAAAAGATAAGAATGTTGCTGGCTTTATTAATGGTGGAATATTTGTGTTTGATTCACTTCGTAAGATATGGCCTGACATAGTAATGGATTATGTTTCTCCAAAATGGCTTGATCCAGCTCCAGATAGCGCAATTACTAAAATGCGTCAATTAATAGATAAGGGGCAAGCATTAATAACTGAAGTTGATTTTTATCCAAATACAGTAGATGAAGATATGCATTGGGTATTGGTATATGGTTATAATGATTCAGGTGATTTTTTAATCTTTGATCCTTGGACTGGCACACAGACGATGCTTTTGAGTGCATATGGTGACGTTAAAAGGGTTTTATTCTGCTATCGTACATATGGAAAACCTCTTCCATTTGATGGTGTAGAAGAGCAAATTTGCTATCCAAAGTCAGTTGGAGCGTCATATCAATCTAATAGTGAAAAATGGACAGGCACAGTGCAGTATCTAGAAATTGGCGGAGACCCAAACACTACCCCCCTTGAAACAGTCAAAAGTGTTGTTGCAGGGCTTAAATCCAGACTTACTGATCTTCAGAATCAATTAGGAACTGCACAAGCTGAGATTAGGAACCGTGAAGAGCAAGTTAGCAGACTAAAACAGCAAGTGCTAGACGAGCAAAAATTAAGAGAAGAGCTTCAGAATAAGCTGAAACAAGCACTATCTGGACTACCTGGAGTAAGTGGGGTATATGAAGCCCGCATAAAAGAACTTCAAGGGCAGATAGACGCTATGGGAAAAGAGAAGGGAGAGCTGGCTCAGAAGCTTCAGGCATGTGAATTAAAGCTTACTGGAACACCTGTTGGTTTTAAGTTTACAATATGGTTTAAGTTTTTAGCTGGTATCGCTACATTTATTAATGAAGTAATTAATAAATTAAAAAGAAAGGGGTGATTATATGAGTCATACACATACACATGGATGTTGTAACCATTGTTTGCATCATTGTGGTTGTTGCAACGAAGTGTATTGTTGCAAATGTGGAGAAACATGGGGGAAACACTATTACTATCCATGGACATATCCATATGTACAACCGTACATAACGTGGACATATGATGGTTCTACAACTACCACTGGAGACTATAAGTTCGGATCAACTTGTGGAAATGATGGTGGGAAAATTACAGTAAACGCATGTTCACATAAACACAAAGGGGGTGAGTAAACATGGAAGCAGATATAACAGTTCTAGCGTTGACAATTGCTGGATTTGTAGCACCTTGGTTAATTGAAATAATCAAAAAGTTTTTTGGTACACCAGATGGTAAGAAAGCTTTAGCACTTAGCATGGTGGTATCGTTTTTGATTTCACTTGGTGTGGTATTTTTTCAAGGGAAATTCTCTTGGACTGATCCAGCAGCAATATTCCAATCCTTTGTGTTGGTTCTAGGAGTATCTTCAACGGTATATCAGTTTATTCAGAAGAAAGTTCAAGAACCAGTGGCAAAGTTATATACACGATTGACACAATAATATAAATTTTATTTTGACTATTAAAAGAGAGAGAGCAGATGGTATGCTCTCTTTCTTGTAGTATATAGGAGGAAAATACTATGCCAGCGCCAGCTGAAATGGGATTATTTTATCCCGATGGAAGTTTTAAGTCACGAGAAGAAATGATAGGAGATGAAGATGTTGTACATTTTTTAACACCAAATGGAAGAAGTTCTAGACCATTTTCAAACTGGACAACTATATTTTCTAGACGGCAAGAAGAAAGACATGAAGCGTTTGGCATACCAGAGCATGTACACATTCAGATAGATACAGAAGAACCAATATTGCTTGTCCCTTTTGGAGATGTTCACGCTGGAGCATTGGACACTGATTACAAGAGATGGGCAAAAGAAGTAGCATTAGTGGCTGAAACAAAGGGAGCATATGCTCTTTCAATGGGTGATATGACTGATTCATTTTTTTGGGGTGGAGCAGCCCAAGACAGCGACATAGCATCATACGCAGAGCAAAATGAATATTTACGAACTGGACTAATGTTACTTGGTGAACGTAAAAAATTGTTAGCAGCTTGGCTTGGGGATCATGATGGTTGGGTAATGAATTTTGGAGATACAGTTTATGATGATTTTATTACTACTACTGGAGCGTATTATTTAGAGGGTGTTTCATATATTACACTTGGGGTTGGTAAACAAGAATATAGAATTTCTGGTTGTCATAGACATAATGGATTTAGTATATATAATAAAGCCCATCCAGCACTTAGATTATATAGGGATTCAGCAGAAGGATCAGATATAGCGTTGACAGCTCATACACATCAGAAAGCTCATATTACTCAACCAGTTAAAGCGTTTGGTGGTGAAGCATTTCTTGGAAATTTTATATCAGTCGGTACATATAAAAGTACAGATGAATATGCACGTAAGAAAGGATTTTCCAGACAGCAATATGATCAGATGGGAGCGCAGTCACTTTTACTTTGGCCGAATCAGAAGCGTGTAGAAGTTTTGTGGGATGTAGAAACTGGTATTCATCGTTTACAACAGGAGCGATCATGAAAAGAGGACATCCAGAAGTTTATAAATTAATGGAGAAAGCGGCAGAGCTGTATGATGCGAAGAATACGGATTATAGTGGTGAGAAAGACCCGTTGATTAATTTAAGAGCATGTGAAGATATTGGGATTCCAGCTTGGAAAGGCGTTCTGATACGCATGTCTGATAAGTTTTCACGTATTAAACAACTATCCACTAAAACAGCTAATGTGAAGGATGAAACTATTACAGATACGTTATTAGACTTATCTGTATATTGTCTGCTTTGCATTGTACTGTACAACGAAAGCAAGAAATGGCAGAGCGAGAAGTAGAAATATACCACTCTCCACATATTGAAACATTACGTGGCATGCAAGAAGCTCACGGTTTTTTGTCAGCGGTATTAAATCCAGAGGAAAACGAAAAAGAATTGTTTTGCATGCTTCAAGATGAAGTAACTGAACTTCAAGATGCGTTAGCTACTGGTGACAGGGAAATCATAGCCAATGAATTAGCAGATGTTATTTTATTTTCTACACAAGTAGCTTCATATTATGGTATAGACGTGAGTGATGCAGTAAGTCGTAAGATAGACAGAAATTTCCACAAATATAATCCAGCAGAAATTAAAAGGCTTGAAGAGGAAGAAGGATTATCTGCACGTGAAGCACGTTTAAAGCTGAAGCAAGAGTGGAACAAAAGCAAAGATCATGATTTTTTCAAGGGAGTTTGATTGACAAGGATGATCAAGGGTTTTATTATATACATAGGTCTATCCGCAGACTAGCCTTATCCGTGAGGCGAAGAGTTTTTGGAAGACAGCTACATAGGCTGTCTTTTTTTGTGGAAATTTATGGCAATATCATTAGGAACACCTACCAATTCAGGAAATGGAGCAAATGTATCTAGTCGTACATTTTCTCATACAACTGCTGCTAATACAAAATGTTTAGTTGTTGTAGTAACTGGATATGATTCATCTGCTACTGATTCAGTTGTTAATTCTGTTGTATTTAATACAACGGAAAGTCTAACTGAAATAGCAGGAGGGAGATATCGTGTCGGATCAGCATTTGAATCTATTTGGTATTTATCTAATCCTTCAATTACTACTGCAAACGTAGTAGTAACAATGGCAGGAACATGTACAGATGTACAAGCTACTGCTATTGGACTTATTGATGCTTCTGCAACAGCTATTACTTATGATAGTTATGATACAGGAACAGGAACTGGTTCAGCTTCAGCAGTAATTAGTCCAGCAAGACCTGGTTCTTATGCAGTTGGTGGTGGAGTAGCAGTTGGTGGAACAGCTTCTTCATTAAGTGTTTCAGCAGGATCAGAAATATCTGGATCAGAAGTTGATATGGGTTCGCAAACTGCTAGTTGTGCAACAGCTGCAACATCTGGTGGTTCTGCCACAATGACATGGACATATTCTGCCGTTGTTTGTTCTGCATTAGGAGCTACGTTTTATTCTTACATAACATATACCAATGTAAATTCAGTCAAAGCGTATATCAATGCTCCAACAACTAAAGTTAATTCGATTAAAGCCAATTTAGTTACAGCTAGATATTGGGTTGGTAATGGTGGATATTGGGATGATACATCTCATTGGTCTACATCTTCTGGTGGATCATCTGGAGCATCTGCTCCATCTTCTTCGCAGGATGCTATTTTTGACCAAAATTCATTTA